AAAAAAAATAGTCAGGTAAACCTACCTCTAGCCCTAGGGCTAGAGGTAGGTTTACTTGTCTGGATGTTTCTTAAACGCGCTTACCAAAGCAGCGTATTGCTTTACTTGAGCTTCCACCAAATAGACTAAATCTTTGTCTGAATTGGGTGACAACTTAGCGCGATGATCGAGAGCCTCTTCCATGTGATGGACTGCTTCCTCGTAAGTCATACGCCTTCTCACAACAGTCTCCTTGCTTTTTAAGCGACAGTGACTTTGTCGATGCTGCGTTGCAGGATTTCCACGCTCACCACGCGACCTTGCAGAGGACCCGATGCAAAAGACTCCAGGTCCCTCATCAGTTTGGCCGCTCTGATAACCCCGGCGATGTCGGTGGAATAGATAACGAAATCTTCTTCCTTGGCGGTGTCACTCACGGTCACCCAAAACGAGTGATCGAATTTATCTGGGGCAAACGTTTCAACACCTTCGGGAATAACCCCCAGTGCATTGAGGTCTTCAATAAGACCGATGAAGGTGGTGCCTTGAACCAGAACACCAACCATTTTCTTACGACGCTGCTCTGCTCTGCTTCTGAACATCATTCCTCTCCTTTATTAAGCGTTACTTTGGACAGCCCGTTTATATTGATGGTCAAACCACCGTTAAAGTCTGTACCCATAGTGCCACTACGGCTCCATGCGATGTACTTCGTACAGAAGGTGTAAGGCTCTTTTAACTTATCAGTTAATTTAAGCGCTTCATCGGTTACCTTCAAATACTTCTTGTAGATAACCATGCCAGCCTTACGTGCTACAGATCCTACAACAGCATCAGGGTGTTTAGCCCTGTATGCGTTGTATTCGTCCATGATCTCTTCAGATTCCTTTAAAAGTTTCTGGATCTTGGCACGGATCTGGCGTTCGGCGAAATCAATTACGACGCCCATAGAGACACCTACAGTTCGAATTCCACTTCGAGAGCTTCGATCAGTTCTTCGAAGCCATCACACGGATCGGTCAACAGTTCGTCGTGATCCCAGGCTTGCCACTTGTCAGCGGTTGGATCGAAATCCAGACTGAGGGGGATGTGGTCTTCGCGAGCACGATCTTGAATTGCTTTGAAACGATCTTCCAACGATTTCTTATTACTCACATCAATTACTCCTTAGCTAGCTTTCTTCATAGCGGAATTAACCAACGGGCTATTCCAGTTAGCGTCTTCGGTCATGAGTTTAAGCAGTGACGGACTGGCCTTAACCAGCGGGTTCATGTCCACCTCAAATCGCCCACCTTTGCGGACATGCAACACACCCAACTGGAAACCGAGTTCCGTGCTACTGAACTCAATGAAGTCACCTTCGTTACAGTAGTTGATTGCCAGTTGCAACATGCGAGGCATCGCGGTGTCGAAGTAACTATAGCGACGAACCATGATTACTTCCTTGGACTTGCCACGAGTCATTGTGGCAACAACACGACGCTTCACAGGGTTGTTAATTGCTTTACTCATACCGAATACCTTACTATAATGTACAAAGGAAAAGTCCCGAAGGACCAGATTTATTTCTGACGCTTGAACAGCGACTTAACGATCCGCCACCAGGTAGGCTTGTTTATCTTTTCGCGGCACTCGTCGGCAATCGTGCGGTAAGGCTGGATGATCTTGTCAAGGAAATCGGCCTTCTCACGCAACTCCTTGGCTCGCTCCCAATCCGACGTGTCCCTGGTATATCGTGATTCACGATCGTTGGCTTCAGCACGCAGTTCTTTGATTTCGACCTCTACCGGACCAATGATAGAGTTCATCAGTTCCAATCGATCACGCCATACTGCACGACTCACCGCATGATCCCCAGCTTACGAGAACGCTCTGCCACTTCCATCTTCAATTCCAGCGAGCGAATAACCGCACGCTCACGCTCACGGACACTGGGCGAAGTATGGAGCAGACGATCGCACTCAGCAATTTGCCGTTTAAGCGATTCGATGGTTTGCAGTTCACCGATATTGCGGCGACGTTTGAAAGCTACGAAATCTACTACTTGACCCATGGCACTACTCCGTTAGATAGAACTGCATGGGGTGAAGTCGTCATGGAACGCGTATTCCCCCAGCAAGGTTTCAAGAGCACTGATAACACCGTTGCCTTCAGCTACAGCCAGATCAGCAATCTGTTTAAGTCGCTCGTGGTCCTTGGCAATCACCTGGATGTTCTCCCAGTGAACCAGCGCTGCTTTCTGGGAGTTGATAGTTACCCAGATAAGATCAGCGATCACCGCGTTAGGTAGTTCACCGTATTCAGTGAGCTTCCTGTTTACCAACCGTTTGGCCTTAGCACGCCAAAAGTCCAGAACTTTAGCAGTCATGGTCTTTCCTCATCCACGGACAACTCGGAGCAATATAAGCCTGGGGGTATTTGTCCCAGAACTCACCCTTTACTTCATCGGCACGATTAATCAGTGCCTGGGCTTGCTGATGTAGCGCAGAAGCCATTGCAGGGGTACTACAGCACGCGCTCCTTGCGAACAACAGATTACCTTCACCAGTGAGTGCATAGACCTGGGAGGTCAACCGTGCGCGTTCACGTGCTTCTTCAACTTTAACCGAATCCATCCCAACCAACTCCTTAAACGTAGTAGCGTTTGTGGTACATAGCAAAATAAGTAAGATTGACTTCCATGCGACGCATGTTCATATCTTTCTTAAGCGCGTCACCTTGCATCAAGAGAGCATGACGTTCAGCGGGATCAGTACACTCAGTAGATCGAATGTAGTAATCATGAACCCGGCTTGCAAATTCTTCGGCGATTGCCAATTGGGTTTCAAACTTACCTTTCAGGATTTCGTATTCAGATTTCTGTTTACGGGCAGCCATGTTGTTTCCTTACCTAGCACAGTGGGGGAGGGAAAGCCTCCCCGAATTAATAAACGATTACTTCATCTCGTCAAGTTGGCGCTGGAGCTCAGCGGCCTTCTTGAGTTCTTCCTGAGCAAACCCGTTGGCGATAAACTTGTCCGCCTTGTTGTCAGACTTGTTGCCGACTTCGGTGTAGATCTCGGCTTGCTGTTTGTGCGTTTCAATTGCACGACGCAGACTGATCATCTGCCCACGCTTGATAGAAGCAGTACGACGTTCAGCTTTACGAGCCAGTTCGAGATCGTTGATACCGGTTACTTTGCACATGGTGTTACTCCTGTTGGTGTGTGGGTAGTTTAAACAAACTACCATTACGTGTCAACAGGGTAATATAGGTTTCAAAGTACCTAGAAGTTAACGTGGCCTGTTCCAGATAGCACGGTACTCATTGAGCAGATCAGTCGCTGCGCTACGACAACCTTCCGCCAAGAACAAGTAGTGTTTGCGTTTGCGTGGGTGCCACCAATAACGTTTAGCCATCTCCAAATTGACCATAGCCAACCCTTGGTGATGCGCGATGAAACCAGAAAGCTCTGCACGATAAGCCTTGGTTTCCTTAGTACCTATTGCAGTAACCTTTTCCATAGTCATCCTTAAATGCGTTCAAACCTAGATAATAGTGACTCAGTGACAATATACCCTATCCCGGTTTCCCGGGATAGGGTATAGAGATTATGCAAATTTGATAGAGTCAGACAAACCGTTAGCACCACGGATCCCGGAGAAGTAATAGATAGTAGTACCTATCGCCGCAGACCCTCCGAAGCCCCGCATGATTCCAGCATTAGCACCCCATTCTTCCCAGGTGTTTTTATCTGGATCGTACCGGTAGCACTTCTCGTTACTTACCGCCGGTGTCTTAAATCCGAACAGACTAACCAGATAACCACGGAAGCTGTGGAACGATCGTCTGCAACCAAAAGCAACCGGTGGCGGTTCCTTAGCCACTAACTCCAGTGACATCGGATCGAATTGATAAAGCTCCTTTTGGTAAACGCTTGAACGACGCCCTCCCAAAATGTAGATCTTTCCTTTATGGGCAACCACCCCACAATCCAATCGTCCTGAGATAGGAAGTCCGAGCGCTGCCCACGTATTGGTAACCGGGTCATAAACGTGGTTAACGAATGACGTCGGAGTTTCTTGATCTCCGGAGGCAGCAACAATCCCACTGAAATAATACAACTTGCCGTTGACCACACAACCGTCACCATGTCGATGTGGTACGGGGCATGGAGCTAACGTTTCCCACAGCCCTGTTGCAAAGTCATAGCTTTCCAGAAGCCCAGTAACCGCAGTAGTGTTACCGAGGGTCCCAGCACAGATATAAAGCTTGCTACCGAGCATCAAGGAAGTGTGGCCCATTCGCCCCTGACGTAGTGAACGAGTGCTGCCCCAAGTGTTGGTAACTGGGTTATAAGTAGCAAAAGTGCTAAGAGGTGCTCCTCCCCCGTACCCACCAATCCAATGCGCCTCACCACCATAAGCAATTGCGTCGTGGTGAAACCCGTACGCTAAACCGGCGATACCAGTCCACGTCATTCCAGAGATGTCTGGTTTTTCTGCCGAACCGCCGGAACTAGGAACCATTAGCTCTAACATAATCGAATTCTCTTTTACACTTCAATTAGAATAGGTCTCCACCCAGCGTTAGTGTTACCGATGCTTTTGGTGGATACCGAGATGCCAGTCGGACCAGTGTAACCGCGGTTAACGCAGTAGGAACCGGATTGTTTAGACGTTTCCCTACAGTAGTTAGACCGTCCCTGTGAGTTAGCTGTGCTGTCGATACCTAATTCCGCATTTGTGAAGTTAGCGTATATAGGGCCTGTATACGTGACATCCCTATTAGCAGCTACCGAATAAATGAGGTCGTTCCATTCCCCGCCAGCAGTATCACTAGGGTCAGCTACCGCCCCGGTCATAAGGCGGATCAAATAAGTTTTACCACCTATGTTTACGTTACGACCAAACACCAGGTTTAGGTTGTTTAACGCGACCCAAGAGAAGCTAGTGCGACAAGGCTTCTGTGGAACCCAGACTGTCTTCCCATTTACAGTAAACTGCATCCATGGCGAAGCAGCGTTTATAACAGTACCTGCGGACAACCCAACCGCTGTAGCGAGATCAGCATAAGTAATGAATTCTTCTGGGTTTACTAAACCATTAAAACCTTCTACCCCTGGATCTACACCAGAGGATGCTCCCGCATTTGAAAGATGCAATTCTAGCATAATCCTACCCAATTATCCGTTTAGGGTTAATACATAAAATTTACTGCGGCCCCTATTCTATTTTTATTGATTTTATGCCCTCACCAAAGTACACTTTCAAGGACCACCTATGGATATCCCGAACTATGAGTTATTCCTGAAGCGGTTCATCGAAGTAAACGTAGAAGTATACAAAGATGATCCCGCTTTCGTGGCTCAGCTCAATGCGCTGACGCTTGACACTCTCGTAATTACCAACCTGCGTAAGGCCGATCTTGAGGGTAAGGTTTACCACACCGTGGACGTAGAGAAGGTCGGTTTGCTGAAAGGCTTCGACCAGCACTACTACCCGGCGGACTACGTAGAACACCACGCTGCCAAACTGGAAGACCCCGAACCGAAAACGGTAGAGGTTCTCCAGACCCGTACCCTGCCAGGCGTTTACCTGGTGCTCGTGAACGAGACTGATCACAAGAGCGCCCTGCTGGTAAACCACGGGGAAAAGACGATTGAAGCACTGACCGCTTTGGTCAAGGCTAAATCTAAAGTCGTACTGACCGACGAGCAGATCACCGTTAGCGAAGATCTGTCCACTGTGACGATCGACTCCCCTACCGTCATTGGTTTGTTGCAAGTATACGAAAGTATCTACGACGAACTCCCTCGCTGGAATGGGGAATACGTTTACGACGGCACGTTGACGTATTAACACCACCGACACGGACGGAACTTTAAATCCTTTTAGAGGAAAGAAACATGGTTGATTTTGTAGAAACTCCCAACTTCGATGAGGCCATTGCCATCATCGAGACGGGTGAAAAAGTTCTGGGTGGCGCTGGCGGTCCTGCAAACCGTCCGCTGCAAGCCCTGGCTAACCGTACTCGCTACCTGAAAGATTTCCTGGATGGTATCGTCAGCGGTGGCATTGGTGGCGTTATCCTCATGGGCGTTCTGGAAACCCAGGCCGAACTGGATGCCATCCCTACTGAAGGTCTGAAGGTCGGCACCGCCTACTTCCTGAACTTCGAGATGCGCGTGTGGAACGGCACCGAGTGGGGTAACTCCGGTTCCCTGCGTGGTGAACGCGGCCTCAACATCCTGGGTGTCTGGCCTGACGCAGTTCCACTGCCGGACCACACTCAGAACGTCATCGGTGACGCTTACCTGTGGAAGAACGACATTCACGTTCTCGTGCCTTCGTTCGATCCTGAAGATCCGGAAGCCTCCGACCTGCCTCCTATCTGGGAAGGTCTGGGCATCCGTGGTCCAGACGGTAAGAGCACCTTCGACATTTACCGCGAACAACCAGGTAACGCCAACAAGACCCAAGCCCAGTTCCTGGCTGAACAGAAAGGTGAGCAAGGCGACGACGCCTATGAAGCCTGGCTGAAGATCCCGGTGAACGAAGGCAAGTCTCGTGAACAGTGGGTTGAAGAAACCCGTGGTCTGCAAGGTGAAGTCGGTCCTGCCCGTGGTGCGTTCGTTGTAGCTGGTTCGAAGGCCAACGCTGGTCAACTCCCTACCCCGGGCGATGAGACCAAAGCCTGGTACGTAGGTATCGATCTGTACGTTTGGGTCGAAGCCGACCAGAACTACATCATGATCCCTGGTATCGCTGGTAAGTCGGCGTACACCATCTGGCTGGAATCTGATCCAGAGCATGAAGGTCAGACCGAAGCTCAGTTCCTGGAGTCGCTGAAAGGTGCTAAAGGTAATGACTCTGTCGTACCTGGTCCAAAAGGTGACGACGGTCGTAACCTGCGTATCCTCGGTACCGTTGGTACCAGTTCCGAACTGGCCCAGCTCGAAGACCCAGTAGACCAGGATGCCTATGCCACCCTGGACACTGGTCGCCTGTGGATGTTCCTGCCTCTGGAAGGTGGCTGGAAAGATCTCGGCCCATGGCGTGGTGTGGATGGTAAGTCTGCCTTTGAAGTATGGCAAGACAACGGCCATCCAGAAGGTACCCCAGCTGAGTTCTTTGCTTCGCTGAAAGGTAAAGACGGTATCAACATGGAGATCCGTGGCGTTGTTGCCACTCTCGCCGCGTTGCCAGCCGTTCCGCAAGAGCAATGGCTGTATGCCGTTCAGGATGAGCGTTCGTTCTACCTGTACCTCGATGGTGCTTGGGCGAACATCGGTACCTACGGTATCGACGGTGTTGACGGTAAAGACGGTAAGTCTCTCGATATCGTCAAGATCCTCACCGAAGAAGACGACGTTCCGCCTGCCGCTGATGCCAACACCAAGGGCAAAGCGTATATCTCCTGGAACCCACGTGATGTCTACGTGAACGTTTCCGGCGGTGCATGGGAGAATGCCGGTCCGTTCATGCCTCTGGGTCAACAAGGTATCCAGGGTGTTGCCTTCCGTCCTAAGGGTACCGTCATGGCCCTGGGCGACCTGCCTCCTATTGGCGGCGATGGTAACGCGGTAGAAGGTGATACCTACTCGGTTATCGAAGAAGGCAAGAAGCTCTACACCGTTGTTGACGGTCAGTGGAGCGGTCCTCTGGACATCGTCGGCCCTATGGGTAAAGACGGTCCTCAGGGTATCCCTGGTGCGTTGATGCCTATTAAAGGTGTCTACAAGACCATGGCTCTGCTGCGTGCGGCTCACCCTACTGGTGCGCTGGGCGACGCATACATGATCATCGATCCGGATGCCTTGCCAGAACCTATCCGTAACCTGGCCATCTGGTCGGTTGAGGGTAACGACTGGGTTGACACCGGTCCGTCGGGTATCAAAGGTGAGCAAGGTAATCCTGGTAACGACTCCACCGTACCAGGTCCTCAGGGTGAGAAAGGTAGCCAATGGCTGACCCTCGCTACCCAAGATGCTCCTTCTGCTGCGTTCAACGGTCGTCCTGGTGACTGGGCGGTTAACCAACTGCTGCGCGTCTACTACAAAACTGTTAACCAAGGCTGGGTGTACTGGGGCCAACTGGTCGCGGGTGATGTTAACTCGCCTCTGCTCGCCGAAGGTAAAGTGGTACGTCTGGGTAATACCTGGATCCCACTGCCTGTAGACGAAGTAGAGAGCCCAGTTGAAGGTGAGTTCTACGCTCGTAAGAAAGTTGGCGAAGATCAAGGCAACCCAGTGATGGCTTGGGCCGCGCTGCCTGACATCATCGCTGACCTGCAAACCAAACACGACACCAAGCAATTCGTCCGGGTCTACAAGACCACTGACTCGGTGCCTGTGTGGGCTGAACTGCAGCTGCCTGCGGCTGGTATCTCCGATATCGCCAACCCGAAAGACGGTGCTCTGTACCTGCGCTTCGCCAAGAACGGTACCTGGGTCGAATACATCCCGGCTCCGAACGACGCCAAGCAATACGTACAGAAGGGAGGTAACTGGATTTCCTTCGACCGTTATGACATGCCTGTTAAAGCCATGTCCGCTACCGGTTCCGTGGATCCGACTGTCGACCAGGTTGTAGCGCTGGATAACTCCGCCGTTGCTGCCAAGACCATTACCCTCGGTGACGGTCCTAAAGGTGCGAACGCTCGGGCTCAAACCCTGATCGTAACGGTTACTGGTTCTGCTGGCGTTGTTAGCTTCGCAGCTACTGGTGCAACCACCCTGAGCTGGCACGGTGGTACTCCGCCTACTCTGTCGGGTTCCGTTACCAACATCGTGTTCTGGTGGACCGGTAGCCGTTGGATCGGTCAGCTGGGTGCGGTAGTCCCTTAACTGAATAGCTACGGGGGTCTCTAAAGACCCTCGTAGTTTCCCCACCAAAGATTTTAGGAGACAGTATGACTACTGTTACTCGCGACACCCGTTTGATCCACATCCCGACTGGCGATTACCCTGTATACCTCCGGGACCTCAACACCCGTATCGAGAACGCGTGCATCAACCCTGATCGCATCGATTCGGAAGCATTGGTAGATTTCGGCTACGCTCCTGTAGTAGAAGTCGACATGCCACCAGGCGACGTGGTTAGTGAAGGTGCCCCAGAGCTCGTAGACGGTGTTTACAAGCGTACCTGGATCATCCGTGAGCATACCCCTGTTGAAGAAGCTGCGTTGCTTAAGCAGGCCAAAGACACCGCGCTGGTTGCCATCGAACAGCTGCGTGTCAACGAATTCCGTGATGGCGTTCCTTATCAGTTTACTGAAGGCGTCTACCACGTACAGATTCGTAGTGAAGACCGCATCAACATTGTTAGCCTGCGCATCATGGCTAAAGAAGCGTTAGCTGCGGGCAGTCCTTTCGCGATCAAGTTCCGTGTGGCTGAAAATGTCAGCGTGGACCTGGAAGCCGAGGAAGTGGTTGCAATGTCCGATGCTGTTGCTGCACAAGTGCAAGCAGGTTATCAGGCTATCTGGGATCTGAAAGACCTCACCGAACTGGCTGAGACCATCGCAGAGATTCCGGAAATCCCGACTTCCATCTTCTCCTTGTAACGTATAAGGGACTAGGTGGTAACCCCACCTAGTCCCTTAGGAGTTTCTCATGCTCGAACTTCTACACGGAGGAACCGGGGGCGTACGCCCTACGTACCCTAACTCTGGTCCTGGTACTAAGGTTTTACAATACGGCAACGAGGAGATCGGTTACTTTGGCGAGGTTACAGGGGCACAGTTGTTTACCCCCAAAGAGTACATGACTCTTGCCAGAGCGTATTTCGGTAACCATGATAACACTGCCGATGCTTTGTCCAACATCTGGCTGAAGTACTTCTTTAAAGGTAAAGTTGTTTTCATCGCCAAAATTCCTTTTGCGGCCAACGTCAACTGGAATGAAATTTATTTGTCCGGTTTGGTTTACGGAACTCAGAACAATGGCAAGTACCCTGCGGGCAACGAACCGACGTGGCAATACAACCCGTTGTTCAAACAGGAAGGCCAGCGCAATTGGGCTTTGATCCCTCGTCTGATCAAAGGTGTGGCGACCGATCCGTTTACTACCTTCAACGACGCGGCGTATACGGGTAGTGAATGGACGGAGTTGGTGGGTCGCTGCTTCGTTGGTCCTAACCCACCGGTTAGTGAGAAGTGGGCATCGTTCTCGGTTGCAGATCTTCGCTTCGACACCAACCGTTATTTCTGGGCTCAAGAAACCGACAACGCTAACGTCAACAATGCGTTGTACCTAACCAACGGTTCTGCCACGTTCTTTACCCGCACTAGCTTGGTTAAGACCTACCAGGCCATGTGGTATCGACCAGTGCTGGAATTGGTTGATGCTGCAAACGGTGGTGTGTTCCCTGCTGCTAATATTAAGATCAAGCCGTCTGAGGATATCGCGGATATCTGGTTGCTTGATACTGATATTGAACCAGGCGACCCCGATCTCAACTTGGGTATTAACAACATCCGTATTGAAGACCAAGGCGTTAAAGACCTCCTGGTTACTTACTCCTTCGATCCAAGCACTCCTAGCCGGCCAAACAACATCAATGGCATGGTAGAAAGCAGTGACTGGAAATTGTTTGGCATTACTGGCGTTTATGTTGAGCCAAGCAACTTCGAACTCCCGCCAACGTATTACGAAATCCTGAAAGGCGAGTGATATGAAAAACATGATTAAGTGGGATAACCTCACTCAAATGCCGTTCACCACTAACGTCTACCGTGGTAACGCCCCGCTGGACCGGGCTGCATTGTCCAACCCCATTGCTACGTTGACTGCTGGTGAAACCCAGTACGAAGACGACGTGGTTCGTGGGCAGACTTACTACTACGTGCTCGAAACCGTAAAGGGTAGCGACAAGGTCCCTAGCAACAACATCCAAGTAGTTGCCTTGCCGAAAAAAGGTCCTGGTCCTATCGCTTTGAAACAAGGCGATTACAACTACGGCTATTACGGTACGATCCCTACACGTGACTTCATTGGCACGCAGGGCATCCTCGACCAAACCAAACTTGTACTCAACGCCGGCAGCGCGATCCTACAACTTTCCCCTACCTGGCATAAATACATCCGTAACGGTAAGGTGTTGTACGTACCTAACGGCCCGCTGATTTCCGGGTTGTGGTATAAAAACGTCTATGACGCTGGATGTGTATTTGGTGTCGCCGGTCCTGGTCCTTACAACGCTGGCGCTGATGTACCACAGAGCAAAACTGTGGATATCGGTGGTACCAAGTTCAAAGTACGTCTGATGAAAGGTTGGAGTGATGATGTAACGGTTCAGCCACCATCTTCCCCGGCTTCGTCAGAACTCCTTAACCCGCTCCTTAACGAATGGGACGACCTGGTCTACCCGTTGTATGAGTACGTACCTACGTCCCAGCGGATGGCCAACGTGCAACAGCAGACCCGCACCCAACTCAAACTCGACGCTACTAACGTCGGACGGTTTATGTGTCAAGAACGTTGGCAGGGTAGTACACCAATTTTCCGTGGTATAACTGTCGCTGGTCGCCCAGCAGTAACCACTATCGGTGTTGACGGTAACGTTAGCATTACTGCTAACTTCATGTCGTGGTGGCCTGTACTGGAACTCGTCGAAAACTAAGGAGATCTAAATGAGCATTAAAATCGCTTGGTCTCCTTTCGGCAGTGTGCCCGACCAACTGACGTTGTTTTGGAGTGATTCCCCGTTCACTGCCGAGACCCTACCACCTGACAGTGTAAACATCCCGCCAGCTAACGTTGATTACGTGGACGATGGTGTAGCGGAACGTGCTACACGGTACTACATGCTGCTGGCTAAAAAGGCTAACAAGCCAGATCATTACAGCCAATGTCTGTGCTATGCCAACTGGAAGAAGACCGGTCCAGGGCGTAGCACTATCCTGCGTGGCGACTGGAACATTGGGTTGATGGACATTATTACTAGTAGTCAACTCTTCACCGCAAGTGAATTGAAAACGGCACTAGGATTAGGTGTGGGCTTTGGCGGTAACGTAAACGATGCGGTGGCTGGTCATTGGTATAAGTTCATCCGCAGGGGTAAGATTATTTTTATCCCTACCGCGCCACTTTCCAATACCGGCACCATACGTTGGACTGATTTGTATAACGCGGGTCTTGTGTACGGCGTGGATGGTCCTGGGGCGGCTCCATTTAATTTAACGACTGCCGGTTTAACACCTCCAGTAACAGCTCCAGTCAACCAAAAGCGAGTAGTCGTTAAAGACGGGCACAGCTTCTTGGTGCGTACTCCAACCCTCAGCACGCTACCTACCGACCAGTTCATGGGAGCTAACAAGGATACGTTCCCCGGTGGTGAGTGGTGGGAAACCATGGTCATGGTGACCCTTAACCATATAGAGGCGGATGACGTTAGCAAAATACCACCGCTCAGGTGGGGTGATTCTGCTGGGGCACCAGCAAACTGGTGGTCTTGTGGTGCGACACCGCACTTCAGGCCAAACACATTCGCCACCTGCCTAAGTGCCAACAACTGGTCTGGTTATACCCCTCGTGACGCTAAGGGGACCTTGGCATCTAACTGGGTCAACTGGGTGCCTGTACTCGAATACATTCCTGAATAAAGGTAAACACCATGGGAATCAGAATTGAATGGGTTGACCCTAACCAGGCCAACGCCCCCGTCAGCATCTATCGGTCTGAAAACAAGATGCTTGACGACAACAATCTGCCTGAACCCATCGCGGTAGTTCCTAGCAACACCGGATTCTACCTCGATGAGGACATCATCCGTAATAAACTGTATTACTACCGTGTGGCTACTCCTGGCGTAGAGGGGAGCGGTGAGCTGGTCATTACCCCTAACAAGGGGTTGATGTTCATGCCGTACACAGGCCCGGGTCCCAAGAACATCATTCGTGGTGATTACGAGTTCGGTATCTTTGGTCGCATGCCCATGGGTAACTTGTTCAGTGCCCAAGAGCTCGTTAGTTGGTCCGGTATCGATGTTATCACCGAAACAGTTCCAGGCATCCCTAACGAATGGGTTAAGTTCATCCACAAGGGCAAGATCTATTTCACACCGACGATGCCTATTGCAACCAAGGTATCATGGCTCAGCCTGTATAACGCTGGCTTGGTTTACGGGGAGATCCCGAAGGTTGAGTGGCCGCCGCTCGTCAAAGATACTTACCCATTCGTCCCGCAGAACAAAACGATCTCCCTAAGAGAGCATTTGTTCGGTGTTCGTTTCCCTACGTCGCGTAAGAATTCGCAAAGTACCGCCGGGGATCAAGCCAGTCTGATTGGGGGAGAATGGGATCAGTTCATTGCCAGCCTGTATGTGGTAAGGACTTTCCCCGACGCTAACGGTAATCCACAATTGGACGACAACGGCAACCCACCATACGCCAGCTTCACTACCGACGTTAGCGTGGCCGGTTGTTTGAACCGCGGGTACTCCACCGCAGGGGATAGTACATTTAACTCATTGCCTAGTGGCACCACCGATGCTGTAAACGGCTGGCGTCCGTTGCTTACACTGATCCTTTAAAGGAACCGCATATGGAGATTTTCCTAAGTGTCCTGGATGGGAAAAAGGAATATCCCTACCCAGATGACAAATATCTGGGGGAAGTGGCCAGCGGTGATTTCATTGACGGTGTTACTCTGGCTGCCAATTTGGGTCTTACTGCGGGCATCTCCCAAAACGCTACAACCAGCTGGCTCAAGTTCCAAGCCCAGGAAGGCTATACGTTCCTGATTCCTAAGAAGAGTTTGCGCTATCGCCTCTCTTGGGATTCCTTGAATACGGCTAACGTAATCAATGGAGTCAAGACGGTCCTGGTTCAGGGCAACCTTTATAAGGTCCGGGTGCTCAAAGGCGCTGAAGCGAATCCAACTGGATGGACTTCAGCGCTGGGCCAGGATAACCCAGCTATTGCGAATCCTTCAGAATGGAACCGCTTCGTGCACAGGGTCAGTGCAAACAATCCTGGACTTGCCTCCAACTGGGAAAGTTTCAGCAATACTGACCTGGGTGTTGCCAACGGTACTACCATCGGGCGAATGAGCATCTGTACGGAAGAAGTTGCTGCCATGTCTGGCTATGTGATTGGACGTGGTAATACAGCGTTGTCGGAATTCAACTACTTCACCAAGCTCGATGGAACGAGCACTGCGCAAAACCATTACGGCTGGCGCCCGGTATTGGAGTTGATTGGCCCTGCACCTTACTACCCTGATTCAGGTCCAGGTAGTAAGTACCTAATAACCGGTGACGAGCAATTGGGTTACTTCGGTGAAGTTAGTGCCGCTGATCTGATGACCCACATCGAACTACGTAACCACCTTAATCCGGCAATGGTTGCGGACATTCGCGTTCAATCTGATTTGGGTTGGTTCAAGTTCTACCATAAAGGGAAGGTGAAGTTCATCGGCAAGGGTAGTTTCTCTACCTACCTGTCCTGGAACACGTTGTATGCTAACGGCGGTGTCTACGGCACTAACGATAACGGCAAATACCCGGCCTCAACTCCGGTTAACCAATATCGTCCTGTGACGTTGGTTCGTGAAGGTGTTGATTGTAAGTTGGTTCCTCGGCTGATTACCGGCGGTCCAGACCCTTACACATCAGCTACCGCCTACCACACGGATAACGAGTACGGTGATCTCCTTTATCGGATGGTTACTGGCGCGCATCCTAACGCAGGTTTGTGGGCTAGCTACACAACTACTGCGCTGCGACTAAACCAAGCCCACACGTGTGTTAGTACACAGGACACTAACTCAGCTAACTCCATGATCCGTGGTTATTCTGGTAACCTACACGCCGGCGCACAAAACTTAAGCAAGGCCGATATCAACGGCTACAGTCAACACATCCGCATGGTGTTGGAACTGGAGAGTATTGTTAGACGACCTTTGTTGGCTTTGGACCCTTCTGATCAAACAGCAGGTTCTACGGTTATCGAAGATAAATCCGGTCGTGCCCTCACAGTAAGCAACGTTGGTGTGGTGGTATCTGATGACGGTCCTAAACCAGGCGTTAAGTCGATGTACTTCGACGGTACTGGATGGAATTATCTGCGTATCCCGCATGCGCAAGTACCTAACATCCTCCGTGGTGATTTCACCATTGAGTATTGGTACAAACCGCAAACTAATGCCAACGGCTTGAGTGCTGTATTCAACCAATGGCAGCAAGCTGCTGGCCTGGGCGGTGTGGTTTGCTCGACGGCAAGCCCGACAGCTCAAACCTGTCACTTCGGTCCATTCAACGAGAACGGTGCGTTAATAACAGCAAGCGCTCCTCCACCAGGTTGGGTGCATGAAGCGATTACCCGTAAGGGTGATACCTTCACACGTTGGCGTGATGGTAAGTCTGTGGGTACAGCTCTCAGCGCTACGTCCAGAGACAAGATAGCTATTGACTGGACTGTCGGTGCCTACTTTGGCCCTGCCGGTACTGTACCAGCTAACGGGGCGACTGTGTTGAATGGTTGGGTGGCTAAGCTGGCTATTACTGGCTATTGCAAGTACACTGCGGAATTTACCCCTGAATAAGGAATGATTGATGAGTACATTCACTAAGTTCTCCGGTGAAGAAGCATTGGTGTATAACCACGAACTCAGCGAACAGGCTGGTAAAGATTTGTGGAACACCATCCCAGGGTTTCGTTACTACCTGGGTAAAGAGAATTCGAACGAATACGTAGACGTCGAAACTGGCTTTGTCACGGACGGCGCTACTATTCCTCGGATCCTCTGGTGGTTGCTGCCTCCCATCGGCGAATATTCGCAGTGCACCACGCTGCATGATAAGTTGTGCACGACGTACTACTATATCCGCTTTGTTGATGGCGTGGAAGTCAAGGTTGCGCTCACCCGCAAACAGATCGATGAGATCTTGAAAGAATCCATGGATGTGAAGAAAGTGACGTGGTGGAAGAAGAAGGCTATCATGGCCGGCGTAAACTTGCACCGCATCTTGAGAAACCCCACCGCTCCTAAACCGGTTTACGAACTGGCTTAAGACAAAAAAAGAAAAGACTATTAGTACCCCTAGCCCTTAACGGGCTAGGGGTACTAATACCTAATCAGCGCAGATCATCCCAATGTTCATCTGGGATATCATCTCCCTCTTCTTCGTCGAGAGCGTCATCCTCGACTTCGTCATCTTCATCTTCTGGTTCATCTTCTTCGTCCTGACGTTGCTCGTAGATCACCGCATCGTCATAACGTTCAACACGAGCTATGTGTACATCACGTTCTTGGCAGCACTTACAAACAATCAATGGCTCATCGCCAGAAGAAGCACAGAAGTCATACCACCGCCAGTCGATTGTGTCTTTAACCTTAACGGTCTGCAGACAATCGACGCAAGTGGTATCTTGCTCACCAGCTGCTGTTTCACAGCTAACGCGACACTCCTCGCAAACAATGTGCGCGAATACGAGACCACTGTCGTCTCGCTCGTAGAAGTAACCGACAGCTTTACTCAAATCTTCTTTAGTGCAATGCTCGCAGTAATCGGCATCGTCCACGATAGTGTTGAACGATTTAGTGTGACGGAACCCGGTAGTATTAGCCATGTTCAGTAATCCTTAAGCAGCTTGAAAGTTATTAGCGATGTTCTCCAAATGGAGAGCAGTAGCTTCTTCAATAGAGATACCTTTAATAAAGGCAATCTGTGCAGCATACGCTTCTACTTCCCAAGGAGTAGCAGCATAAGAAGTCAGGTCAGCAGACAGGTTAACTTCTTCACCTTCCCAGAACAACTGAGTAGCGGTACCAGTCAAACGACCTTCCTCATGTTGGATGAGGTGAGTACGTTCGTGTACCAGAAAGCTTTGCAGAGCACGCTGACGACGACCAGCATCAGCTTGTTCCAGCATGTTCAAAGTGCTAACGATTTTGGTAGGGTTAATGATCAGAGCGACCACTGGACCTTTGCCATCTTCGAAGTCGTAACCAGTAACACAAGCCTCATAACCAGCAGCATCGAATACAGGCACCATACCTTCTTCGACTACTAGTACGTGAACATCATGAGGAATCAACATATCATAACCTTCTTTACCGAAGATAGTGATGAAGTCCTCAATCGAAATATTGCGCAGTTCCATGACCAATTCCTTTTTAAAGTAGTTAGTAATCCAAATGAATTACTGTTACATTCATCCTGGTTATATAGGTCTGAAACACCCCAGAAATTAAAAGAAGTATAATAACCTCCTACTACCCCGTCAAGGGTAGTAGGAGGTGTATCTTCAGAAGTTGCGAACAGCCGATTTATCAGTGTCGTCCAAATCGGCATTGTTTTGCCAAACAGTACGGGTGATGACCCCCATCAATTGATAGAAGTCAGTCATGACCTTGTAGTTCTTTAGGACTTCTTTCTCCAGTACATCATGAGAACGAATAGGCACAATCTCCAACTTGGTCTTGGCCTTATTGTCTTCCTTATATACTTTCGCCTGCACACTGTAACACAGAATGCCGTGATGCTTGTAATGGAGAACCACCGAGTTGTTTGGTTTATCCCACTCCAGGTACACTTCTGCCTTACAGTATTCGTAACGAAGGTACAAAGGACACAAACGCAAAATGCTCAGCGTCAATGCCATGATTTCCTGTTCTTTAGTCATAACCTTTACCCAGCACTAATTAGTTGGTTGTTCCAGCCCGATCTTGTTAGCGTATTCGCCCAGGACCGCTTCAGTGGCCAGCATACGCGCTTCGCCCTGCTTGTTGGAGTTACCACCCGGAACCCACGGTACCCAGCCTTCTACGTCCTTCCAGGAGTCGTAGATAGTCTCGGCCCGCTTCTCGATCTCGGCTTTACAGCGAGCCGCTTCCATCTCCATGAGGTATTGCTTGTCCTCGGAGTACGTACCTTCAGGGATGAGGTTCAGAGGCTCAGTAGCCTGACCAGCAACCCAGGCCCGAACAGTGTAGACCCGACTGGTGTTGTAGTACTTGGACTTGGCGATAGTCAGCACGTTCTTCGCACCGACATCGAACTCGTCATCCCAGAATGGAATGTACACGCCTTGCTTCAGCAAGTCGCGCGCCAGTGCCACATACGCATGCCAGCGTTTGGTATACTGCTCGGTCAGGAAGTAACCCAGAGCAATACCGACCTTGGACGGATCGACCCGGAACTTCTTCTCTTCCAGAATGCGAGGAAGATCAGTGAACTTGTTCATGGCAGTGAGGCCCAGCAAAGCCACCAGCAAAGGTACCTGACGTTCCAGGCGCGCTTCAGCCACGGCCTCTTCGTACGGATCACGCTTGTCACCAGCTGGGAGCACGTTAGTACCCTGTTGTTCAGCCACCGTGTTAGGGTAACGGCCTTCCAGCACAGCCACACGACGCGACAGCCAGCGGATACGATCCTTGGCGATCTCGCCCAGCAGGCTCTTGTGGATGTAGGCACCGTCGGTGCGATGCGACTGCATCATGCGCCGAGTATCTTCTTCGTCGCTGATAGTCGACATCATTGACAGACTGTAGGCGAGTTCATCATCACTGAGGAGATGTGCACCAGCCAGATCTTCACGCTGGATTTCAACATAACGCGGGTGTGGATCTTTCTCGCCGGTGGCCAGCCACTTCAGGTCAACAACTACGCGATCTTCTTTAGACATTTTCTTAATTCCCAAATACGAGTTAGTGGGTCACACCTCCCCACCCTTAGGTAGAGAGGTGTTCGCCGGAAAGGGTGTTACTTAGGCAGTAGCTTTAGCCTTGGTCTTGCCTTTAGCCGCAGGTGCAGCAGCTTTGACCGGAACCTTGGCGGCACGTTCAGCTTCGCGACGAGCGTCGCCAGCTTTTTCGGCCTCGGTACGTTCGTGAACCTTCAGGTGCTCGCTCAACGGCTTCAGATTGAGGTTCGAGGTATCAGGTCGCTTCTGAGGCCGTTGCTGCTTCTTTTGCTTGTTACCAGGCTTGACCAGCAGGCTGCCGATGTTGACCACACCGCTACGGTCGTTGCGCTTGCGCTCGTCAGCAGTCCACAGACCCATGCCCTTGTTGATCGCTTCACGCGGGAACACATCCAGGTCCAGGTTGTAGCAGTAACCGCCAGCGGCCAGAGTGTTCAACTGTGGCTGCTCTGGGTAGAAGTACACACGCGAAGGAACGTACTGCTGTTCCTTGTTACGCAGGCCGACTTCGATGATGGTCGGTTCTGGGTAGACCAGGCTCAACGCCTCCTGCCAGAAGTTGGCGATCATGGTGTTGTTGTTGTCGTACGCTCGCGGCCCACGCAGTAGGCTGTCGTTGTACATGGTGCGGATCGCACCCTTAACGTCCTGGGCGGTACCTTCGATCAGGAACGACCAGACCTTCTTGCCGACGATCGCAGTGAAGAAGATGAACTGCTGGCAAGCGGTGAACATCAGACGGAACTCACCGTCTACCGAGGCGATGACACCGAACGCAGTGATAGCGCCCTTGATACGTACTTCATGCCAGTTGCCGTAACCAGCAGTTTCTTTGTCCGACGGACGATTCTTGTGGATGTCCAGGGTCAGGATACGCTCGCAGGTCTCGCGCTGGAAGTCACGAGGGAAACCTTGTTCTTCGAGGCGCTTCTCGTTGGCGCCGGTATCGACGATGACGACCAGAGACTTCTTGGAAACGGCTTTTACTTCTTTAGTAGGCTGCGACATGATTACAACTTCCTTTTAACAAACCGATTGAACAGTGAATTACGATTGAAATAGATTGTGGAGGGGACGACTTCTTTCTCCTCCACGTAGTTATTGAAACGCCGTAACTTTTAAAGTTAGTAACGGCCACAGTAGTAGCTACGCGCCAACGATTCGTATTCCCGCGATGCCTGCTCGGACATGACACGTTCTTCGATGAGACGTCCGCCCTGGTCACAGATGTACACAGAGATCAGGCCGTTCTTTTCGTTCTTCACGTTGAACGTAACGATCGCGCCGGCGTTTACCACACTGGAATCGACCAACGAGTATTCGTCAGCCTTACCAGTAGGGACCAGGTATTTCCACATGGACAGGTCGACGTTGGTTTGGGCCAAACGAGCGGCTGCAACACGAACAATGTCCGATCCCTGACCATTGCTAAGACCGTAGGCCGCCAGCTTGGCGAGTTCGATAGCCAGCGTCTTGTTATCGACTTCACGCAGTTCCGAACGGGATTCGATACTCTGGCCGATAGCGATGAGCTTTTCTACGTCGACGCTACCGAGTTCACGTTCACGTTCAGTGACTCGACGTGAACCAGCGGCTGGTCTGGCGACGTGTTCTTCACGACGAGTTTCGGATGGATCACCTTTTACTGGCATAGTCTTACTTCCTTATTTAAATTTGTCGATCCAGGACCACTTAATAGTAGCTGGTCCTACACTTTCCAGAGGGTTCTTTGGATCGCCGAATGGATGAATGAACATGGTGGGGGAAGCGTTAGTATTAAAGATCCTCACACGCCCTACGAACTGCATATGAACAGGATCCAGGATGCAGGTCTCCTCGGTCACACACGCATCCCAGATCATGCGCTGCGCCGTCAGCTCGGCAGGAAGGATGATGTCCTCCTTACCGGTGAAACGCGGGCGAAATACCGAGTACTCCATATAGGGGTAGTTCTTCTTCTCGAACAAATGAGCCACATTAGGGAACACTCCCCTGAAACACTGCTCGATAGTAGGAGAACAAGAGATACGTGGGAGATTAGGCTCAGGGTAAGGGAAACTGATATCCCCTATTATTTCCTGAGCTTCATCAAAACCATCTGGGTTGTTAGGATGCCACATCCCTTGGAACGTAGAGTTCTTGAAAGAGATGTGGAACATTTCCTTAAATCCAGGTTTGGACTTCACCGTCCGGTACTTGAGTTTATCGCCCATGGTCAATGTGTCCTATGGTCCCCACGTTGACGTATGCGGACCGGTCTTTAGAGGTTGGTCGATAGTTACTACGTGGCATCTTTGCACGCCACATGGCTTCCTCTACCCACCCCTCACGATGAAGATTACGAGGGACCGGGTCCTTTGTATGGTTATCCCGATCCCCATTAAAGAGATAATCACTGTACGTCCTACCAATGATCTCCTTGATGTTGCGAGCAGCGATCTTCCAGTGGTTGATCTGGTATTTCAACAGACAGCCTACCCGCCAACCAGCTACCTTTATATCAATTCCATCCACTGTCACATATGGGGCGAATTTAGGCATCTGGATGGCGCGTACAAACGGATTGGTGACGTTAGTGACAGGAACGTGCATGTACTGGACCCAATCGTCCACTTCGGCACCACAGGGTACGTGGCGATACGCCGCCGGAGGTTCCCAGCGCAATGTCACCTTCGCAGGGCGGTACTCCCGGGTGATTGGATCCTGGCGCATGAAACTTATTTCTTTTTCAATAGCCACGCTTCGTTTCCTTTTCTGGGTATCTGGCATCGTTCAACCGCTGACGCGTCTTAACGATGTGGTTACGCACCCTAGACATGCAACTGGTGTGGGTTAGTCTAACCAGGAGGTTGCCGTTGCGATCACGGCCAGGCATACGCCCGTACAACTGGATGTGGACCAAAGACTCTACCGCACGTTCAGCCCAAGGCTCCAAAGGAAGAAAAACCTTAAGGGGTTCCATGGCGTGTTGGTACATGTATTCGACGTCACGATCTATAATCGCTCCGCTGGAACTACTCTGAGCGCGCATAGCGGCTCGAAGTGTTATCGAGTCACAGATCCAACTGTCTACGTCACCACGCACCATCCTGGCCGGGAAAGTATGTATCTTCTTTCCACCAACATAGAGAGTATTGTACTCGAGTTTGATATATGTTGGATTGGCATTAGCGCTGAACTCTTCCACGGCTTTGGCGAAGAAAGAGCTGAACACTGGTACAGAAAGAGAGCCGGTGTAAGGCCAGTCTTCGTAAGTATCGGAAAAACGTAGCCCGCTGAACAGATTGCGCTCACGTTCGATCCCGTCCCTGTAGTGGTTAATGAAACCACTGTCCTCCAGGCAAAGGAACAGAGCGTTCTTACGTAGCCCGCCGAGGAACGAATTACGCCAGATGCCTGGGTGACGATAACGGCTTGGGTACAGGTAAGGGCTTTGGGGCAATGCTAGTTCACCACGACGGAAACCGCCACCTTTTGCCTGGCCATGCCTCACGGTTTGCCACATGTGGTGGCCCATGATCATTTCCTCCGAGGTGAGTGGTGTTCTGGCGGCTGTAAGGCAGTCCTTGGTCATGGAACTATGACCAGAATAGCGACTGAAGCTACCCAGCGGTAAACCATTACGAAGGTGCTTGTTCAGAGCATCAAGTCCGGTTGGCATTTCGGTTCCACAATTACCAAAAGGAGCGCTCACAACCACCGGAGCGCGCGTCAATAATGTACGTCCTCCGAAATAATCCCGGCATCTCTGGAGCATCTCCTTCCCTGCTGATGTTACCGGCGGATGACTGATTGTGCAGGTGAGGGGACCTTTTAATCCATCGGTTAACAACACCGCCCTGGCAGCAACATTTTTGGCATGGTCTTCGGCAGTAAGGTACTCGATCGACGGGTTCTTGGCGTTTTCCAGATGCTGGATTGCTTCTTCTACCGACATAGCTGGCAGATCCAGGAGAGTACGATCAATCAAGCCTGGTGTAGGGGTTTTCTTGTCCATCTTGAATTGCTCCGAACGATTATGGAGGTGTGTAATAGACCGACCTACGTCGTATGGAATTACTACATCGTCATCTTTAGGCACAGAGCATTTCCTCCAGCGGGTGTTTGCCGAAGTCACAGGTACGTGTACACTCACCAACAGTAACAGTAACTTGCTTGTTCATGAAAGGTAGCTTTGCCACACGGATGTGTGCCAGTGTATCCTTCCATTTGCCGCTCAGGTCGTACTCGAACTCTCTGTCCCCGAGGGTTTTCAGGAATTCCAGCACGAAGTGTTTCAGGATGTCGTACATTTGCATTGTAGAAGGACGTCCGTCCAACATGAATGCTTTGAAGAGGTTCATCCACGCCTCATCAAGATCGTGGCTCCCCGCCGCTACAGTGTAGGAGTAACGACGACTACGGGTAAACCAGTAATACTTGGTAGCACTGCCGCTGCTGAACACAACCATTTTGGTGTGCTGGGCATGAGTAACACCGAACAGGGTGATGTTGCTACCCAGATTCGGTTTGACGACATGAACACGACCCGAAGCCATCGCACTCGCACGATGCTGGGTGGTAGGGATCAGTTGATCACGGTCAAGTACAACAACACCTTCCGACATATCGAAAGGGAATTCGTGTTTCAGTTCAAAAGCCTTAACCAACATGGATCTTCTCCTAAAAGAACATCGGGGATCTAAGTCCCAATTAAAAGTGTAATTAACGTGAGTAGTTATGCAGAACTTGGCGACTAGCCATGTTGCGTAACTTGAGAGCCAACCACTGTGTAGATGTTTGGTTCTTGTAAGCGAGCGACTGGCTCAAACGAATGAAGTTAGCCGCGGCTGCCAATAAAGAGTTACAACCTACCGGGTAAGTTGCTTGCATTTTAGGCAGAATGTCTCGAGCACTACCCAACCAGAAGTAGGTTGTTTGCACCCCATCACTTGCTACAATGATGATGCCGCCGTCCCCACGTAGCGCAAGATAAAACCCAATGTCATTCTTGAGCGACGTGGAAATACAAATGTGTCGTTTCAGAATGGTGTGCGGTATCAATTCCGCTGATTGCCCGGTAGCCCAACTAACTGGTTCACCAGTCATGCGGTCAACGAAGAAACGTTTCTTCACGAGCCCGAGCATCTTGGCTTTATGGACGTCGAGTTCCTTTAAGTCAGACATGGTCATTCCTTAAGAAGATAGCCCCAGTTGTATTAACCTGGGGCGAGTGTTATTAACCCAGGTAATCAGGTTTGTTGCCGGCGAAGTTGATGACGTTGAGAGGGTTACACTTCAGGTGTTCACCTTCTTTCGGGGCATCCGGAACAACAATGAAGTCGAGCAGTTTGTTGGTGTCCTGGACGCTGAAACTGGTGAAGTCCAGTTCGCACTCAAACGCACTGTCAGTAGTCATGGTGATCAGACCACCTTCATTGATCACCAGGCCAATGTTTTGACCGCAGGCTTCCACACCAACATGTACCGCGCCGTTAACCGCACCCAACGAGAAACTACCTGGAACGCTGAAACTGAAAATCACTTCCAGCCAGTTACCGTCACGGCGGTTCCAAACACACCATTTGTCGTCGCGTTTCTCGAAACGCACCGGCCGTGCAAATTGCCGATGGAAAGTAATTTGGAAAACGGCATGTTGGGTATAGACCTGGTGCATCATGACATCATTGCCATAAGGCCCTTTAACAACTTCAACTTCGGCCTCTTCCCCATAGCTCCGCGCGAGGAGTTTGACGAGGTTGGCAAAAGTATCTACCGCAACATCAGAGCCGTCTGGATTTAATGTAAACAGCCCGTCTTTGTTGAGGTGCATTGAGGCTGGTAGAGCGGACACCCCGCCCATGTAGCCGAACATCGGTTGCATCCCCCCAACAACATTGGAGATACGGTGTCCCATGGAAATAACACCCACTGGCGTGGTGAGTGGATTTTTCGAATAACCTGGGCTGTAGATCTCTTCGAGCGAAGGTTGTGAAAATTGAGCGCCTTCAACCAGAACATTCAGCATAATCTTTTTCATAACAATTTATCCTTGGTAATTAATAGAACGTTATCGACAGAAACCGTTGTAAGGTACCAGTGCAGTCTTTTCTTTCTCGCCTACGAACCAGTACTTGTCCGAGGGTTTCAGCTTGGCCGTGCCGAACTCACCTTTCGTGAAGTTCTTACGCCACCATTTGTTCTTGGCTTCGTCGTAACCCAGAACAGTAAGCGTGTCGCCAGGCAACTTGAGCTCGGTAACTTCTGTTACTCCGCCTTCATCAACCAGGTGATATCCGAATAGGGATTTGAAGGGATACGTGTAATAACGTTTACCTTCGAGCTGCCCGCCAGCGAAGTCAACTGAGCAGTTAGCTACAACGGTGTAACGACCAACTTGCATTTTGGTCAGCCCCCATTGCCACAGGCCATAGCCAATAGCAGCCAGGATGATCAAAGCAAGAGGCCAGAAAATTAGCCGACGGATCTTCTTCTTGCGTTTTTCTTCTTGCACACGTTCGAGTGCCGCCAGAGCCAGAATAGCCGGATCCTGAGAAACTTCGCCTTCCTGTGGATTCAATTGCTCTACATGTTGCTTAAGCGCATCGATAAACTCAGGGACGGTGAGGTCTTTGTTAGCCAGCAGGGCACCACGAATGTTGCCTTGACGTACGTGTTCTTTGCTACCTGGGCGCGGCGGCGCCTGGAGCGGGTCACCGGTCAAGAAATTCCCGCCGCGAGGCCATTCGCCGGTACGTGGCCACGGAGTATCAGGCTGCACCCCACGAGTGAATTTGGAGTAGATCTTGTGCTCGTCGAAGTAGTTCATCAGGGTCAAGTAGTGACTGTACATGTACCCTTGTCGAGCCTCTTCATCCATAGGCCCGACTTCTTGAACGAACACACCGTCACCCTGGTACTTCAACCCAGGCATGAGCTTCTCGATTCCGGCGATATGCTCAGGCGCCAGACCGAGTTCGGTAGTGATGCGCATTTGATGATTGTTTTCTTTACGACCCATAGCTACTCGCGTTGATGGTGCATCAGATCCAAAATGCATGTGCTCATCAATTTGATCCAACGCTTTGAGGTTAATGACAGAACCATCCGGCAACCACTGGACGATACCGCCGATGTCGGTGATCTCCCAACGACAGGCAATGGCGACATCACCGGTATCCAACCACGTCCAGCCTTCCCCACGACGAACGTAATACCGCATCCCCTGCTTGAGGATGTCACCCTCTACTGCCCCAGGAATTACAAACCCCATCTGGGCTTCTGGTTCCGGTCGAGGAGTCTTAACCGGAGGCATTGCCGTTCCCACCGCTACATCTGGCAGACCAGGAATAGCGCTCTCCAAAACAGTTGTATCGTCAGTACCATTATTATCTTTCATGCAGCCCCCATTACAAATTAAATAAACCTAACCCTACCTGCCCCCGGGGACAGATAGGGCCAGATTCAACTTACCAACCGAGTACGTTTAAAAGGTATGCTGATACGTTTATCAGGCTGGTCCATGTCTCGGAAGTACAGAACAGCGTGACTGGTAGTCGGCGAGAAGTCCTTGTTGACGTACAACATGTAGTTCTTACCGTCCACCGGTACCGGCAGGTGTGGCCGCAGATGCATCAACACGTAGTTGAAGATCCGCAGATACTTGTGCTCGTAGAACTCGTCGATGATCGCTGCAATACGCGGACCTACCTGGCAACCGAACAATTCGGGTTTCTGCTCAGTGCGGGCACGGTGTTGGCAAACAAAGATCAACTGTGAGTCTACGTCTTCGTTGTTGAGGAATTTCTTGATTGGTGTTTCTGGATTGTGGATCATTTCGATCAGGCAGTCCAGGCCGAACAAGAATTCACGAATAAGGTATTTTGCATCCCGCCCAAAAATGTCTACCAACTCCTGGGTCAACTCCGGACCGAATACTTGGTCGTAGTAATTCTTGGTGATAGCCCCCAACAGGTGATGCCCGTGGAAACTAGCTTCCATCTTCTTAGCCCCTTTCATAAAGGTCGCCTCTACTAAAACTGTTTAACGTCTCCCCCTAGTAATGTAGCTTTGAATATGTGTAGAAGTTAAATAGCACCAGCCATCTGAATGACCGAACGTCTTGCCCCCGCTGCCTGGAGACTCTTGCCCAAACGATTCAGGAAGAAAGGCAGTTTAAGAACCTTGTGCTCTGTAACGTCCACATACTCAAAAACTGCAAACATGGGGTGTGGTGTTTTGATCTCTAATCGCAATTTGCACTTACGCCCGTCCAGCGTGAACTCAAGCTGGTTATTACCCACAGCGTGCATAACCCGGAAGAATACGTTTAAATAATCCTGCTTAAGAAACTCGCCAATAGCTGCCCATGTAACCGGACCCACTGACTTTATTTTCCAGGTAAAGTCATTCTTGTGGAGTTTACATTTGTTAAAGACGCGATTAGCCTCGGTGCGCACCGAGTAGGTATCGTGGGTTTCCAGAATACGGTTGGACTTGAAATGTTCGCTTTCGGTGATCTCGTGCATGTGATCCAAACCGTAAACAAATTCTGGAAGCATTTTGATCGGCAGCAATCCGTTAACAAAAATGCTCGAGATGTCATCCGACAAGTAAGCGGCATGACGATCGTAATACTCTTGAAGGGTTTCCATTACCACAATTCCTTTATGCGTAAATGCGCAATATATTAGCAGGTTTGTTATATTTTACCAAAATGCAGCCATAACCCTACCCTAACCCGTTAAGGTTAGGGTAGGTGGCTACTAATTAAACGTTTTCAGCATCCAGCTGACCGTAGTCAGTTTCTGGGATGATGACTACCGGCGCGGTACCAGCTACCCATTCCAGGGTACCTTCGAAGGTATCGCCAACCAGGACAGCGGTGGTGCCACCTGGAGCAACGGTAACGGTCGGGATATCGTATTTCAGGTTGGCACGCAGCATTGCTTCTACTGCGGCCGGAATACCTGCTTCTTCGATACCCGCGGCGATGACGATACCGACTTTGACGTCAGGACCATCAACGTAGGAGTACAAGCCGGCTTCGGTCTGCGCTTCGAGAGCATTCAGATCAGCCAGGGCTTCGGTGTTCTTCAGGGTATACAGTTCCAGGTCGGTTGCGGCAGGTGCCGGAGTCCAGGACTGGTTGATACCGCGGAAGTTACGCGAAACCGAAGTAACGGTGGAAGAACGACGGGTGTCACCGTCGGTTTTGACGATAGCGCTGATAGTTACATCAGCGAAAGTCAGATCGGTGAACAACGCCAAATAAGTTGGGTTGCTCTGATAACGATCCAGGTTAAAACTGAGGAAGCGTTCGAAGAACAGTTCCAAGTGCTGTTTAGCAGCCATGACACACCCCTTTGTGAGTACCTTACCCAGACAAAGTGTCTAGGTATAAGATCTCACTGGTATATCAATGTCAGCACTACACCAATAGGCAAAGTTGCCAGGAAACACGTGTTGCGACTAAAATTAGTCAGTAGTACTAGTCCGGACAAAGCCAATGCAAAAAGATAAGGCCCCTTCATCTGAATAGCGTAACCGACAATCATCCAGAATGTAAGGAACCACTTATCTTCCCACAACAATCTCATACGTTCAGTCATTTAAACTCCCTAACTACTGGGAGGAGTTTCCCCCTCCCGGCAGTCTTACTTATTAATTGCCCAGGCTAACAGAGTCCAGTTTGTTGCTGACCATGATGCTCGACATGTTCGCCAGGATCTTGGCAGTCTGCATACCACCTTTCAGAGCGGTGATGGACGCGTAGGCCGTGTCGTAGATCCCGAGTTCTTCAGGCTGGCCACGACGACCGGTTGCCAGATCGAGTACATCTTTCTGCTCGTTGGCGTCCTGGAAGATACCTTCCATGAGGATTTCGTTTTGCTTGTGCGCAACGTCGATAACCCCACCGAGGATAGCCTTCCATTCGTTCGGGAACCAGATGGTTTCCGGGCCGGCGACTTCCTGCTCCACGAGCACCGCTACGGTGTCCATTGCCTTGATGAGGGTAGTACCAACCCCAGGCACGATACCGTTCACCAGCGCGCTCTTGACCGCCTTGATGACGTCTTCGAAACGGTCCTTACGTTCCTTCACGTCAGATTCGGTTTCGCCACCGACCCAGATGGTGATTACCTTACCGGTCATATTCCGGATACGGGTTTCGTCGAAACGAGCACGACGGTTGAAACGGTTCAGTCCGTCATAGTTACCCAGCGCTTCACTGATCTCTTCCACACGCTCAACGATACGCGCCTTGGCTGCTTCACCAGGTTCGAAGATCGAACGTACGTTGTTGGTAGTGAGCGGATCGGTAACCATGGTGATGTCGGTGTGCAGTACCTGGTCCAGGTTGGCGAACATAGGAACACCGAACATGATAGCCAGGTCTTGCATCATCAGGCTCCCTACCGAGCCACCAGCACCGTTTACACGGCAACCGACGAACTGCATGTTCAGAGGAACCTGTTGCTGGGCTGCCCGCTGTTGCAGAGCGCCGTTGAAAGCGATCACCACGTTGTCCATGTTGGTCTCGATCGAACGAGTGATCAACAGGACCGTGACCAGACCTTCTTCGTGTTTGACGTCCTTGAAATGTTCCAGTACCGCGAACAGATCTTTCGGATCGTTACCACGAATGTAGTCATCGACGATTACCGGAATATAACGATCATAGGTAACCTGGGTACGGTTCTTACCGGCATACAGCGGGTTGCTGTAGACGATGCCCAGATTCAGACCGTCGGTACGCACGACTTTGTCTTCGGCTTCCACACCGTGAACCAGTTCGATTGATGGGAACGAGTCTTCGTTTTCACGATACAGGTTCACCACCAGCGACGACAGCTTGACGTCGTTGTTCGACGAGGTGCGGGCCATGTCGTACAGGCGCTTGTCAGACACGTCGATGTGGATGGTGTTGTTCTGGAGCTCGGTGATCCACATCTGGCAGAGCTTGTCGATGAAAGCTTGTTCCTGGTAGGTATCGAACTCGCGATACAGCTTGAACAGTTCAGCCATCAGCAACGTGGTAGTGGTGGTACCGTCACCGCACTCTTCATCGGTCTTGATCGGTGCTTCGGTAGCCACCTTGTTGACCAGCTCTTTACGCGGGTCATTGAACTTGATGGAACGGGCAACGGTTACCCCGTCTTTGGTGACCTTGGGTTTGGTACCAGTGCTGATGACCGCCAGCTTACCGTTTGGGCCCATGGTCGCTACTACGGCCTTACGTACATCTTCGACCACTTCCGACACCAGTTCACCAGTTTGGGCGATGGTCAGGAAATCAACAATACCAGTGCTATTATCAAAACCGCGCATTACGAGTACTCCAACTAATAAAAGAATTCTTTAATGTGCCTCTGCACACTATAGTAATATAGGCTTCAGTTATTTCTCAGCCGCATCGAATACTTCGCGTTCAAAGAACTTACGAAGCTGATGAATAGCTGCAATAGCTTTACCTACACCCTTAACTAACTCGTCGATCTGCTTAGCAGAACGGTTGGCCAGATCATGCCGACCAGCATAGGGCACGGGCACCCAAATGACGATGGTCTTGTGGCAATCACCGATGCTGACACTGCCGGTACCGTTCCGCTCCAGGTTGTAGGAGACCAGACCGGTGTAGCGACTGTCTTCTGGATTCAGCCAGTGCTTGGCCACTACCGGATCTTTCTCCTCCTTCCCCCAACCTTTATACAGCTTGAGGAACTCCTTGAGCGTGTCTTGTAGCAGTTGTAGCTTGCTTTCCTGCTTGACCAAACCCACGTCGTCATCGATGTTGTGCAGGTGGACACGCACGCCGTCGATACCGATGTTCAGATGTCCATCCCAACTATAGTTGTAGTTCTCTGGAGCACCTTTCTTACGCTTCTCGTCGCTGATACGACAACTGGCGGTGAAACAGTAGTCCCAGTACGAAGTAGCCAGCGGATTAGTCGTACTGACGAACTCACGACCAATAACCGTTAACTGATCAAAGCAAACTGTGCCTTTATCATAACCTTTCATAACAGTTGCCTCAAAAATACAAAAAGATGAAAACTAACCTCTACCTTATTCGGGTAGAGGTTAGAATTTACTTATTACGCTGCCTTCCGTACGAGGTAGTAGGTACCCTTGCGGTCCACGAACTTGTAGTCGGCTTTGCCCTCGATCGGACCCATCGCTACCATAGCCTCGATCTTCGAACCGAGGTTGAAGGCATTGTGGACCTTGCCCAGGACGTCGTCGGTAGTGAGGGCGTTGTCACCTACGTCTTTGACGATACGCACACCCTCGGCGCCTTTCACTTGTTCCATCAGCCGCTTGAATTCAGCAGTGCCCAGCTTTTGTTGTACTTTGATAGTAGCCATTGTGGCTCCTTAGAAATAATGGAAGAGGCAAATAACCGCGTAGATACCCAGATAAACCCAACCGATCTTGTACAGCACGTGGAGTCTTGCTAATAGCTTGACCTCTTGGGTCTCCTTCATCTGGAAACCTTTACGACTAACCATATGAAGGAACACAATGCTAGGCCCACCAGACTGTTGGATGATGATGTCCACCAAAATGTTCCTGATAACCAAACGGTAGATTATCATCCAGACGACAAGCGCCCCGGTCAGGATATGGATACCGACCATCATTCGACCAGCCTTTTAACGAAGTCTACCAACTTCTGCAAGTCGTAAACCTGGAAGTTGTCTGGCATCATCCCGGTGATGTCGAACTCCTCTTCACCATTACGGTAGAACACCTGGATGCCACGGTGGCGTTCGACGTACATGTAGAACCGACCACCCTTGTCGTCCGGGTTTTCTTTGTCTGCGTGGATAGTGACATCCGCGAACGAGTTACCCAGGCAGTAGGTGTAGGTGATCGACCCCAGTTTGTCGAAGATCGTGCCAAAGCTGGTCTTGTGGCCGTAAGCTTCTTTGTCCCAGACGAACTTGTTGTCCTGCACCATTGTCAGCCAACGCAGGAAGACATCTTGCTCTGCCATGGTTGGGGTGTGAGTTACTTCTGCTGCTGTTGTTGTCATTACCGATTACTCCATTAATACGAAAGGTTTGAGAAGGTACCCCAAGTGATGATTACCTGCATGGTAAACAAACAACCTAGAACTACCTTCCCCCAGAAATCTTCCCGCCGAAAGAACTTAGTATAAGTCTTCGGTGAAAAATTGTACCCAATGTAACGATGCAACCACAACCGCACCAGGAAAACATAAACGGCAGTCAGTGCCATTAACCCAAGGTGGAAGTAGAGCACGTTTACTCCTTATTTGAAATGGCCACGTTTAATGGCTTCGGTAGTAATAGCCACACAACGGGCAAAGTCTTTGTGGGACAACAACCGTTTAACTCGGTGGATCTGGTCCATATACTCGAACGCACCCCCGCGTTGAACTGCGGCCAGACGGAAGTCTTTGTAGTACTGGTGGTCCTTGAACTCGGCGAAGTCTTTGTCAAAGTCGCCCTCGTATGTAGACAAGTAAGGTTCGTGTTCGGTAGCCAGTCGTAGGATCGGTCGCACATCGATTGGCCTGGCCACCCCGCTCTTCTCGCACACCGGAATCTTTGGGACATCCCAGAGTACGTTAATTGGAATACCTGCCCAGACGTCATCAGTCAAGTGCTCCAAGAACTCCCCACGGTTCAACGGGTCCTCGCAGGAGAGATCTCCTGGATCTTCACCGAACTGCACCGGTAACTGAATTGCCCAGTTGAGGAGTTCTTCACCGAAGTACAGGGCCTCACTTGGGTCACTACCTTGCTGGTGACGGCCCCAGGCTTCCACTACTTGCAAGAAACCAGCAAAGGTACAACGACCGAAAGCATTGATGAGGTCATCAGCCATTTTGTAAGCAGGGGCCATGCGATCAGAACAAGCCTTCCGACAGACCAGATCGCTGGCGATCATCATGGTGTCGCCACCGTAAGCCTGCACCACGATGGACACCTGTTCAAACAGATCCCGAGCAATTGGGTTTTTACGGATCAGTTCGATTTCTTCAACGATGTTTTTATCATATTTACGAGACATGGCCTTTCACCATTTCCAAATATCGAACAAAGTCTTCGGCAACTTTAGCAGCTACCGCCCAACCAGCTTCACGATTGAACTCTGGCGTAACCTTCCAGTGTAGGTTCCATACCGGGAACCAGAAATGTTTGCCGGTCTTCGGGTGCGGCTGCTTGAGGAAGTTGATCCGCGACGTCTGGGTGATACCCATGAGGTGTTGCTGTTCCCCTAGGTGGTGACGGAACAAGCGCGACAGCTCGTCGATATGGTCTGGATCACGCACACCGATCATGATGTACGGTTCATCCCACCCGCTGTTGTCATCATGACCTTGGCAGGACCAGAGGGTAACCAGTTCCGGTGACTTGTTGATTGCCAATACCAGAGACTGGATCTTTTCGTCAATGGCAGACAAAGGCAGGTGATCAGCCCGATTACGCATCACACGGAAATCAGTTGCGTGCATGCGGTGGTTCTTGTTGAATACAGTCATTACTGAGCCCTTAATAAAGAGTTCTTGAAATTAAATAGCCAGCCACTAGTGCCAAAGAAATCACCAGTGAACCGCTAAACAAAGAAAACATACACAGCTGTAGATCGGTTAGCTTGCCCAGTATGTATTGACCACGATACGTACCGAACCAGCCGACAAACCACAGTACTACTAACACAGTGAAGCAGCTAAACATCACATCTAACCAGTCCATGTCGGCACCTATTCGATGTTAGTTACCAAGGAGTCCTAACGAACCCCATCCGGTTACATTACCCATTACACAATCCTCAAATAAACATTGGTTGGTCTTTGGGGACTAACAATCCCTTATGGAACTGCAACGTCTCACCCACTCGCAGATTATTCTGCCCAGCCTTTATGAAAAATAAAAGGGTCCCACATGCAATGACTGCACCGGAACCCCTTATCGCCTTTACCTTAAAAGACGTAAACCGGGAGAGAATCAGATACTCCTCTCTGGCTAGTTCTAAGTATCGACTTGGAAGGAGCATCGACAACCTCTTCTTTGAAGTTGCAGTCCCGGAAGACTGCTTTATCTTGGAAGATGGTGTCGGAATCGTTCTCGATCGAACTTATTCCAACCTCCCGATCCCCCTTCTCATTCACATAGAGATAGAGGACCTTGTTAAATTTATCCGTGTGGTAAGTGATGGCCAGCCCATCCAAACCTACCCAACCCGGATTAACGGTGTCGTACTTATCGCCGTTGTACATTACGTACTCGGAGGTCAGATCAAACACCGTTTCTTGCTGTACGGTTTGGATCTCGTGGAAATCCTCAGCCCGATCGGTGAAACCGTATTGCTTGCAAACGAGGGAATCGTCGGCTACAGCAGAGTTAGCCAACAAAGCCAGAGAACAAACTACAACACTGAACATCCCTTTCACGCTACTTCTCCTTGCAGGACCAGACGGCTGTTGATGATTTCGTTGATTGGCATGGCATCGAGTTCTTTCAGGTGTTTACGGTAGTGTTCCGCGATAGCGCTGATGCGCTCACCGAAAGGAGTGGTCTCGAGGCTACGGGTGTTCTTGCACTGGAGTTCCAGGCTGTGCAAGGTAGGACCAAAAGCACTGAAGCTAATCTTGTCCTTGGTCATCTTGCCGTGGAAGAACAGTGGACTTTCCTGGTCGACGAACTGGGAGAAGGTTACCGACTTATCACCTTTCAACCATTCACGGAAGTTTTCCAGCCCGTCAATGATTTCCAGGATATCAGCCTGGTATTTACCGATCTCGGTAGCAATGCTGAAAGTGTGCAGCGAGTCAGTGCTAATAATAGCCTGACGTTTGATACAGCCGTTGTCAGCGAACTCTACAACCGAACGGAGAATCAGATCACCGTTCTTTGCAACCGAAGCAGTGGATTCGAACACTACGTTACGGGTCTTGAATTCGTCAACGATAGCGCGGGAAGAAAATACGATAGCCATAACAAAAACTCCTATTAGGTGTCTACACAGACGACCTGTCAATAATGGTAGGCTTAGCAGCCGTTACATCCGATAAAACTGCGAAGCCAATTCCAGGATCATGTAGACGTCCCAGAGCAGGATTCCAGCCGCCACTGCTATCCCCAAGCAGCAAGCGTTGTATTCAGCGGAATACTCTTCCGTTTGACTTAGACTGCGATTGCAGAACCGTATCACCCAAATGCAAAATGCAATGGTTACAACGAAGAAGAGTACCCCAAGTATTATAATCTTTGCGGCGGTCATGCCAGTTACTCCTTGTGGTTATGCAATGCTTATTAAAAACATCTACGTGCATTACACCCAAGTAATATAGACCTGACCGCCTCTAGAAGTTAAACGGTTAGTTTAAGCCTGGTGTAGATACCGGTCTGGTCAATTACCTGGAAGCCCAAACGCTGGTAGAAGTTCAGTCCCCGTTTGTTATCACGGTAGCACTGGACCTCCAATGGTTGCTTGAAGATCTCCATGTGGTTGTTAACCAGGTAACTACCGCTAGTCCACCCCCGACACCATTCCTCGAAGTAAATAGAAAGGAGTTGGTCTTCTGCCACTGCCATAAAGCCAACCGGTTCACCGCTACGTTCGAAGACATATACCCAGTCGAGTAGCTTCAGGTATTCATCGAACTTCTCGTCCATGAAACCAGGTTTACGGCACTGGGCGATCTGGTCTTTGAACATCTCACTAACTGCCTCACAAGAGAGCAGTAAACTGAGTTCATAGCGCGTCAGTTCATCCCAGAGACGTCTAACACTTTTAATGATCTCTTCGGTAAGACCGGTCTTGGAATACATCTTGACGATAGCACCACGCAGTTTCCCGTCGTTTCTCATTCAGTCAGTTCCTTACGGGCTACAGTCAAAATAGCTTCCAACTGAGCCAATGTGTAATGACCATCCACAACAGCATAACTCCCACGAAAATCGACATACCCAGCCCAGTTGTCGATAATACTCTTTTGTAGCTCAATGTTCTCCGGGGTGTATGCCGTGGTACGGGAGCCATTGAGAGCTGCTGGATCGAACTCCGAAGTGACACTAAAGCCACATTTAAGAGCCAACTGCACCATTCCGACGACTTCGCCGCTCCAAACCATCTTGAGTTGTGCATAAGTAACACTAGCTGCCGCCTTGTATTCACGGAGCATGCTGAAAGCATGTCCGCAATGGCGAAACGCTTCCAGCACAAAGATCTCCAGCACTTGGTTAGCGCCGGCCATCAGGTAGCCTACAGGTTCGCCATCATGCAAGCCTTCAATAATGGTGATGTAATCTACCCCATGATCGATAGCCTCGCGGAGTTCTTTTTCCGCTTGCTCTTCTTCAGAAAGTTTCAAACCATGCAGTTCCCGATACATGAAAAGCAATGTTTGGAACGGGCCTCCGTAAAAAGCTTGAGAGAAATCTGATTTCTCTGGTTTGCCGTATTTCTGAGTAAAGAAGGTATGTGAAACTTGCATAAATAAAACTCCTAAGGTAATGGGTAAGCTAGCCTAGGCTAGCTTACCCTACACCGGTTGTTAGTTAATGTCTTTAGCCAGACGCCAGATGAGATTGGTGATCGCAGTATTCGTTGGATACGCTGTCTGTTCGGAATCGTCCTGCACGAACCCCAACCGGTCGAAGAAAGCTAATGCATCCGGACTCTGATACCCGACGGCTGCAGTTACTTCCTTTACATCGAAACGATTAATGTACAACTCCAGCAAAGACAACCCAATGCGGTCCTTACGGAAGGCTGGCATGATGTAAAGCGCCAGCACATGGTTTTGGACATTCATAGCCAGGTAACCAACCACCATGCCAGTATTGGCTTCCATGGTGATGAGCTTTGCTGTCTCTTCCATTTCCAAGGAGAACATTTCGCTACGCTGTACAGGATCCAGTGCCCAGTCGAGCTTCCGCTTGAAGCGCGGATCTTTCATGAACACCGGCAGCTGTTCATAAATGCTCATGTTGTAAAGCTCTTTAACCATGCCATAAATGGATGAATCTATCGCATTACCGTCCATCATGATCAAACGAGCCTGGAAATCGTTTGCATGCTTAACTTGGCGACGAGGAAGACCGAACACATTACGCTCAAACAAATTCTTATTAGACATACCAAATACTCCTCAGCTGCGGGTGCAGTCTGCCAAAAACACGCCGCGGTTGATTTCGCGATCATCGTTAGTGAGATAAACAATGAAATACGTTTTACCATCATCGTCAACACGACGGAACAACATATCGCGTTGATTGCCAGCCACACCGCTGATAGCCCCACCCTCGGGGATACTCAGCTTGAGTCCTTCCTTGAAAAGATCATTCTTTTCGACGGTGAACTCGTACTTGGTTTGCTCTATTACGATTTCCTTTTGAATAACCGGGTTATCAGTCAGGAAACCTTGAGTCATGTTCATTGCGTTGTCAGTGTACTTCTGGCACGTGTAGGTCTTCAGGACCTGGGCGCCAACGGTAGGGTCTACCGCAATAAAAGGCTGTTGGTTCATAGCAGCAAAACCAACAGTAGGAATCAGGGACAGTACCAGTGCAATCTTCTTCATGAAACACTCCTAAATGAATCGAGTGCAAGTAGACCAGAATTGGCTTACTTGTTGAAACGGGCTTTCAGTTCTTCCAGCTTACGCAGTTTGGTCTTGCCCGCCTTGCGCGCTTTCCACACAGCAGTACCATGTACACGGCAGTACCAATCAATCCACTTGGGGTTCAGACCGAAGGTGGTATCACCGCGAAGCTCTGGTTCTGGATCAGGCCCGAGTTTAGCTTCCAGTTTAGGCGGTGTACGATTAATAGCGTCGTAGATAGCCTGATCCATACCTGGCATGATCCCGTCGAAGTCGGCGTTCAGGGATTTCAATTTATCATTAGTCACGGGGATACTCCGGATACATTGAGAGACGTTCGGTATGTTTCCTGTAGAGGCGAGGACGTACCTTAACCAATCTAGAGAAAACATCCTTGGTGGTAAAGAAGTAATCTTCGATCACGTTGAAACCGAGGATACGCAAGCCTTCATCGACCGTAAACAACGGGGCTTTCATGTAGCAGCGATCGCCGTCAAAATCGATCATTGCATAACCACGGTTCAATGCAATCTTGCGTGGCACACCGGTTTGACGCATGTGCCATTCGACCCAGTCGTTGGACAAGAGATTATCCGGACCAGCGGTGAGTTTGGGCTCTGGGTCAGTAGCCAGTTTAATACGTGTCAACACATTGGTCGCATTATGACCAAGAGTACTGGTTAGAGCTTTATGTTTCATGCTATCCCCATTTCACGATGGAATACACGCAGCATGGCCTTGTGTACCTTTTCGCCTTCGTCCCGTGGTACGTCCGCCAGGAACTTGGCTTTGTGCGTTCCGGCACTTCTTTCGAAAGCATCGGAAGCGTTGTTGAAGCGATAAGCTGGATCAGCTTCTTCAGCTTCCTTGGCCTCCAGCTCGGCAGCCATTTGCTGACGGAAACGAGTACTCATGATGCCCATGGCTATTCCCCTTTGACTTTGAAATGGACGTCATTTTTGATTACAACACGCCCGTCTTCTAAAGCTTCTGAACGAACACCGCCAGCCAGCGTACGAATTGGTTTCGTTACCCCTTCGATTTTTTCTGGTTTACGTGCGGCATGATACTGCTCAGCCGCTTCCACTTGATGCGGGTGCTTACCTTTTTCTGCAGACGGCTGCAAATTCAAAGCAAGATTGTTATACAGCTTGAGACCGCCATTGTCCGCTTTGATTTCTGGAGTGATGGCGTAAGACTTACCGTCTACAGTTACCCACCCGTTAGAGTAGGCAATGCCGCAGAGTTCCCAGAACGACTTGACCACTTTGCGTATGTGGCCAGCTAGGCTTTCAATACCCAGGATAATCGCTTTACGATCTTCATCGGAAGCTTGTTGCCAGAAGTCTTTGACGTACTTCTCCAGCGCTTCCTTACCTTCTACGTCAGCCAGGCCACTTACAAATTCGTCGAGAGTCATATTACCACCATGCCTTGAGATCGTTAACTACTTTGCCTTCTTGTAAAGCTTGGATACGGATACGGGCAGTAGCCTTAGCCACATTAGAAGACACCTTTTTCTGCAACCTGTACCAAGCGATCCATACCGGGTTTGCTTTACCTTCAGCGTTGGTCAAACTAGGTTCGTTCATGCACTGAACGACTTCATTAAAAACCTTATGCGCTCGCAGGTAGCTAACCCCGTGTTGTTGCATATACCACTTGGTCCAGGGTGCAACATTTAAAACACCCTTACTGGTAATAAGGGATGGCTCTTTGTCATTCGTTATCATTGTGTTTCAACCGATCCATGGAGCCAGGGGTACGGATAATGGTCAGGTGGGTGGCCTTATCGCTAAAGACGTCCTTATGGAAGATGGCACCACCGTCCGCCATCACCCTTTCCCGATTAAGCCGAATCCCGACTCTTGTAGGACCTTTAAAGCCAAGGCAAGCCACCCAGGCTCTGTACAACAAACGTCGCGTGCCCGGACTGTTGGACACCAGGCGAGTGACGCGGTCCTGGAACGGGTCGAACTTGGGGATGGTGTAAAACCCACCTCGCGGGCCACCTTTAAAACGATCACCAGTGATTTGTGGCATCGTTTCATGCAGGGTGGTTAGAAAGCTGAAAGCAGGAGTAGACGGCACTGGGTATCCCTGCTGATCCACCACAATGAACGGTGCGCCACCACCAGGATGAGTAAGGACCTCATCCAAAGTTGGTTTTGGCATTTTCTTCAAAAGTTCGTCTACCAATTTCTTATCCATTACCGATTACTCCTTAAAAACTAATGTACTATACACACTAATAATTTAGGCCTGAGTTCTTGCAGAAATTAAACACTCTATAGGGTACTATATACCTACTACAGTGAGAAATAATATGAAAGAGTTACTACTCTCTGGGGGAGCTCCGAACAATCCTGAACCTACCGGCGATGTGTTGTTTTTGTACGATCCCGAGACAAGCAAAGACCTTATCTCCGGACAAGTCTGTGTTGCACTATCCGGCGGAGCCGCTGTAGACAATATTACCAAGATTGATGGCAAAGGAACGCTAAAGTTGGTAGGCGGTGGTAGCCAGGGATTGATTACATTCCCCACCCCGCTCAGCCTTGAAGTATTGTCTGAATGGACAGTTGAATGGGTATCTCGCCCGATCTCCATTCAAAGTGGTTACGTTACCGAGATGTTTATTGACACTAGCCCTAGCTCAGGTTACCCCATTGGTTGCCGCTGGCCAGATGGTGGTTATGGTAACCGTGCGCAGTTCAACCTGTCTAACTGGGCGAACGAAAACATTTGGCACCCGCCATTTGCCAAAGCTGCGGCGGAAGGCAATACCATTCGGTGGGCGATGGTTTATAAAGGTGGGTTGATACGGATCTACAAAGACGGGATTAAACAGTCTTTGGCGGCCGGCACCAGTGGGATCTACGACAAGGACTTCATTTCCAAAACTGTGTCATGGCCTGTGTACCACAAAATTTACTTGGGGTACTTCAACGGTACTAACTCTGCTTGGACCGGTAACTTCGGCCGTTTACGGATTAGTAACTTTGCTCGTTATCTCGCCAACTACACACCAGTGCCGTTCTAATAGGAGGCGTGCATGATTGAGTTACTGAACGGACGCGGGCAACAAATCGTGGAACCAACGGGTGATGTCGTTCTGTTGTTCGATTACGATACCATGACCAACTTGGTCGATTATCCGATCACTGCGTCTTTGGTAGATGCTTCTATCGATCGCGTTAACTTGATTGATGGTGTTCCGGTGTTGTCCAAAGATAACATGAGCACTAGTCGGCTAGTAATCAATTTTGGTATACCGTTAGATTTCTCTGTAGGTAATTGGACCTTTGAATGGTCTACTTTTACCACTCAGCTGTACGGTGGGTACAGCGGTGAAATGTGGTTCGATGGCGGTAATGTAAGTAATGCGGGTTTCGCTAGTTTCTTTGGGGACTACGGTTTTGGTAACAGAATTATGCTTGCCGACGGCCAAGCACCGGATACTGCGGACTTGTGGCGGCCCCTGCATTATAAAGCTGATATGTTAAACAAGTTAGTGCGTTACGCCTGCGTTTATAGAAATGGGTTTTTCTCCTTCTTTATCGATGGTAAGAAACAAGCCATGGAAAACGGCGTTACCAACGGTACAGTCAAGACCGACGTTCCGTTGCGTGGCCTAGGTAAAGGAATGACCCGTCTGGAGGTGGGTCGAGTGACCGGTTACAGCCACATCCTCCCTAACATCGGACGAGTAGGCAGAATACGTGTTAGCAAATTTGCTCGCTACTCATCGGACTACACACCAACACCATTCTGATAGGAGGTGGCTATGATCGAAATGTTCCTACCGCAGAATACCATTAGTGAACCACCTATCCCAGTTATTGGTGGAGTCTATAAACAACTTGCCAGCGCGGTCACGCCACGGAGTTCCCACTCCGTCGTTGCCATTGATGGGAAGATCTACGCATTCGGCGGTAGTTATGGTGCTCTCAACAGCACCATGGAAGTTTACGATATCGAAACCAACACTTGGGCACCTGTTGTTGCTCAAGGCATGCCAAGCCCTCGTCATGGTTGTGCATGCTGTGTATTGAACGGTAAGTTTTATATCTTCGGTGGGTCCACTGGCAACGGCTGGGGGCCGATGAGTCAAGAGGTTTATGTATTCGACCCTGCGACGGTAGCCTGGACTAAACTGGCAAACACACCGAATGCGGTTGCGTTGCATACGGCAGTACCCATTAAAGGCAAGATCTACATATTCGCTGGGTTCAATGGAGGAGCTCCGGTAAACGATCTGTACGAGTATGATCCTGTCGCGAATACCTATCGAACCATTGCTAACAGCCAGCCTGTCCAACACGGCCACAAGGCAGTAGCGATCGGCGACCGTATGTTTGTTGTGGGCGGGGTGTCTAGCTCGACATTGCTCAACCGTTGTGTTGCTTACGACCCTGTAAACAACACCTGGCAACACTACGCGGCTTCTCCTGTTGGTAACACCTACACCTTCGTTGGTGCATTAGGTAACTACATCTACATGTTTGGGGGTAGCCTTAACAACATCACGACAACCAACAACCGTTTGTTCAAGTTTAGTCTGGAGACTAACAGTTGGGCTGAACTTCCGTCTGGTGCTAGTCCCGCTTACCTTGGCTGGATGGCCGTCTCGGATAAAGCACTTTATTTGCACGGCGGTTATAACAACACTGCGGTACTTGCCGAGCTTTGGGAAGTCAAGTAATGCTTAATACTCTATTAACCAAAGGCTAAAGGAAATGATCGAGCTTTTAGGATTCGTTGGTAAATCTAACGTTAGTCCTCCTGTTGGTGTGGATAATTTCTTCTTCTTTGACGGACCTACTCCCCCAACACTTACCCTGACCTTAGGAGGTTCAGCGGCATTCGAATCGACGCCTACAATCGATGGAAAGACAGCGTCATTCACCACCACAGCAGATACGCTAAAAGTTACATTCGGAACCCCTCTTAACTTGAGTACATCCGACTGGACTTTGGAGTGGTCGATAATTAACCAGGCAGTGCCTGCGGCGGATTACGCTGCTGAGCTGGGGCTGTTTCCAGCTAATGGTGGTGTGGCCGGTCTCCAGGCTCGTTACGGTAGTCCAGGTTTTGGTAACCGTCTACAGTTCGGTGGGAGAATGGCTGCTCTAGAAACCTGTTATAGTTCTCAATACACTAAATCCGGATTGGTCGGTGTGCTGAAACGTTTTGCCCTGGTTTCCAAGAACAAGAGCATTACGTTATACGTTAATGGCGTTAGGGAAAACTTTGCGTTGGGTACTACCAACACATACAACACCACGGCTTTTGGATTAGACACGGACATGTCTGCCATTACCAACTTGCTGTTGGGTAGTAACCCTCTTGCAGGCGGTTCTGTATTGGCTAAGCGTGGTCCGGTGAAACTCAGCATGTTCGCTAAGTACAGTGCCAATTACACGCCGGTTCCATTTTGAAGCAAAAAAAAGAAACATATACTACCCCTAGCCCTTAACGGGGCTAGGGGTAGTATAGTCACTATAGGTTTTTCAGGACCTTGCCCTTACGCTGATATTCAGCCAACGCTTCCCGTGGAATTTCTGGATCGATATCCGGGTGTTGGTGGACGATGCTGTCATCCAGTTGCTGGCGGATTACTTCAAGTGCTAACTTGAGTTTCTCACCGTCCATCTCGCCCAGCGAGCCATCCAGGTTTCTACCGGCCTTGTACTGTTCGTGTTGGAAAGTACCCGATTCCTTGATACCGGCTGCCCACAACTGGGTCATCACGTAGGACTCAAGGTACTTACCGTAGAACAAATCCACGTTGAGCAGTTGCCCTTTGTGGAAGTGCAGCTTCGACGCATTACCGTCGAGAATGCCGGTGAAGGTCAGAAGATCTTTTTCGTAAGCCGCTTTAGCTTCCGCCAAATACTCCAGCGGGTAATTGTGGTAAACCGCTTTGATTTGGCCATCAGCGCCAACATCGATACCACCAATACCGAGATCCCAACGAACTTGCGTATGGAAACCTTTTTCGATCTGTACGCCATGGAAGCCAAGACCCTCCTGGAAGTTAATATCAGTTACCCAACCCATAACAGCTCCTTACATCACTTGTAGTCCATTGAGATTCAACAGAGTAAACTTACCACGACCAGGTTTCCACCCTTCAGTGTCGATGTAATAAGTGTTACCCAACTTCAACATATCCGTTACCGGGTTATGTCCCACTACCAAGGCGCGAACACCTGTAATCCTGGTAGTGTCTTTCTCTTCGAACCGTGCACGGCTGTACATGCACTTGTTCATTACCTTCTTGTGTTCCTTACGACGGCTATCGTCACGCAGACGCGCTACAAGCTCATCCCAGCTGTCGTAAGCACAACCGGCATGCACAATACCAACTAACCCGTATTTGGTCTCTACCTCGATTGCAATGGGCAGAGCATCAAAAGGAACAGAGAACAACTCCTGCTCTTGTGGGGTGAACGCTTTAAACCAACTACCGGCGTTTTCTAACCAACTGGGCGAGGTCAGATAACGAGAAACATGGTCGTCATGATTACCCTTTACCGAGAACACCCAGTCTTTGTTTAACCAATTAAAAGCTTCACGGTTCTCCGGCCCACGATCAACCAGATCTCCTACAATGAACAAACGATCAATCAGTGGGTTGAACTTAATCCGGTCCAATTCCACCTGTAGGTAACTGAAGTGCCCATGCACATCACCTACAGCGATATCTCGCCCCTCGGTGTTTACTCCAAATCGCTTAACATACATAGCCCCATTCCTTTATTAGGTCCGGGAAGCTAGTCCCGGTACGTACAATAACCAATTACCGTGAATCATAATAGAAATTTGATCGCTCTCTTTGTCGTAAGCGACCTTTGGACAAACCTTAACAGCTAAGGTATCTGCCAAAGTAGGCTCCGCCATAAAGCCTCGGTAAGCAGGATCACCAATCATGGCGGTAGGAGCTTGTGTAAGCACCTCTACCCAACGTTCTTGTTCATCCCGGAGGGTATCCATGATTACCTGGATATCTCGTGGGGAGAACGTAGGGAAGCCGATGGCGAGTTCGTGGTACCAGTCTTTGTTGAAGTCGCCGTTGATGTTAAGCAGTGGCGTCTTCTCAATGAATTCAACAACCCGTAACCGTAAACATTCACCGATTACTTGACCTTTATCCCAAGGGCTAGGGTCGATAGCACCTGGGTAACCGCCGTCGAAAGCGCGGTCCATGAAACTGGTCGGTACTGGTTCTTTTTCTTGTGGTTTGAAAAGAAAACTCTTAACCCGCATACTTACAGTATTTACAAGGTGGCGCATAATAGTTCTCCTTTAAGTAAAACTATCTAGCGGTGTTACCCGCTAGATAGCCACACTGCTTACTACTTGATAGTAGCTTCGCGCTTGCCGGTAGCAAAGGCGTTCTGGGTTGCTTCGTCAGACACGATCCGGCACATGGTCAGTACGTCTTTCTTCGGGAAGCCTGCCATCTTCAACAGCCAGCCACGAACCAGGTAGTCACGGGTGGTTTCGTACTGGGTACACAGTTCGATCTTGCGGTCCTGGGAAATCTTGAATTCAGAACCACCGCCGTCGATGATGTCATGGACTTTCAGGAACAGCTTCGAATCCACAGTGGGGTTCTGTTCCTGGATCCATTGCATCGTAGCCTGACTACCATTCTTGCCGTAACGACCTTCCACCGCAGCCTGCACCACTTCCTTGAGGGAGTTGGTGTACTGCTTGTTCAGACCCACAGCATCCTGGATCTTGATGGTGGTGGTGCTCAACACGTTTTCACTTTTGGTGTTGAGTGCCTTGATGTCGTTTTCGAAGGTGATCGCGGTGTCGTGCATGCTCTGGTAGCCCAGGAACAATGCACCAGCCACACCGCCGATGATCAGAAACAGCACGCCAACAACAATACCAGCTACTTTCATTTTCTTGCTTTCCTTGAGTTATGCAACGTCTTCTTTAATTACATACACCGCGATACCGATGGCGGAAGCCAGGTTCAGCAATACCATGGTAACAATTACCCAGGTGGGCGGTATCCACCCGTTCTTCATGTATTCGAACTTCTTGTTCGAGACACGTTTGAAGTCTTCTTTGATCAGATGGTACTGTTCTTGCACCAACTGGTCAGTGAACTTACGTTCGTAGGTCATACTCTGGAGTTGCTTGAGCATGATCTGGTTATCTTGCCCGTCAGCAAACGACATGGCCCGAGCCCACTTAATGTTCTCTTCATCGTCGATGCCATAGAACAAGATTACGTCATTCTTACGAGCACCACTCCAATACTCCATGAGAGCATAGAAATAGTCGTCAGGGTTCTGCGTTACTACCAGGATGACGTTAAGTTGCTTGGTAGGGCCATCATGACTGAGTTGCGCATTCAGCCAGATGTTGATACCATCGTAATCCGTATTAACCCCAGGATCCTGGACAACACGGTTGAAACGATAGTAGTCGTACGGTTTTGGATATGCGGGCAGTTTACCAACGTAGCGGTTATGCATGGCTGTATCCACTTTGAAGCGGTTACGGTCCAGTAGCATGAAGTTAGTAACCATCCCAACCTGTGCAACCGGGTCGGCTACCTCCACCACGCTGTAACGCTCTGGCATCTTCAAGCCGCGACGATCCGCACGATCAATGGTGTACGTCCCCAAAGTCGTGTAAACGTCCCAGTCGACGTCGTAGGAGTGCTCATCGCAGTACTTGGGCCGACATACCGTACGGGAGCGCCGCTTACCCTTGGAATCCGTGTAACTCTCCGACTTACAGGTCTCCCCGCACTTGTACTGGTGACTACAGGACACGTGTACCGAGTCCTTACCAGTAACAAATCCGTTAAAGATGCTGATGTCAGACGTTTGGGAAGAAGCGGCTGCCGCGATAACACCCATACATAGCGCGGTACTAACAATAGCACCCAAGCCCTGCAAGGCCCATTCTTTCGGAGTGATCTTGTGCGGGAAGAAGAACTTCGCGATCAAAGCCACCAAGAAAGCCGGTATGAAAACTAAAGGGAAATAAAACCCCATCAACTACTCTCCTTATACTCCTTGTAGGCTTTGGCGTTTTCCTTAGCCTTATCTTCTCGACATACGAATGTATCATACACACCGGTGCAATGACGATAGTTGTAGTCTTTCGCCCAGGCGTCCAGATCACCCATGGTTTTTGCATAACCTAGCGCACACAGTAAAACAAAAGTGCCTAGGAGCAGCCAACCAACGAAGTTAGTCATTGGCGGGTCTTTCACAATCTTCACTGGCGGACGACGTGGTAGCACTGGCTTGTGCTTAGGGACCAACGGTAGCTTGGCGTGTGTTTCATACTTCCGTGACGGCGGAGGTGCCGCAGGAGCAGGAGGACGTTTGTAACTATGCCCTGGATACTCCTTGCCTTCCAGATCATCAGGCGGGGGTATGGTGTCACGAGTCATAATCACCTCGGCAAACAAGAAATGAAGAAAACCCACATGCCGATAACAGCAAGGATCAGCAACCAAAACCAAAGGTCATCGTTCAACTCTTTGGGTTGGTCTGCTTTAGCTGTACCGGGTTTGCGTATGTATACAAATACACCAGTAGAAGGGTCGTCTATGACGACCTCTTCTTTGGCTATGTATTGTCCCTCAATTGGTTTTGAGGGCATTGAGTCCTTCCTCGTACTGTTGTCTGAGTTCCGCTTGTTTCAAGCGTACTTGCAGGCATTCAGGAGTGGCGTATTCTTCCGCACAGACAGTACGGTTGTGGGCGTCTTTAAGACGACGAGCATTTTCCCCGTCAACCTTGATGCCGTAGAACACCGCCCCATAAACAAGGACTACGATAAGTGCGAATATAGCAACGACAAACCAGCACCCAGGTCCGCCCTTAATTAGGATTTCCCCCAGTCGTTTCATTTAAGCAACTCCTTTTGTCGACTTTCCAACAAGAGTTTCTCGATCTTGTACTGGTGGCAAGGAATGGTGTCGAAGCGACCAACACAATTGGTCTTGTTATCTTCACGGATCTCGCCACGACGCATCTCAACCCACTTCTCTATTAGCAGTACGGAAGGCACGCCTATCACAACAATAATAGCAATGCGGCTCAAATACCACCACCACCACGTATTACGTCCTCTCATTTATTTACTTCCTTCAGCTTGCGCTGGTACTCTTCTTCGATAACCGATTTCTGAAGCTTCTTAGTGTGGCAGGCAGGGAGATCCCACTCAGCCTCACAGTTCTTCTTCTGCAAGTCTTCATTGGCCTCGTAGAAACCATAGGAAAAGCAAGTAACACACAGCAAGAACATTCCAACTAACGAAAATACAAACCGGCCGCTGGTGCCGTCTTCGTCATCATAACAACTCATTTATTTAGTTCCTGGAGTTTTTGTTCGTAGGCTTCTTTAGCCTGTACTTTCTTTATGCGCTTTTCCAAACAGTCGACGGTTTCATATTCGACAGTACACAGATCCGCACGTTCACGCCGATCATATTCGGTAGACGCTTTGCCAATACCAATCAAGACAAGAATAATCACCGCCACCGTACTGAGGAGTTTTAATCCGTCCATAAAGGTGAAGCGGGTATCATTTCGACTCATTGCTCTCTCCCGCTTTAAGGGTTTCTTCGAGCGCCTTAGTCAGACAAAGAGGATTGTTCATCAGTAACTTACACTCCGATTTAGTGGGTGTGTTACGAATAACCTCTTGCTGCCGTTTGGCGTCTGCCAGGAACGCTTCGGTGGTCTTTTTGTAGTCAGCACTGAGGGCCGCCAGCTGTACCAAGAAAGAAATACAGATAGTAGGAATGGCTGCCATGCAAAACAAGAACAACCAATCCCAACGGTTAAGGCTACGTACTTTCTTTACGATCTGCTTCAATCGCCACAGCTCCCACCACCACTGTCGCCACCACTGCTGCCGCTATCGCCGCTATCACTACCACGGCCGTAGTCTGTCGGTGTATCGATAACGCAAGCGCTACGCTCAGGGCGACGGTAGCTGTCGTCATCACCGCTGGACAGCACAGTATGTGCTACTGCCAGGTGCATGAGCGTATTGTCTGGTTCATGGTAACGTGGACCGGGCTGTTGGCCAGGATAATTCACACGACGCATTGGAGGAGGTGGTGGTGGTTGGCGATTCTGGCCAGTTAACGGATGTACTGGCGGAATAGAGCGCGTATAACCGGCAGGGGCTTCATGCATGCCGTAACCAGGATTAACGCTAGATTTCCAGGTTGGGGTCTCGGGGCTTTCCATTGGCTCTTCCCCATGGTTTCTACGTAGGGCTTCAATGAACTCCTTATCCCCTGGCTTTACCTTGATACGGCTACGGAACATCACGAAACCAACACACGCGCCACCCAGGCCAATTACACCCAGTACAATCGATCCCAAATCCATAAATAATCTCCCGTGGTTAAAGTACCTACCGGAGTCCCGAAGGACCCCGATAGGATTTCTAAATTATTGTTTAGACAGTAACGAAATACGGCGCTTACCTTCCGCAAATGCTTCCGGGCCAGTACGCCCGGTTTGAGCTTTATACCAATCCATCCAACTAGCCGAAGGAGAGAAAGGATCAAAGGTGCTAAGCATGACAGGCTCTGGGGTAGGAGGCATGTTATCTGGGTGATTATTCCCGGACTTACCTTGCTGCCAATTGAGAGTACTGGTATTGGCATCTACCAGATACAACTCCTTCTCATAACCGTCCACAGTTACCTTGTAGATGATCTTCCCCTCGTGGTTGCGCCCCACTTGGTCTACCCGCGCGTTCTTTTCCAGGTTCATGGTTTACTCCGGTTTAGGCTTAGGGAAGATTCCGTCGGCAGGATCCCGGTATGCACCATAGGTCGGGTCGATAACCGCCGTCAGCGTTTTCCAGTTCTCGAGCAGCTTCTCCAGACCCTCTTGAGTTAATCCAAGGGTAGCTGGGTTGGCAACTTCGAAACAGTCAACGATAAGCTTACCGGGCAACTTAGGGAACTTCTTTAGGATCTCGGCGCCCAGATGCGCCATATCGTTTTGATCCAAGATCCCCACGCAGTAGGCAACACGGTTAACCATGAGGCTGATTCGCGACAGGACCATCGAACGATCTTCGAAACTTTTACGTACTTCTTTCAAAGTACGACGGAACCCTACAGCTTCCATAAACGATTCGCCAGATTTAGAAGGCAGCCAGTTGCTGAAGTAACCGTCCGGAATGACCCGAACCTCCACACCTTTGTCAACTACTTTACCCTCGATAGCATCGATTGCAACGCCGTGAGGTATTAAAGTCCCTTGACGCAACATGCGACCGAGCGACTGCTTATTAACTGGTTCTGGCTGAGTATCTTTATCTTTTGTCATTATTACATTCCTCGTTTAAGAGCCAAACTGTAAGCATACGCTTCTTCTGGGGACATCTTGTCTTCACGGGCCATGTGCATCACCCAAAGCAAAGAGATATGTCCATCAGAAGTAAGCATGGTATCTGGAACAGGGATGATGTTGTCAGGAATGGTAAGAACCAAATCAGCAACAATCTTCCGTTTTATAGTTTCCCCGTAGTCCCTTACCATACGGTCACCTACGTTCTTCGCTTGTCCAAAACGAGGAATTTGTTTTACTCTACCTAACAAGTGAGGCTTCCAATACTCAATCCAGACGTCGTTCACTTCATCTGGATTGGTGGTAAATACCGAAGGTTCGTTGTCCTTCGGTAAGTACAAAACTATTCCGTCGTCCATTACTCTTCCTTGGTCTCTGGGCCAACCTGAACAAGCTTATTACAATCCAGCTCACCCCAGACGCCAGCGTGATAAGCCGACCCATAACCCACGTTGTGGGTATAGCGGTACCAAATGATCCACTCCAAACGCGATACTTGTTTGGGACCATTGCCGACAGATGCCTCAATAAATTTAATCGGCTCGATGCTCGGATCCATGTAACGGAGAGGTTCTTCTTCGAGGAGCTTGATAACTTCCTCACCACGTTGATAAGCCTGCATGAGGTTCGTACGTGGGTTGTTACGAATATACCAGGCAAGCCAATGCACACTAACAGGGCGGCGATGGTTACCAGTGAAGATGCAAGGCTCGTCCAATGCTGGCTGGTAAGTGACGTTGGTGTTATTAACGTCCAGAGCTTTGTCGTTCATGTTGATTACTCTTTTCCTAAGAAGGTTTTACTTGCTGTAAAGTACACTTGTTTACGATCGAACACACAGAACTCGGCTTTACCTGCGGAACCATGACCACTACCGCCGTGGATGGCTCCGTCATAGCCGAGCTTACGCAATCTGTTCACTTCCATGAGGCTTTCGAAGAAACGATGGGCCTGGAAGTACAACTTGGATAAATCATCTCGCTCCGACAGGTATTCCGGAACACTCCGGAAATACATACTCAGCTTGCGCCAATTGTCGGTTTCTTCAATATACTTGGCGAAACGGAGAGCGATCCGCTTAGCTTCGCCTTTACCCAAACGTTCAGCCACGTCACTGAGTTCCAGGAACGGATCATCAGGCTGGTCGATAAAAGGTCGGTCCAGTACCAAATGAACCGGGTAGACACGTGAGGTGTAATAGTTGCCAGTGGTGCTGTCGACCTCGGAATAGATGTTGGCCGTGTCGATATCTCCGAAATACAAAGCACGGAGATTAGACTTAGGCGTATCGTAAGCGGGGTGGGTACATTCGCCCCGGAACAAACGCAAAGCCTGACCATCAGGTCCTTTATAAAACGGCATAACCAACTCCTTATTAATAACCTTCTTGGTCGTCGATAGCGTGGTCGAAGAAATACGACATACCAGAGAAACCGAAGTGGTGGAACATCATGACCTTACCTTTGAAATGGGTAAGGCCTTTTTCACGCGCCCACTTGTAGTACGACTTCTTGATGAGGTCTTTCTCATCTTCGATAGTCCACTTATCGTGTTCACGCAGCCACTTGGCGTTGGTGGATACTTGGAAGCCCCAGACTTCTTTGTCGTTGTAGATAACCCCGTGGTTACCTTCAGCGATCATGCGCTCAATGATCTCACCCCAGCGCACCTTTTCCGCGAAGTACTTCAGTACGTGCTTCACCGGGCACTTGGCCGACATGATGTTATCCAGCAACGAACGTTGCATGAAGCGTGGTACGTTGTGGTAGTTACGTTGGCACAGCTGGATGATCTTCTTCGGGTTATCGGTGAAGTAACGGTAGAAGTAATCGATCAACTGGTTTTCCTGTTCGATCGGATACAGCGAATCATCCAGAACGAAAGGTGGTGGGGTCTTACGGAAACTAGGCGGGGTTTTGGTATACTGCTTCCAAGCCAAGGCCAGTTCGCTCAGGGCTTCGTCAGACAGTTTAGCGTTAGCCAGCTCTTGTTTCAACTCAGTGGTAGCGTCCAATTACTTATTCCTTTCCTGTAAACGTTTATTTTTGCTGCGGATATTACGATTAGTACGACGAAGTTGTTTAACCTCGTCTTCCAGCCACAACATACGTTGGGCTACGGCAGCTATCACATGTTCTGGGATAGTGGTTTCTTCCAGGTGCTCGGTAGCCAATAGGTCTACCAGAATCTCTTCGGTAGACTTTTCTGGATAGATGAACTCCGCACGAGTAATGGGTTGGTTAAGTTTATATTTTGTAGCAAAATACGCCAAGTGGTCTTTAACCAGTACCCCATTGGAATCGAAGTTTAAACGATTACCCATGGAACCCCCTTAGTGCTTGACGACTTCTTTCTTGTTCTGATACTCGTCGACGTAGGTTTTAACGCCAGTGATCAGAACATCGACGATGTCGTCATCGAGTTTATCTTCACCATGGAACATGACGGTCATGCGCATGTCCTTTTTGTCTTTCAGTGAGTGCGCAGTTAACAGGCCGATCTGCTGAGTACCTTTCTGCTCGGCGATTTGGATGGCGATCATCTTCTGCTTCTTGTTGTTCTTGCCTTCGGCGCAGTTGAACAAGAAGTGGCGACCGCGGAGTACTTCTGGGATCGACTCAGCGTGATCAAAGATCAATGCCGGGATAGTCTGCTGTTCGTGGATGAACTGGAACAGTGCATCATAGGTTTTGGTGAACGGGGATTTCTTGACGATAGCCATTGTGGCTCCTTAGTGAATAGTAGTATTGCCTGGCAGAACGGTAGCTGCCATTTCTTCTTTGGTGATAAACTGCATGCTGTCGTCCTCTACTTTGAAGACATACCCGTGCAGCATGGATACCAACTCTTGGGTTTCCCGTGGGCTGAGGTCGTCCAGCATGCTCAGAGGGGTAATACAGAAACCACCATCTTGATCTTCAAAGATCACACGCAACGGTTCGTAGTCCTTCTCTGGGTCACCTGTGTTACCGATCAGCTTGAGGATAACCAACCCCAAACCACCCATGGGATTACGGGCGATGGTAAACATGAACGACGCACCATCCAGACGATGAACTTCGTTCTTGAAGATAGCCGTGATAACCAACCCCGGCATGTCTTCCTTTTCCAGGTATTCATCGAACGCGGTTACCAGCTTATCAATAGCACCTTTTTCTTCTTTCACGATTACAATACTCCTTAAACAAAGTTATTGCTACACCCAGGTAATATAGATGCGTAATCCGGTTAAAACTAATATACCTCTATCCCTCCTAGGAGGGATAGAGGCTATGGGTCAGATGCGGATCTCTGCCAACTTCCGAACGAAGATGATTTCGAGGTTGTTGACCTCTGCCGGGTACCAGGCCCAGTCCTTCTCTTCGCGGTTGAGTTCTTTTGCTACACGCTCAGCGCCGGCTTGCCAGGCGGTGGTGGTGTCGACGGAGTAAATAGAGCGATACCACTCGAGCCAGTCTTTTTCCAGAGTCGGTATGGAATCACGCTTGAAGCTGCAGAGCTTCGGTTCTTTCGGGCCTTTCGCAGCATAGTTCGAAAATTCGTGGAGGAACTGCTGCATGGCGGCCAATGGGTTGAACCCCTGGATACCTTCGGGCACTTCCACTACGATCATGTTCGACTGGATGCGCCTGGCGCCCATACGCTGTTCAATAGCGTCGCTGATTTCTTTATATACGTCTTTGGTTCTGAAGCCCCACAGGGTATTATCGGACGTCACCACACCGATTTCAACGGTTTCGCCGCCGTACCCCCAGTTGGCTAAAAGCCAGCTGGTGAACTGGCGGTCGTTCATACGACCCAGGGTGTCGACAGCCAGTTTCTTGACATGCAGCAACTCTTCTTCGGTGAGGTTGTCACGGACGTACATATTGTTAACACGAACAGACATGCGTAGCTCCTGCTATTTAGAAAACAGTGATGGGGTTGTTGGTATAGACCGTGAAGTTACGAGTACCGTGTTCCATCTTGGCTTTATAAGTGTCGTACTGTGCCCCGTGTTCTTTTTCAAGTTCACGGCAGACCTTGTACGCACCGATCTTGATTTCTTCGTCAACCATCTGTGCGACGAAAGCAATGTCACGATGGTTTGTTTTCGAAACGAATACATGCCACGCCAGCCAGTCTACTGGAATATAGCGAACACCTTTGATAGCGTCAGCCCAATTCCACTTGCTAGGCTCGGACTTCGTGTATTCACTTGCCTTCCAGTGATCACCCAGGGCTTTGAGTAGGTACCGTAGGACCCCACCAACGATCTCATCGGAAACCCGATTGGAATACACCTCAAAGGTGCTCTTGGTGATAATCGCCAGGACTTCCATGTTGGACTTCTTGTGGATAACAATAGATCCGGTATGGAAGGTTTGCACCTGGAACCAGCCGAGGTCCCATTCCTTCTGTTCTACTATGAACAAGCCCAGCAGGCCCAATGCATCATACAACGTCTGGAATTCGTTGCAGTATGGATGCCGGTCGTACTTGACTGGGAGTCCTTTGTCACCGTACTCACCTTGGTCTTTGTCAAGATGCCGGCGCAACAAGTCAGCGAAGGCAGCATTGATGCGCTTAGGTGGGAAAGCTTCCTGCAAAGCACTACCACCGCTGTAAACAAACTTACCGGTGCCCTCAGAGTAGTAACCCACCGCGATACCGTCCAACATAACGTGTATATTGTTGCTTACCGCAGCGGATGGTGCTCTGTGAAGAATGATCGAACCAGTCTTGTTCTTGAACAGCTCGCTTGGATTCAATCTGAACCCATAAGCGTACAGCATGTTCATTCGTTCTTTAAGGGGGATATCTTCAGCCATTAATGTCGCTCCCTGCTATTGAATTCCGACTTGGTAACTTCCTTGAGGATGAGTTGCACCCCGCCCTTTGGATGCTGGGTTTGGGAAGTCACCGTAAAGCCACGCTTGGAAACCAGGATGGCACGTTCAGCCAAAGGCTGGATACATACCGACCCAACTTTGAGCTGGCGTTTAAGCTTGCGCATCTCTGGGAGCACAGGCAAGCCAAAAACTTGAAAGCAGTAGTCGTCTATCAGCTCTTCGAAGAGACTTTTAGCCTTTTCGGCATCCAGTCCTTCGAAGAGCTTTTCGAAACGACCCTTCAATACTTCTTCAGTATTGTCGGTCATTACTTCTCCTTAATCATTTCCACCAACGGTATGGGCGAGTAGAAGTCCTTAGCCGGAATGTATTCTTTTACGAATACTGTACATTCCTTCATCAGGTCCTCGTCGCTTTTCTCGAGCAACTCGATAGTCTGGTTTGCATTGGCCAGAAAATCTTTCATCTTCTTGGCCAGGTGTTCCATGGCCACTTCCATGGTCAGATTATGCTGAGCCATATATTCAGCCAACCACACCTTATTAACGTCAGGGGAATCGACGTTAGTGAACAGCCATGGACGGCGAAAAGACATAGAGCTATTAGGCATCTGGTATTCCCTTCTTGGTTTATTTAGAGGTTAACAACAGTTACTCCCTGCAAAACTTCGTCCATAGTTCTGGTTTCTTATTTAGCCTCCCCCTCAGTGTATTTGGTTAGCATTCCTTCCAGAGCAGTTACAACCTCGCTTAGGTCACCGTGACCCAGCAAAGTCATTTCCTTGTCAGCAACGCGACGACGGAAGTTCATCATACGTTGTAGGCAGGGTTTGATTTCAGAGCCGGTCCAGCCAGAGGTCTTCTTGTCCAGCATGATGACGAAATCCGGAATGCGGATCAGGTCACCACTGAACTGGACATGTAAAACATAATCGCTAGTGTGAAAATAGTGATCGTACTTCTCCCCCTCGGGAGTAGGTGCTTTGTCGAGCAGTTGGTTCACCAGTAGTTTGGATTTGTCAACCAGCTCACCGTAGACGATAGGCATTACTTCTTTCCTTCTAAGTCATTGATGGCCTTAATTACCATGGCATAGATTTCGTTAATATCGCCGTAGGTAACTGGGTCATCGTCAATTTGATAATTATCAGTAACATGGATCTTGATGGCTAGCTCTGGCTCATTGGTTGCCAGGACTACGTAGCCGATCCGCGGATTGTACTCGACGCTAAGAATAACGTCACCCGATTTAGCAAAGCCCAACCAACCGACCATATTGGGTTCTTCCGGTCGGACGTACTCGATGAGCTTCTTCAGTGGTTCAACCAGTTCTACTACAATTTGTTCGAGGTTCATCTATGCTCCCCTTACGTAATTGCGTTACAGGTCACTACTAGTTTGGTCGGACCCTTCTCTGCCTTAATACTCGAATTCGACCAGCTCTTTATATAACTGGTCATCCCGTAACTTTTTACAACCTGCTCCATAGCCGGCTTACATTCGTTAGCGGGCATAGTGGTAGTAACCGGGGCACTACCTACCATGGAGAACACAGCAATAACGAGCGCTTTCATAAATCACCTATAATGCAAAAAGAAAAGGTGAGCACCAGGTACCCCCGAAGGAGTACCTGGCACTGAACCGTTAGCCCATCAGGTAGCTGGCCAGACCTTGGATCATGCCGCCTTCAGAAGCTTCAGCTGCTGGGGTTTGACTGGCGATGACCTTTGGAGTCGGAGCTGCTTCGATGGCATTGTCTTCTACGTGGCTGTAGGAGCCCTCGTAGAAGTTGTCACCTGGGATTACCGCACGACCCAGACGGGTACCACCGACACCTGCCAGCAGGCCAGCACCAGCTGCCAGCCCGCTACGCAGGATGTTGTCTTCGACGTGCTCGTCGACCAGAGTACCCAGACCGAAGGCCGCTGCAGTACCGATGGCACCGCCTGCCAGAGAACCGATGCTCATGCCGCGCTGAGCGATGTCGATACCACCGGCAACCACTGCCACGCCAGCTGCGATCCAGCCACCACGGATGCCGCCCTTGTTTTCACGCATGAAGCTGTACGGCGACTCGTCTTCCTTCTTCGGATTTTCCTGAGCGAAGTCAACCAGGCTGACCACGTTCTTCAGGTTGTCTTCGGAAGTCAGCAGGTACATTGCCAGCTTGTTGTCGAACTTCTTGATCTCGTCGCCGACGAACTTGTTGAACTTCTTGAACGACTTGGCGTGAGCCTTGTCGGACTCCAGCCAGGCGTTGAAGGTTTCTTCACGCTCTTCGGCGCTGGTCAGACCAGGAACTTCTTTCAGGCAACCGATCAGCGATTTGATGATCGGCTTCAGGTAGTCGTAGACACCCATGACCTTGCCGCTGGCCAGGTCGCCTTCCAGGAAGGACAGAACGATGTGACGGTTGCCTTTCTTGACCTTGCCCTTCTCGATGGCAGTGGCCAGAGCTTCGGCGAAGGCTTTGGCCTCGACGTTGGCGCGACCGTTATCGTTGTCCTTGGCCTTCTTGTCCTTTTTGGTAGGAGCAGGAGCGGCGTTGGCGTGGATGTTTTCGGCGACGTTGTTTTCTGGAGCGGTAGCGGTTTGCATGGCGGATGCCTCGGTGGTGGTTGCATTAGGGTTGGTGTTGGTGATCATCTTGTTGTCAGCGGGCAATTCTGAGATACCCTTAACGCTGTCGACAATCACCGGCAGTACTTTTTCTGGCAGATTAGCTTTCAGGCCGTTCAGCAATGCTGGGTTGGCCTTCTTGATAATCGTGATCGAATACTTGGTATCGAAGCGAGTGTTGATTGCTTCGAGTACCGCTTGACGATCTTCGCGAGTTACGAAATGATCGTCCAGCAGGTAATGCTTGACTACTGCTGTTACTGCTGCATTCTCCTGAGCATCCAGAGCAAGTTGAATGGCAGCAGCAATAGTTTCAATCTGATACATGATTCACTCCTAGGAATTAATTGAGTTCGATTAAAAACTCTATGTTTCATACACCCAAGTAATACAGGTCTGAACAATCCTAGAAGTTAAATTTATTGCTTATAAGTAATTACTTATCTTTAATGAATCCAAAGCTCATATTGGTAAAGATAAGTTCACGACCCATCCATTCAGCGAATACCTGCTCCAGCTCCAGATGGTTGTATGCATCCAGCTTGTAGCCCAGGGACATATGGAACAAGGGAGTACCGTACGAATGTTCGTAGCCTGCTTCTTTAAGACTACGGAACTCTTCGAGCATCTGCGGGGACGTCAGGTGGAATACGTATGCGTCGCCCAGCTTACCCATGCTGATGATCTTGGCAGCGAAGGTCTTGGTCTTGTCGAGTTCTACCAAAGGTTCCTTGTGTTCGCGCTCGTCGTACATCATGGTGACGTGCAGATCGTATTTATCGCTAGGGGCTTGACCAGCCTCCATGAGCGCGCCGAATACGTCTTCTACCATGTTGTCTTGCAGGCTTACTTGAATGTAGCTGTAATCCGGTTCCATGATTTATCCTTGAGGCAAAAAAATAAGATAAGGACGGCTACTACCCCTAGGGGTAGTAGCCTATACGATCGACCTTAGGCAGGCTGTACGTTTACGTACTCATAGAAAGCAGTACACACTTCCCGCACCGACTCTGCCAGTTCGTTCATATCTAGTCCGACCACCGGGGCACCAACACTGGAAATAACATCCAGTCGGCCATGGTGCCCTTCAATGGTCACCTGGTGTTTATGCGAACTCCCAAATTTGATTTGGACGTAAGCCAAACGCTGGTCAGTCATGTGGTGGTAGGTGACAACTGCATCACCCAGAGGACCTCTACCAACTACCCCCTTATAACGTCCATGAGTAGCATGGATACTTTCAATCAACTTACCCAATTCCACCATGATAGCCGTGACAGGTCTTGGTTCGTTGGCAGCAGTAAGGTCAACAACCGATGGCGGCGATAGGAGGTCCTTCGCAGTACTACGCCATACATTAGAACAAAGGGCCGCGATGGTCTTGGTGTTATCAAACTTTATCACCGCCTGCTGGACCAATGGCTTCCAGAAATGCGCATCCGCTTCTGCCAACCGGGAATGGTAGGTAGCAGGACCGAATATCAACAGTGCTCTTTCAGACATGCTGAAGTTGTACAGGCAAGCCTTGAGTTCGCCATTGCTTTGATCGGTGACAAATACCAAATGGTATCCTTCATCAACAACAGTCGACACCAGGTCAGGGCGTTGCAGTGCGTCTTTTGAGAGAACGGACTGGTAACTCTCTACCAGCCCTTTACCCATGGCCATGATCTGTTTGATCAACGGATCAGAAGTATTAGCATCCATGTTCACATCCTTGTTTAGGAACTTTCGCCCATTCACCGCCGACCTTCGTGTAACTGTACGACGACAGGTATTCGTGGGAATGATGGAACTGTTCATCAGTAAGTGGGATACGGAACGCCGCGCTGTTGGCATGACCACCGCCACCGAAGCGTTTGGCGATCTCACCTACGTGCACACCGCCATCCTTCTTACTACGCAGCGAGTACTGACGACCATCACGACCATCTGCATAAGTAACCGAGAACGGTTCACCGACAGACAGAGCAGCACCCAGCTCATTGCGGAACAGGGAGTTCGCGTTAACGATAGGTACGTCGTAATCATCCAGCTTGAAGCGACGAGCGCTCCGTGACAGACCCTTAACGGTCTTATCGATATGACGCTGGATGGCAACACCTTCAGCTACCAGTTCGTCGATATCTTTGTTGATGACCGTGTCGAAGGTAGTGACGTTCATTTCATAACTAAACGCGGCAGCAACCCAATGTTTGGTGTTGGGGTGTTTGTGCCACCACATGTCGTAGTCTTCGGCGTAAATGATCCCCAGGGGACAGGCCGACGACACGTTATCGACGTTGAACCATTTCCAGGCCAACATGGCACCAGAGTGACGATTATCAACGACAACAACCGAACCACCATCTCCCTGTTCGCTTTTGAACCAAGCTTCCAGACCTTTCTCCCATTCCTTCTCGGCGATGGGAGCGAGTTCTTTCAAGGCGGTATCGTGGTGATCCAGTACCAGCAACGAACAGATCGACATGAGGTGTTTGGTGGTGTGCAGATCAAAAGCAAAGTCCACACAGATAACACGTTTACCGATCAGCTTTCCAAAACCCTGGCCGAAGATGTCTTCGAAGTCATCCCCGTACTGAACAGCCACAGTATCAGCCTGACCACCGTAATACTTCCAGACTACCCAACCAGCAGCCAGACCGTCCAGGCAGTTCTTGTGGTAAATAATCACTACATCGTGTTGCGATTCAAAAGCCATTACTTAAACCCCGTTCTTAACCCAGAATTCCGTTTGCTCTTCACTGCGAGTAGCAATGTACGCACCCTGTTCATTGACTGCATCGTAGTACGCGTTTTCTTCGTAAAGGTATTCGACCTTATCGATGAAGCCGTTCTTGATGGTCACGTAGAAAGCACGGCCGTCGGGCTGGTCCGCACGTACGCGCACTTCAGGCCCGCCGACCACACCCAATACACCTTCTAATGCAAAGGTGGTGATGTGTTCGGACTTTTCGGAACCTCGCTCGATGAAACGCCAGTCATTGCCGTGTTTAAAGAAACGATAACGAAACATTAGACGTCCTTATTCTTTTCTTTTAAGAAACCTTCTTTACGCTTCGCCAATTTAACCGCGATGGTATCCTTGGTCGATTGCAGAAGACCTTCAATGAGTTTCCGAGGGAAGAGTGGTTCGTTGTTACCATTCTTCCGCGGATAGACGATGGACTCACGAGTGATAACGACTAATGGGTCAGGGTTTTCCACGGCACTCAAGCTGTAATGGATGACGATGGAAGGATTCCCTGTTTTGAAATCTTTACAGTGCAGGCAGAAATTATTGTTTTCCGGGATGTAGAAACCACCAACACGGAAATCGGATATGATCTCCGAAGCTGAGGCAATCAACATCTCATCAGTAACCTCTGCAACATCATCCACTTGTTTGTTTTCCATGAGAAGTCCTTAGCCTTTGTGGCGCGGGTCTTTGACGTGGATGGCAACGATGGTGCCACGAGATTTCTTAATTCGTGCGAAGGTGCGACGAGCAGCTGTGTCCGCAGGGCACGGCATCTTCATGCAGTCAGTAGTAAACTGCAAATGCCCGAGTTTAGCCAAGAACAAGTATTCCCGCTTTACTTTATATTTCTCGACCATGAACTTATTCCTTGTCCAGCGGGTAGCGTGGGTTCTTGATATGGACAGCCACGATGGTCCGGCCAGTACGGATGCGTTCCTGGATACGTCTTACAGCCGCTTCTGCAAAACCCGCGTCTTGCTCACGGAAATAGCGCCAGCCGGCGGAGTCTTCGGTGATCTCTACGATGTACTTGCTTTCCATATTCTTATTCCTTTTTCAAATGGACTGAACCAACTGACTCGGTTTGAGGTGCCATGGACGTGGCATAAGGTCCAACATAATTGATAACATCAACCATAACCTTAACGTCGTCGTGTTCTTTGAGGAAGGTTGCAGTACCCTCCCCGTTACGCAAAGTTTCCAGGTAGACGTTACCGTGGCCGTGAGCGTCAGAGATACGGTTAAACAAAGTGCTACCAGCCAAGTCCTCAGACAAACGGATCTGAGGGAACTTGTGGAAATCCAGGAAGCGTTCCATGTGGATTGCGCCGTCTTGTACAGCTCTTACTCGTAGAAAAGAGAACTGTGCCATAACCGCTCCTTATTGGCTTTTGTCACAAATGGCTTGTAGGCCCTTCAGCTCAGAGCCATAACGATCACCGTAGCGGAAGTCTTCTACTACAACGTCCCATTTGCTACCGATCTTCACTTTTTCTGCTTCACTTCTTCTGCAGCCAAAGCGCTCGTCACGATAGACCTTGTTGGTGCCGACTACTTTAAGGTCCAACGTACTACCACGTTTAGACCGGAGATCAACGTCAATCACTTCCATAGTGACACGTTCGGTCTTGGTGACTTCACGTTCTGGACAACCGGTCAGTGCAGCCATTGCCAAAGAAACTACTAACAACTTACGCATGATTACCCCGCAATAATCAAAGAGTTCATTGCTGCCTTGATGGTGTCGACAGCTTCATCCAGGACCAACAGTACTTCTGTGTTGATGTAGATTACCAGATGCTGGTCTTGTTTACAGATCATGCAGATCGGCAACAGACTTTGTTTGTAGTCGTAGATGTAAACAACCGGGCCGTTGTCACGACAGACGTTATAAAGCGCCAGCACGTTGTCACGTGAGTTGAAGTGCGTAACGCTGTTACGACTATAAGACAACTCTTTGTGTAATTTTTCAATGGATCGGTATGTAGACCCCAGGTCACAACGACTGTTAGCCAGGGTGGTGAAGTGTTGCTCGAATCCCTTGATCATCGCAGATCACCTTGTGGTTTGCCAACGATATCGATACAACGGAACACAGCAAAGCCGTCATTGAACTCAGCAGCCAGTCGTCCGGCTTCACTCATAGCCAAAGCCATGGTCAAATGACGGAACGGCGCACGGTTGAACAACGCCACACCATTATTACCTACCTTGGCGATTACGTAACGGCCGAGAGTCTTGTTATAGTTCTCACGGTAGGTAATGTCGTTAGCCTTAGTGAACTTGTTGTGGTACAGTCTGAAGCCATCCCACAATGCATTCACTCGTGCATTGAGGTAGTTGTCATTGAAGTCCCTGGCCAGGTCGCTCTTTGTGAGGCCCGGCTCGATCTCAAACACGACATCTTCGAACTCAGTCCGAAGCGAGCTACGCTTGGTATTTGGATTGGGGGCGAATTGCATCTTCGGAGCATCGGCCTTGGGTTTCTTGGCGGTGCTCACATTGTGCAATGGAATTGCCAGAATGTACGGGTCTTTGGGATCCTCGGAGATATACACGACCGGGTTGAGGCTGTCGTTGAAGTTACGGCCAGTACGTTCCAGCAAACGGTCCAGTACTTCGTTCAGCGCACCTTCGGCATCTGGCTCACTGAGACCATTCTCAACGGCCAGTTCTTTTGCGCGATTATCGATCCACTCAGGGGAAATAGCCCGCAGGGAATAACCCTGCTCGTGGAAGAAGTCTTCGCGGTCTTTGGTTTCCATTACATCTGTCCTTAATTAAGCAGCGGCAACTGGGGGAGTACCCGCCAGTGGTTTATATTCTTCGTCAATAGTAGTTGGGTTAGCGGCGGCTTCAACAGCCAATTCGTCAGCCATTTCGTTAAACGGATCACCAGCATGGCCGGCTACCTTGTGGAAGGTAACCTTGTTTAGCTTGAGTAGCTCGTCCATGATCTTCCAGAGATCGGCGTTCTTAACCGGGGTTTGTGCCTGGTAGGTTACCCAATTGTTACGAATCCATCCACGCAGCCAATTGGTGGCGCCGTCGATAACATATTGGGAATCAGTGCAGATAATGAAATGTTTACCTGGCCCGAACTCTTCCAGGGCGGCAATTACCCCCAAGATCTCTTGGCGGTTATTGGTGGTCATGTAGTAGCCCTTAGACAGCTTAACCACAATGCCATCATAGATAGCTACAATCCCATAACCTCCAGGTCCGGGGTTACCCTTACAGGCGCCGTCAGTATAGATGATGTAAGGATTCTGTTTTAAAGCTTCCTTAACCCCCTTGTTACTGACTTTCTTTTTGAAACGATTACTAGCCATAAGAACCTCTGACCGAGGAGGGTGGTTAACCCTCCCCAGCTTTACAGGTTAAAAGTACATGTTGAAACTGTCGGTGGTATCACGCGGTTCCAACTGACGGGTCATCTCAGCGGCGGTGTCGATAGTTTTGATAACCTTGACACGCGACATGATGGTGTCGGACACGTAACGCAGGATGCTGACCATCAGTGGATCGTTGGACGGTTTAACAGCTGGCTCTTCGTAACGGCCATCGAACATTACCAGGGCCTTACCCAACCACTCGTCCAGCTCGTTGCGCAGTTCCCACTCTTCTTTGTCCAGCTTGAACTTGAACGGATCGGAAGTACCAAAGCCACCACCGATGATCTCGATGGTGTTTTCTTCGGTACGGACCATGAGCATGTCGCGGAAACGGCCGTGCGGCAGAACAACCTCGGTAATCGCCAGCTTGTTGCGAGCATAGAGCGAGTTGGTGTTGATCGTCCGGTCTTTCACGCTCTGGTTGGCGATACCGATGAAGGTAGGGCAGTTCAACCAGCAACGCATCAGGTTAACGCCGGTGAGGGACAGGCGGCTGTTGGTACGAACGGTGGTCTCGGTGATAGTACACTCCTTGACCGCTACCCGCCCGTTACAGTCGATCTTGGAATCGGTGATCTGTGCCTGGAAGTAATCACCGCGGCTCAAACCACTGCGACGGATAGTGGAACGCTCCAGATAGACACCGTTGTAGTTGGTATCGAACTCACGCACTTTCTCGTATTCGCCCACATCCAGTTTCTTTGGAGTGTGGTCGACAGTGGTGTCACTGATCAGGCACTCGCTGTACTTGCCGCCGATCAGACTGACCGAGTTGAACAGACTGCAATCACGCACGTCGGCGTTGATCACGATAACAGACGCGCCGCGCTTGTGATCGACCTGGTTGCGGTTCATGCTCCAAGGATTGGACAGGTGCCCACCGCTATCACGCTCGATCCACACCTTGGAGTCTTTGGACATCAAGTAGGCGTGGTACTGCCCTTCCAGCTCGAAGATGTACGCATCGAGTACGGTCTCTTTCGGAACCGGCAGTCCGTAATGGCGGTAGCAGAACCATTCGGAACTGAGGCCATCCGGGAAAGTCCGCATACCTTCCGGGTTATTGATTGCGGTGATGGAACCAAAGGTGAAGTCGCTAGCCACTGGGGCCAGCAAGTTACCCAAGACCACCAGGCCGGAGTCTAATCGGTCGAAATCTTTAATTGAAAGGCCCGACTGCACGACCTGAGAGATCTTGGGTACTTCTTTGGGTTTGTTGCCACCACGGAAGGTCGGGAAGGTACTAACCAGCCGTTGGAATTTGGCTGGCTCCAGTACTTCTTTGGCCGTTACTGGTCCGACTACCATTGGCAGGGTGGTTTCTTTGGACGCCACTTCTACCTTGGCAGTCCGAGCTGTCTTCACTACTGCTTTTGTATCAGTCATCACTTGAGTCCTTTTATCGTTTCGATCAGTTTATCGATACTACTTGCTTTGGTTCCCTCGATCGTAGGGATACCTAGCTCAGTTGCTTTTAATATCTTACTTTTACTAGGTTTCTCCCCGACCAACAGAAACTGGCAATCCTTGGTCAAATTCTCGACCAATTCAATTCCATGGCTTGCAAAGTAAGCGCCCAGCTCTTCCCGAGCTTGGCCCAACGAACCGGTAACGATGCCTTTGATACCAGTTACTACCGTTTCGTTTACATCCACCGACATATAACGCAGAATGTCTCGAGCGTTGTCGTAGAAGTCCTCATTGCGCAATACAGCTGCTATAGGCAAAGCCAACCCAGCACCAAAGCCAGGAACCTTCATGACCTTCTCAGGGTCTTTCAGGAAGTCCAAGGCGTCAGTATTAGGTGCTTCATCCCGACGCAGTTCAATAGGCAAAGCATCAGCCAGTTTCTTGGCTCGAGTCAGATCAATGCCCGGCAGGCCCAGTGCTTTGATAATGATGTGCCACGGTTGTTTACGTGCTGCTTGAATGCGTTCAGCGATCTTCTCCCCGACATTGGTAGGGTCCAGCAACCAAATAACATCAGAAGTACTGCTGATGACGTCGAAGTCAATCAACTGTGCCAGCTTGACTGGTCCGAGGTCTTCGATATTCAGGCAGCGTTTATCAACCAGCGCTACACAACGCATCAGAAGCTGCCCAGGACACTCCACAACGTTGTTACAAACGAGTTCGGCGCTGTTCTTGCTCTTACGTATCTCTAGAACAGAACCACAGCTAGGGCACTCTGTAGGAGCTTCAAAGAGGGGTCCGCTTCCGCTAGAGACGACACGATGCAACCGAGGAATAACATCGCCGTTGCGGCTGACCGAAATAACACTGTCTTCACGCAGCTCCAATGCAAGGAATTGGTAAATATTGTCCAGAGACGCTCGGTCACACTGAACACCGCCCAAACGAATAGGCTGGTAATTAATGCACGGAGTTACACGCCCAGTCTTACCTACCTGCCAGTCGATACTTACCGGAGTGGTTTCCTTCTCTTCGTCAGGGAACTTGTAAGCAATGGCCCAGTTAGGATGACGGTTAGTCACCCCCAATTCAGCCTGGCGAGCGATACTGTTGATCTTGCGCACCACGCCGTCCACTGGAATGTTGAGCAGTACCCTGTTGCGTTCGATATCCTGTTTGGTTGCTTGTGGGGCTGGCCAGAACCCTAGGCGCTCCCAAGCAAACCGCAGTTCTTCGTATTCGTCACAACCAAAGTTGGTATCGGACCAGTAGATGTTGAAGTCCAGCAGTCCGATGGCGTTCTTGTCCATGTTCTTTTCCAGAGCACGAACAAAGCCACTGGCGGCATTACGTGGAGTACTCTTCTTCTTGACTGCTACCTCGTTGTAGGAGTCGAAGCTGAAGATATCCAGATAGCCTTCACCGCGTACTGTAAGCTGTTCCATGCCCTTTTGGCCACGCAACACTTTAGGGATGGTGCGGAACAACGGAAGGGTGTGAGTTACGTCCTCACCTTCCATACCACTACCCCGAGTGGTCATCTGCTTGAATTCCAGATAACCGTCTTGGTTCTTGAGATACAGGATCTCCAACGCCAAGCCGTCGATCTTGTATTCGTCGTAGTACTCTTCGTCGGGGAACTTCTTGGTGAACTGTTCCAGCGCGTCGTGAGTCAATGCTTTCTTGAGGCTGAGCATTGGGTTGTCGAACGTAATCAACGTCAACCCAGCACCGCTAGGCTCGTGGATAGGTACTGGCTTGTTCTGTATGTCGAACAGTTCAGCCAGTTCCGGGTGGTGTTCCCGCAGCTCTTCGAAACGCTCCACCATTTCGTCGTAAACGTGGTTGGGGATGACCGCTGTGTTCTTGTTGAAGTACAAGTCGGCGTGATAGGCGATCTCTTTACTGAGCCTTTCCATCTCACCGAATACAGAATCTTTGTTAGGCATATTAACCTCGAAATTAGACCAAGCGGCTATAAGGCTAGGTACCAGGGTGTTACCCCCAGCACCTAGTCCGTTTAGGCCGACTCGCGTACTTTGTTCTTTTCAGCCATCAGATCATTCAGCAAGCGGATGTCGACCAGATCTTGGTCGCGCTTAGCTTTTGAGCGTTCTGGCTGGGCATAGCCACCACGTTTCTGGATCATCAACGTCAGAACGTCAAAGATTTGGATGCCTTCTTCATTACAGATTGGGAAGTAGGTATTACGTTTACGGATCCAGATGGGGTGCTCTTCGTCCCATTCCTTGCCGTGCCCACTCTCATACTGGAAAGCGACGTCCGTCATCGGATGGCAAATCACTTTCTGGTGAACGGCCAACTTGTGGAACGATTCTTCGTTTACCCACAGGTTGATGTCCTGGGTATGCTCTCGCAATCCCATGGCAACCAATGCACCGCCGCCACCCACGACCATGTGTTCAAATGGAATACCGTGGTCTTCGAAAAGAACTCGCAAAGTTACTGCGATGTCATAAGAACTCTTGAACATATCAAACCTTAGTTCTGTTAAGTTGGAGACCGGCAGCAGCCAGCTGGTCCCGCATTGAGTAAACGTTGTCCAGGCATTCCTTCAACGCCTGGATGTCTTTACGATCTTGCGCGGCCTTTAATGGGGGACGTTCAGGATGGTTCGCCATGATTTCTTTTTGTTTGATGAGTTGTTCCGGATGGTAGATCCAGATACCCAAATAATCCATGACATGAACTTTGTCAATCCCCGTAGGCAGCATGTGGAGATCCACCATGCCGTCCCATGCGATAAGCTCGCCAGTAAGACCTTGCTGAGCCCCTTTTCGTGCTTTATGTTTTTCGAAGAAGTCCACGGGCACGTCCACATCCAGGTCACTGGTATATTTACGCAAACCCAACAGAACCAAAGCAGCACCGGCGGACAGTACTACCTTTTCGTAAGGCAACCCTAGTTCAACGCAGAGTTGCTTATAACGACGAGATACAGCAGCACGATCTAGACTCATGGCATTACCTACCCTAACATGTTTTCATTCATGTGACCGATGATGTTCTCGATGCTCTGGGCGTCAATTGAGGTGTACGCCGGGTTCAGGGCGGTATAGTTGATACCTTTCATACCCATCGAATCGAAGTTCACCAACGCCTGGTTCATCCCATGGAACTCCACAACGGCCGTCTTAGGACCACTGTTTTGTTGAATGGTGATGTACGCCACACCTTGTCCAGCAAACGAGGGGATCAGCACCCCGGTCTTGTCCTGAGTTACGCGAACTGGAAGTTTCACTGGTGAATTCCCTTGTGTAGAAAACTGGCTATAGCCGTTCATATGGTTTGATGCTTCCCAAAATATGTTCAGACATCGGCTAACCTAACAAGGGAATCAGGATAAGCGAAACTTATCCTGTTCATACATCGTAGTAATATAGGTCCAAAATAAATCTTAGACTACCACGCTGTGCTTGTTAGGGGTGCCGGGTAATGTCAGTCCCTCGTACTTAAAGGCAATGATATTCGGATCCTTGAGGATACCGTATTGCCCGAAATAGTGAGAGACCATGAAGAGTTGCCGTGGGTTCTTGCCCTGCGTGTATTCCTGGATGAAGTTAAAGAAGCGGCCGCGCTTGATCTCGTCAAACGACACACCAACCTCATCCATGATCAACGGAGTAGGGAACCCTACGTATGCAGCCAATACAAAACGAAACGCCCAGTCAATCATGTCGGTTTCACCGGCAGAGCATTCCGAGATATCCGGGGTGGGGTCAGCATCACCCGTCACCACTGGGAACTTGTAATTGAGGTCCCCGTTCTCTTTGTTGCAAGGTTTCACATAAAGAGTGGTGTTCCAGATTTCTTTAATAACAGTGTTGACGTTACCGCACAACGAATTGATGAAGTCGCTCATCAACTTACCAATGATACCCTTGCTAGGGCACAGGCCATCCATCAGGATCTCGACGGTCTTGAGTCGAGCACGCATCCGGTTAATGTCAGAGGTAATGGATTCCACTACCGCTGTCAGGCTCTTGGCGTTGATGATCGAACTCATGTGTTCGTCTTTCATGCCAGTCAGTTCAGAAACCCGAGTGTCTACCAAGTCACGCAACTGAACGTTAGCACGGTTAGCCATGCCTTCCAGGAGTTCTACTTGCAAGAGACGAACTTCTTCGATCTCCCGCTCATAGTTGGCGATGCTCATCAACTCTTCGTTAAGCAAGAACACCCGGCGCTTGTAGAAAGAGATCTGGTTATTCACACCCACCAAATCAGTCTCAAGGTTCTGGACATGTGTTGCGATATCCAAAACGTTATCTTGGCTGATAAGGTCCAAGCGAGCGTCTACAACCTTCTTCTCATCGAACAGGGTCTGTCGGTAAGCAATCACCCCAACACGGCACATAAACGCATCCAGGACGTTACAGAGGGGTCCTGCTGGCGACTTACCAATGTTGTACGAACGAATCAGTTCTGGAAGTACCCGAACGTTACCATTCTCCCGAACAAAGTTATAAAGCTGGTTCATTGTCAGATACCATTCGGCATCGTTTTCAATACGCAGATCCAAAGCTTTACTTTGAGCAGTTAGTCGTTCTACCTGGCCATATTGCGCCGCAATGGTTTCTTGCAGCGTGGCAATGTCCTTTTGGGTAATCCCTACCTTAAATGTGCTGGTGCAATCAGGACACTCGATATTCTCAGCCGACTGGTAGTGACGGAGTTTATGCTCCATCTGTTCCAATTGCGATTTAAGGTTACGCAGCTTGTTGCCTAGTTGTTCCTGATCCAGCAGCAACTGCTTATAAGCGCCGCTGGTGAGACTTTCGTCACTCAGGGTAACAACCCTACCCAAGTACTCTTTAAACCTGCCTACGACGTACTCCAGGCCTGTAAAGACCATCTCTGGGTCATCGAACACCGGCTGGTTGTTAAGCAGGTTGTTATAACGCTCCAGATCCTTATTGGTTCGCGCCAAGTCCTCGTCGATGTGCTTGGCTTGGTCCTTGAAAGCACCAGGATCTTTCAGGAAGTCATCCAATCCTTCGAGGTAGGAGGCGTGCTCCGCGATAACCCCTTTCAGAACGTTGGCCTTGTCCTGATACTTGCTCAGCATGCCGTCTGCTGTGTCATAGGCCGACTCAAGCTCTTCCTTAGAGAACTGAACACCGCTGAGGTTATTTACCAACAGCTTGTCCACCAAGAAAGTATAACGATCATGTTTACTACGCAGATTAGGATCCATCTTAGCCGATTCCAAACGCCCACGCATTAACAACGAACTTTGCAGATCTTGATCGACCTGCTTAATCCGACGCTCGAGTTCCTCTACCCCACAATTACTAAGTGTGGAGAGTTTACGGTTCTCTTCGGTGTGGCGTTCGATCTGCTTCTTGATCGTTGACTTGAGGTCGTTACGTTCTTGTCGCAGTTTCGAGTAAACCCCCAACGCGTATTCCGTGTCGTTAGGGTAGACCTGGAGGATAACTTCCTTGCGACGGTTAGGTGACATGGCCGAAAGACGGTCTACCATCTTCAAGCCGTTCAGGATCCGAATCAATCCGCCGTCTGCTTTGCCGAAGTGGTTGTAGACCAATTCTTTCTGTGCACTGTAAGTACCGCCAGTGTTCAGCTCAGGACCGTCGTCAATTTTAAAGCTATGACCGTTACCCACCCCGGTGTAACTGTCGAGTTTGTACGTCCGCTTATTGTGTATGTATTCCACATACTTCCGCCCACCACGGTAGTTACCGTTCTCTGGTGGTAGCGGATTAAGTTCTTTTAAGCACGACGTCTTCCCCACGCCATTTGGCGCAATAAACAAATTGATCATGCTGCGCGTGTCCAACTCAATCTTGGTGATCCCACTCGACAGCAAAGGAATGTAATTTTCGAGAATCAGTTTTACAAGCATGGTATAGATTTCCTTAACGGATACCTGTCCTTTTCTAAAGTATGGAGTACGTGGTATGAGTTTATTGCAGTTTCTCGGAGTGGGTACCGTTACCGCTACCAAGGACACCAATACCAACGAAGTAATGGTTTACGCTCCGTTCTTATTTCCGCAGGCTGAGGGTCGTCTGTCGGCAAACGCTGAACGGGTAGAACGGGTAAGTAAGAACGCCGCTGGTGAAGAAGTTCGTAGTACTGCTTTAAAGAGCAATAGTATTCCGGCTGTCTGGCGGAAGATGGATAACAGTAACCGTATCTCAGCTCCTGACGTTCGGGAGGGCAGTAAGGTAAGCATCTACCGCATCCCAGGTCAGAACGTTTACTACTGGTCACTGGATGGGGTGAACCCTGATACCTTCCGGATGGAGACAGTCCAGTACGGTTGGAACGCTAACCCTCACGTAGGGGAAAACGGAGAGTTCGAGGTAGACAACTTCTACCTGCTCAACTTTGACACACGTAACGGTCTTATCCAACTCCGTACCAGTGAGGCCAACGGCGAAGCTACTACCTTCGATATCCAGATCAATACCAAAACTGGTACGATCAACTTCGGTGGTAAGAACGGTAGCATGCTGAAGTATGACGACGTCGAGCGCTCGTTTACTTACACCAACCAAGACGGTAGTGTGTTGCGGGTGGTGAAGGAAGAGATAATCGCCCATGCCCCGAAGAGTATCTCTCTGTTCACTGACCAAACCGTTAACCTGAAAACCAAGACCCTCAAGATCCAGGCAGAAGAAGCTTTTGTCGATATTGGGGTGACCAAATGGAAGGGGCGTTTCGAACATACCGGGGATAGTACCCAGTTGGGTGACCACGACCAGGTAGGACGGACGTCTCAAGAAGGTAACTACATCCAAGAGGGTGATTTCACTCAGGACGGTAACCAGGTTACCTTTGGTCTTATTATCGGTACTGAGGACGTACGCACCTCTACCGTTAGTCTTAACCTCCACCCACATAGTGGCGTTGAGGGCGGTAAAGATACTTCGGGCCCGCCCGTACCAAGCTGACATATACCTTACTACTCCTACCGGCCCTAAAGCCGGTAGGAGTAGGGGTACGTTTAAATGCGGTCGCGGTTAGTGAAGAAGCGGTTCACACCGTTACCACCATCATCGTCGAAGCACGGTACTGCCGTACCACGACGAGTAGCAGTTACCAGGTGGCGATCCAATACCAGGTATTCACGACTCACCGTAAGCACACCGTTAACCGAGGTACCGAAGAGGATCTCAGTGTTCGATGTTTCACGGATAGTGTCGCTAGCCATGGCAACCAGAGTATCGCCGTTACGGATCAGGTAGCAGTAGCTGGTCCCGACAGTCCGGACCTTAACTGCGTAGTCCTTGTCCAGGATGTACGCTCGGCCGTTGATGAACACCTTGGCGCCAGCAGGTACACGTACCCAACCGGTTTCGTTGATGTCAAACGGATCCACTACCTGTGCCGGGTTCGCCGTGTTCTTACAGTTGGTAGTAAGAGCACCGTTAGCCGGGTCGTATTGATAGACCCCTTTACGCGGCACCACAAACGCCGGATAGACTTCATCCACCATGTCGATAGACTGACCACTTGGGTACAGGCGGGCGTTGTTAGTAACTACCGCGGTGATCACCGGAACGGCATCGTTGATAGCAGGGATGTTGAACGACACGTCCCCGTACAAGTCACCGAATGGGCGAGTAAGAGCGATCGAATAACCAGTAGGGCTAGTTTGAATAGCCATCAGGTCATTGAAGCTCATCCGCACACCGTCACCAGAGGCAGACACGCGGTACGCACCAGGCAGGCTAGAAACAGCCGGAGTAACGATAGTAGTCTTAACACCGCCACCAGGGACGAAGTCGAGAACGAACTGACCGTTAATGATCGACCATGGAGCAACACCTACCTCAGCGTGGCAAAGTCCATCAGACAACACGAACACAGCCTTGTTAGCCGTCAATGCAAACACTTGGATCTGCGGTTCACGGAAACGAGCGATGCCCGCAGGGATAGGACTACGCGCTGCAGCCCGGTCGAGCATGGCGCTGGCACTGGCCTGCAAGGACATCAACGAGATCGGCGAGAGACTAACCACCGATCCCAGGGTCAAGGTTCCGTTAACATAGCTAAAGGAACTGTAACCTTGGTAGTTGTTGTTCTTGGTGAAGGCCAATGGATTAACCGACACACCGTCTACCGAAGACGAGACGTAGCAGGACAACGCCGTAGGGAACGCATTCAGTTTCTCTTGACGGATATTCAGGTCAGGCAAACGAATGCCGAACTTGTTACCCGAGTCAGTGGTGATGAAACCTGCAGTGTTCCAGGTGAGTTCCTGCCAACGATAACGACCAGTGCCTACGTCCAACCCGTAAACCAGGTAAGTAGACTCAGCGCCGACGTGTTTGATCGGAATGATCCGTTCTGGCAATGCGGTGAAGCACGCGTGCCGTGCAGGAACCATCGTCTCAGTGGTGGCTTCTTTCATATCTACATAAGGACGTGGCCCGGCTACCCAGGCTTTAATGCCCTTCAAATCGGTTGTGAAGCGTTTAACCCGCATGCAGTACTTGCCATGTCGCGCTTTAACTACTTCGCCGTTATCGAGCACACAGCCCGGCAGGTGGGTGGGGGAGTTCATGTTCCAGCGGTTGCCTTGTTCCATCCACTGCTTCCCAGCAGGAACCACCAAGTCATTCGCCAGTACATCTTTAACCCGACTACCTACTACTCTGACGTTAGCCATACCACCAGCCCGCAAAGTACCCGGGATGATCGATTCAACGAAGCGCCAGGTCACGTACTTGGAAGTACCGTCTGGCAGGGTGATGGTCACACCAACCGAGATAAACAGGTATGCTTCGTAATCCTGGGCGTTCCAGAACAGAGCGGTAGTGATCCCGTGGGTATCAGCACCAATCGTTACTGTAGCGCCTGGGGGCAGGGTGATGAAGTCAGCCAGGTTGTAGTTGTGGGTACCCTGAGCAGGACCACTGGTAATCCCAGTCATCCCATCGAAGTTCGCCATGTACGACGAGTCCACGATGTTAACCATCGTTGGATCGGTTTCCAGAGCGTTCACTCGATAAAAGCGATGATGCACAGTGATCTGCCCACCAGCACCAGGGACCACTGCCGCTGCGATACCCTTATAAACCACACCGCCATAACCACGGTACATCAGGAACGAACGGGATTCCGAGGCAACCAACCCAGTAGCGTTCTTGAACTCGTAGATGGACTTGTCAGCGATAGGGTGGAAGAACCCAACGGTGCCAGCGCTGGACACACCGGCAACGTTGTTCCAACCCAAACCGGTGTAGAAGTTACGGCAGTTGAGGATCTCTTCCAGCTGGGTTTTACGAGCTACGTTGGTTGGTCCGCTGAGGAACAGACTCTGGCGCTCGAAAGACGCCGGACTCTGTCTTGGCGAGAACACCATCCGATCACCGTTGAGTAGGATCGGTACCCGGCCAGCAGTAGCCCCGCTATCCAGGTAACGGGTAGGCTCAGGTCGGCTAGGTGGGGCGGTAGGGTAGTCGTCTGGCATGTAGTAGCCAGCCATTTGCAATACGTCGTTCTCCTGGTAAGCACCAGCCTCGAATGCATAGGTGTTGGAGACGATTGCCTGTTTAACCCCTTGCGGAGTCATGAAGGCGTCCACGTTAGCCAAAGCAATCTGCTCGGCCAAGGTCGCCACACGGAAGTTATCCTTCAAGCCCAAACTAATGGTGCTCTTGGTTTCCCCGTGTACAGCCCCGGTGGAGTTAATGTGGGCATCGATGGGAATGACCACTTCATTAATAAAGGCATTGAGGCTGTCGGTGAATTCGTGCAGACGGCCTTTGGTACCTTCGTTAAATTCGGTGGTCTTTTCCTGAAAGTAATAAGCCATGTCATTGAGCTTACTGATCACCACCCCAAACCTGGGATTGGGTTCCTCAATGAACGGCGAGTCACCACCATGTACAAGCATGTAGTTCTCCTGTAAAGAACTGGGTGGGTTTTACCCCACCCTAACAGAGTTTAAGGAAGCAATTCAGCAGCACGCAGGAACGTGAAGTTACCATCATCCTGAGGGAAGCCAGAGCTCACCGGGATAATGCCGCCCTTACGACTGTAGCTCAGTTCCAGGTCGCCGATCATGAATGGCTGACGCCGCTCGATGAGCAGGATCTGGTTAGGCCCAGTAGTAACGGTAGCTGCGTGGATGAGTTTGCCACTTTGCCGCAACTTGGTGTCGGAGATAATGTAATGCCCTTTCTCCCCGACGATTGTGGCGTATACCCAATACTTCTTGTTCTGTGGTGCCGGATCAAGGTCACGCAGATCTTGGATACCCGTAGGCATCCGGTGCATTGTCCCGTTGATCATCAGTTCTACTTCTTCGAGGAAGAAGATAGCCCAAGCCACTTCGGGATAAGCAGTGATCGTTGCGTAGTAGCTGGTGTCCGCCCCATTGACTACAGGGAAGATCCGACAAGCACCACCAGACGAATAGATGAGCTCAGTAATGCTAGCACGATTAGCAACCGACCGATTCACCACGTCGCCTCGGGTACGTCCTACCTTAGGGATGTTGGTAATCGCGTCACCTTCTACCCAATCGGTAACAGTTCCTCCCAAGTTGGTGATCGCCCCAGTGCCGATATCCAGATCAAAGATAGTCAGGTCCATCAGCTGCGTACCAGTAACGGAAACGAAAGCCGAATTGTAGGCTGCCTTGAAAGTATTACCGGTCCGGTACATGCTCAACATGCCACGGTTTACGAGGTAAGCCGACCAGCCAGCACGCGAAGGAACTGCGTGATCGAGCTGAACGTACTCACCTGGATCGCTGAGTACCTGGAAATCGGTAATCAGGTAGCAACCGGGGTGGTTTGCATTAGGTGCTTCCACAATAGGACGGATGTGGAGTAGCCGGGCGTTCAAGATGGGCGATGAGGCGTCCGCACGTTCCGGATACTTCATGTGCAGAATCGCACTATTCAGACCAGCAAACATCCCACCTACGGCACCGTCCAGCATGTTCACGGTGAAGGACCAGAAAGCTCCTTGCTTAGCCGGAGGAATCAAACTACGCACTTTAGCCTTGAACGATTCGGACAACCCGTAATAATCGTTAGGCTCGTACATCATCTTCTGGTTTGCCACGTCCAGGGTGCGACGGTAGGTTTTAGGGAAGGTGAGGAAAGCTCCTGCTGGGTTAGGTGCCTGGAATGCTTCCGAAGGCAAGGTAAGGCGAGACAGCATATACAACGATGCACTAGACCAACCACAGCAAGCCATACTCATGTTACCAGCACCAACTCCCCGTGCCGCCAACTCTGCTGCCGAACCAGTAATACTGATCACTGCTTCGAAAACAGACATGTTGGTGTCGTACACAGTGTTAACCAAAGGCCGGCTGTAAACCTGGCCATAGTTAATGTTGGAGACCTGGGGACGGATCGCATAATCACCACTCACATTCCGACAAACCACTTTGGCATGAATGCCTGCGTTGGCCGGACGGTTAATGGTGGTTGGCGTAGTTACGAAGTTCTCTCCTTCAAACTCGTAGGCCAGATATCGTGTACTCAAACCAATCGGAACTGGGGTAAGGATGTTCCGACGTCTGAGCTGGATGTTGTGCGCCTTGATACGGTCAGTTCCAACGTGCCCCCGCAACAGCTCCTCCCTGCTGTTAATGACCTGACCACTGGAACTATACGCCCACTTAGTAGTCTGGATGAAGCTATTGAGCGGGACCATTTCCGCAGCATCGTCGGTTACGCCGCCCACGGTCTCACCCTGTGGGGTGGTAATAACCGCCTGCTTAACAAAACGAACTGTGTAGTTATACCAGTTCATCATTTTTGTACGTTCGTTGACCCAGCCCACCGGGTCATTGTAGTCGACGTTAAACGTTGGCTGTGTGTACAGAGACGTCATCGCACCAGTAGCGAGGTTGATCTCGTAAACTACGTTGGTGATAGCCTGAACCGGGTTAAAACCCAACCCTGGTGGGGTGTAGTCAAAGAACGTAAACAACACGACGTTCAAATAGGCTACGTTAGCCGCTCCAGTCTTCTTGGCCATCATCGGCAAGATACGGCGACTGAACTGACCGTTAGTGTTCGCTGCCAACGGGATAGGGCTAAAGGTGTAACGACCCCAACGAACAATCCCACCATTAACAATCTGACGCTGGGCGTATTCCCAGTGATTGTAATTGGAGTAAACCACACCGTCGTAGTCTGGGTAAGTGATCTTGATCAATTCCCAGGTAGCTGGAGTAGCGTCGATCAGTGCTTGTTTAGGAATTCTCCAGAAGCTCAGACGACCTGCCGAGTGGATACCACCATCCGTGTTATATCCGTGGGATTCAACTACCAGGATCGCCCAGTCATCAATCAGGTTAACCGACATCCGCCCGTGGTATGGATAGACATCGAGTTTACTGGTAGGGCTGATAGCCCCAATCTGCGCATAGACCGGAGCCATGTTGACTTTGATGTACCGGTGTCCCGCCGGGTCAAAGCTGTTATTGGTGAGGGCCAAATACCATTTATCGTTTACAGTCGGGTTTGACCCATAGGTCTGACCGACCATGATGATGTCGTTACCACTACCCATGATGATCGCATCGGGTTCTACCCCAATGTTGGTCAGTACTGGCGGTTCGTACTTATAAGCGGTATAGATGAAGTCATACAACTTGTTCGGGTTGAACGGACCGTTGTAATCACTCAGCGTGGAGAAGTACAACCCCTCGTTGCGGCCATCGAAATGGTTTTGGATGATAACGGTACGACCATCCGGCTCGATACAAATACCCATGCACTCAGAACGACTACCCAGCCCCTCGAAGGAACCAGTAATGATCGGAGGGATGTACCCGCCGTTACTGAACTTGCTTACCGGCAAGATACCAGCACGCATTGCCTCGCTAGTGTCCGGGATATAGTCTTTAAGCAGCTCCTGAGCGCCCTGTGGGGTGCTGAGCAGCGTAGCCGATGTACCGGCCTTCTGTTCAGCCAACGAGGCCGTACGGTAGTTAGGGTGGTTACCCATGTTTACCGAGTCCTTAGTCGGGCCGTGTGGGACGTTGTAGTTGGAGTCGTGAGCCTTGAGTCGTGCTTGCTGGGCGTCACGCACCGCATACAGCTGGTCGAATGCTGCACGAATGGCATCGTTCAGATCTTCGGATACCGCAGGGTCACGAGTACTGACGATGCCAGCCAGGTAAGTGTAGAACCAGGTCAGTTCATACCAGTCACCGATCTCGGTCTTGATGCTGTGGCCGTGCCATTCTGGGGGCAGGGTAGCCGGAACACCAAACACCTTAGACCAAGGCACTGGGATATTGCCCTTGTGCATTTCATACATCCATTCCTCGATGCTGTTACGAGGAACGAAGTAAGCACCCACACTCTGGTAGTTAATGGTGACGTATTCGTTTTCTTCGCGGATCTCGTCACTCAGCCGTACAAAACAAACAATCGGTCGACCGGTAACTTCTACCAACGGCATGAATTCTTCTTCGAGCCAATAGTCACGATCGCGTTTCAGTTCGGTACCGCGCTGATCGTAGACTACGGTCAGAGGCAACTGCCCATTCTTGGGATAGTCGCCAAAGAAAGGAGATGCGTCAGGAATGACCCAAGGACAGGTCTTGTCCTGAATCGGCATCTTCTCCCCTACAAACTTGTTCACGGGGTTCTTACCGTGAATGTCAAATTGCACAATACGCAACGTATCCATTCTTGATGCCTTTTAAAACAGGGGGAGTGTGGGGCGAACCCCACACCCTCCCATTTACTTTAAGGAAGGAGTTCATCACTCCGTAGCCAAGGCAACTGACCTTCTGTGTTAGCCAGACCAGAGCTAGCAGGAATGCTGTTACCCCGCTTGAGTTCAGAAACACGGTTACCGTTTAGTGTAAACACGTTAAACCGTTCGATCGTAGAGATCTGCAAAGGACCGGTGACCACAGTACCTACCCACAACGAGAACGGAGACTCCAGACGTTTGTCCGCAGCAATCTCGTATGTCGGCACACCGTTGCGCAACAGCGCATAGATGTAGAAGGTTTTGTTCTGTGGGGCAGGATCGATATCGCGCAGGTCGATAGCTCCAGGCGGGAAGTTGTAACTCTTCCCGTTGAAGACTGCCTTAATAGCAGACTTGAAGAACACAGTCCAGCCGATCTGCGGATAAGCCGAACCAAGCAGGACCGTTTTAGTAGCGCCCTGGAACATGGTACCTGCACCGCCGGTCGAGCTACTGTGTGGTAGGGCATACACTACTGCGTCATCAGGAGCAACGCACTTGTGATTACCGCCGCCACTCTGCCCAGTCATGGTAATAAGGGTTGCCGAATCATTCCAGCGACGAGTTGCTTTGTTGTCGTATTGGAACAACGAGTAAGTAACCAAACTATCTCCTGGTCCCCCCGCACTAATCCCTGGATCAAAGAATCCAATGATCTGGTTACCGTTTACATGGTAGCCAGCACGCGGAGCGCCGTGTGTCGAGTTAGGGTGGTTACCAGCCACAAAAGCGTCCCAGGTAGTAGGGGTGAGGTAAGCAGCAGCGCCTTCATACACGTAATGCTTTTTATCAAGCACCGTGTACCCAGTGACTACCTTGTTGGCTCCCCCGGAATAAACCGGGGCGATGCTGAGCAAAGTAACACGACGATCTGTTGTACCTACCTTGGCCCAGTTGATCATCACCATGATCGGCAGCCAACCAAACTTGTTGGTGAGATCGCCAGTTGGGTCACAGATGCTGACAAAGACTCTAGGACATACGTTCATCCCTGCAACATCATCAACCTCTGTTTTAAGTTGGTTAACGATGGACTGCGGATACAAGATTGTCGAAGTGGGGACAATATTGATAGTGCCGTCAGCCTGTATTTGTCGAACGTGTCCTGTGATCAATGGAACGTCGTCAGGGTTAGTGCCGGCGAACCAAGTACCAGGGTACTGGGCGTAATCCATGTACTTCTTCTGAACGCCTACACAGAAAGTCGACTCTCCGAGATCGGTGCCAAAGGAATCCAACTGAGCTGCAGGGACGGTAACACTAGCCCCACCAGCTTGCGGAGGTCCGTTAACTTGACGAACGTCGTTGTTCAACGGGCGCGCCAGCATATTGGGGTACAGGATGTTGGTTACTTCAGTGCGCTTAGCCAACTTCCCCGGGCCAACACGGTAATACAACCGATTGAAGCCAAGGGTTGCAGGATCAGGAGCATTGTAGAAATCGCCACCATTGCCCAACAGGAACGATCTAGGCTTCACCGTAGACTTCAGCGGGCTTACGATCGTTTCGATTATCCTGGTATCACTAACGTCAGCATCTACCTCCGTATTCCATACCCGCCGCATTGTTTCATAAGGGGTTTTCCAACTACGTGATTTCAACATGTGCATACCACGTGGGAAACTTTGGTATTCACCCCTGCTGGCAACAATGGTACCATCATCAAGAATGGTCACGCCCTGCTGTCGGTCGTAAAACACCAACAGGGTCATTACGTTATTGCCCCGGCTCGGCAGGTTGGTGTAATCCAAATTATGCCGAGGGGTCTGGTTGACCAACGTCATTATGTTGGTGGCCGGATCGAACTCATACAACATATCGATCATGGTGTCATAGTTGACGTTAATGCCAGGGACGATGTACCTGGAATAGAACGCAGCCATGAACCGCAACAGGAATTTACCTGGCTTGTCCGGGATTGGGCAGACCAGGGTTTGCTGTCCTCGATAAGCCCCAGTGGTAATCAAATTATCCTTCTGGACAAAATCGAAGTACCATCTGTAGTAGTGGTCTGACTTACCATTCGGATGCGGGATAGGGGTACCCCAGCGCCAGTTTGGTGAGTTCATCCACTGCATGCCCTCGCCGTCTTTAAAGCTGAGGGTTACATGTACGGCGGTGGCCGGCAACTGACTGGCTACAGTAGCCTTGGGTACCCTGAACATATACCGGAAGTTAATCCCGGTGGTGCCAAATTCCGCTACCTTGCTAGCGTTATAAGGCGTTGCCAGTACCAGATAAATCCAGTCGCCCATCAACACCACACTAAGGTTGTTAAACCAACCAACGACACTGTGGCCTGCCGGAAGCGTGTTCGCAAGTGCCGAGACGTCCAAACGGCTGTAAACGTGTTTAGCTGGATCCAGCGAACCGTTAGTCAACCCGAGATAGAACGCATTCTTGGTGCTGTCGCATACCAGGATAACTTCTTTACCGCTACCTTGGGCAATGAAGTTAGGCCTGGCACCATCCGCCTCGAACAACTGGTGGGTATAACGATAACCGGTGTAGTCCAATTTCGGTTTGTCGTATGGGGTTTGTACCACAGAGTAATACAAGCCCTGCACCCGGCCATCGAAACGGTTGGCCAGGAACACTAACGAACCGTCAGACTCCATGCAGATGCCAGCGGTTTCGGACATACCGCCCAAACCTTCAAACGAACCGTCGATAGAAGGCGGGATGAAGTTACTGTTACCGAACTGGGCAACAGGCAACAGGTTACTACCCAGCAACTCCGCAGCGTTGAACGCGTAGGTGTCGAGGATGGTCTTCATGCCGCCTGGAGTGAGGTGACGATCACTACGCGGAGTAATCAGATCGTCACCACGAGCAGTGGGGAAGTTGTCCACCAGCCCCAGGCCAGCCTGGGTCTTGGTGAAGCCATGGCTGTCGTAAGCGTTCTTGTGGCGGTTCAGGCTGTCCAACAACTCAGTCTTGTAGACGTTGATGTAGTTGGTCATCAAGTTGATGTAATGATCGAACTTGACTTCCAGCGCAGTACGAGCATTCATCTCCATCAGCGCCATCATCGATTCGATCAGGTCCACCCAATCCTTGAACGCCACCATGTCGTACAGCAGGCTGTGGCGGTGCAGCTTAGGCCGGAACGACGTTGGCTTGTTGGTGAGGTATTCCCACCAGGCCGGACGGTTGTCGTTGGTGAGATCGATAACCATCTTGAGGAAAGTACTGTCGAACAGACTGAACTCCCCTACCACGTCGTAATCGATAAACCCGGCAGTGATATCCGGATTCAGGAACTCGATCATGCACGCTACCGGTTTAGCGGTAAGTTCGGTCAACCCACCCATGATGCGGTAAATGCGGTAGTCACCCTTACCTTCCTTGTTAGCCGCAACAAGTGGTTCCATGTTCGCGTTGTAAACCCGCAGGCTCTTTACAAAGAACGGGGCGTTAACCGGTACTACGATCCTGGTCCAAATCCCAGGGGCCATAGCAAACGGTTCCCCCTGGATTTTGTTATCAGGATTGATATTCAGAATATCCTTGCGGTATTCCGGGACAATAGGGAAGTTCATGGATTGTTCCTTAATCGAGTTTAAGGGTACCATCCCGCAGCTGACGGAGACCCTCTTTAAAGGTTTCCATGGTCAAGGTGACGTTGGCACTGTTACCCTTAAGGTCGTTGGTAGTCGACGGGCGGTTGTTCGCCACATCTGGAATACCGAGATCGCCTTTGTCGGCCGGGTGTGCTTCTGGCAGACGTTTCTGCAAGTGCTCTTCCAGCAAGGCCAGGGCGTTGGTAGTAGCTGAGGTGTCAGTCAGTACCATGATCAGGCTTTTCAGCGCGGTGTAGTTCTCCAGCCAGTCGTAGGTCTGGGTCTCTGGGTGTTCGTGTGGATCTGGTGGGAAGTCGAACGGTACGTCTACCAGATCACCCCAGTCAACGATACGCGGGCTGTTGGCAATGTTCGCCACCAGGGTAGCCCAAGCCACTTCATCGAGGATGAACGGACCACCGATGGTATCGTAGTCGCACAACAGTACTTCGTTGGGGAACGGCTTCAACAGTACGATCGCACCAAAACAGTTACGCTGGTAGGTCTGAATGAAACGATCGAAGCTGTGAGCGAAGGCGTAGTCTACGCCTGGAGTAAGTGGGGTGTTACTACCTTGACGACGGATTACAAACTTGCTGTTGGGCTTGGTAACTGGAGCGCCAGAAAAGAACGGACCGCAGCGAGGAACGAAGACACGACGGTCATTATCACCGGAGGTTTTGATGACTTCTCCGATGATCCTGCAATCGATTCGCTCCTGGAATGGGTTCCATGGATAAGTGGGGTTAGCCATCAATAATGCTCCTGTTAAGAATTACTAGGGCTGAAGGCATTTTATGACCTGCCCCTTACAGTGAAGCTGAGGGCTATAAGCTTATAGCCTTAGCATTTTTCATAGAATCCAAAGGAGTTGCACCCCCTATGTATACTTACGACAGGGCTGTTGGCATTAGCCGACGTTCTCCTAAAGGTGAAGAACTTCTGGATATTGCAGCTGTTCCGTGCAATACCCTGTTTACTGAATATAGTCGTTTGATTATCGTTGTGGATGACAGTATCGCCCAGCGTAAGGTCTCTGTAGACCTCCAGTACTACTACGTCGAATTGGGCTCCTACACTGGGACTATCCAGGAGTGGTTGAATACCAAGACCAACGTAGTACTGCGCACCAGCAATACCCTGCCAGGTGATCGGTATCGTTTCGTTACCACCCACGACATTCAGTATGAGAACTTTAGCCTTTTGCCTGGTAGTGTTGTCCAAGGTGACGACCGCCAAGACCTGCTGACTACTTCCGATGCGCCCGACATCCGTATAGTCAAGACCGACGGTAGTGACGTTGATTACGACGCACTAGTCCAGCGTTGCCTGTGGGTTATCAACGGTCACTTGACTCGCGCTATCCCTGGTAACAAATGTCTGTTCCTGCGTAACGCCGGTAAACACTTTAACGTGTATGACAACATCCACGTTAACGCGCTGAACTTTAATACGGTCAGCAAACTGAATACCTATCCCATTGATCTGGACGATATCAAGTTCGAACTGGTTAATGGTGTGCCGTATCTGCATGTCAAATCTAAAGTACCTCTGCAGGGTAAAACCACATGGATGTCTATTGGTGGTCGATTGTACCTGGATGACGTTGTGCAGTATCGCGGTAACGACAGCTTTGCTATCCAGATCAATAAGGTAGACTGGTTCACAGCTATCTTCGACTCCAAGCAATTGATTGACTTGAGCTCGGTTATCGACAGAGACCGCATGGTGGTTGATAAGGACTTCTTCAAAACCGAAGAGTTCTTTACCAACTTGCTTACCGATCTGTCGTCGTTCTTAATTGTACTCGACAACCCTCACCTGGATGTTAGTCTCGTCCCCATGACTAACTATCTGTATCCATTCACCTACCATACGGAAGAAACTCGTCGTCTGCCGATCTTGACAGGCAACGGGCTACTACCGAAGTACTTTACGCGCAGGATTGTAAACAGGAGACTTCTTGATATTGATATCGGTGTGCAAAGACTGTACGTAAACAACACAACTGGAATCCGCAACGAAGGGAATCTCTTCCATGGATTCAAGAGCAAGTACGCGCCAAGTAAACTCCATCCGGGGTACTTACTTTATATCCGTGGCATCATTCAAGGGGACTAGTCCATGGGACAAGCTATTAAGGCTTGGGTACTCCTAGATCGACTGAGAGCGATTGTGACATTGATCGCAGTCGTTATCGGAGCAGGCTTGATCATCTGGCAGTTCGTATCACCACGACCGGTGAAGCTGGATCCTGAAGCACTGAACTCGATCAAGGAAGCCACCGAACAGATCCGTCGTGCTGCACAGGGCACCGAACAAGTTGTCAAAGACAACGCCCTGTTCAAATCCACGATACAGGATCAAATTAAAAACCAGACAAAGTTGCGAGACGCAAACTATGACCTACTCTTTGAGGAGTTTGGTGTCGACCCTCTACCGAAGTCTCTTGGGCTTGGTGGCTTTGGCGGCACTGATGGCATGCAGCCACAACCCGACCATCTCGGAGGGTTCCATGTACCTCCAGATCCAGGCGGACCAAGTGGCGTACAGCGCCTACGCGACCCAATTGCAGATCAACCAAAAGCAGCTGACCGAAGTACTCCCGGAGTTCCAGGAGGTAACTCCCATCCCCCCTCAGAGCAGGGTGAACGACCTGGCGGCGTGGCTGGAGCAAAATAACTGCCTGCTGCCTAACCTTTCACCCACCGAAAGGGTTCATTGTTATCAAGTCACGCGGGTCTTCTTGATTCAAACGACCAAGCAACTTGATGAACAAGACATGACGTTGTGGGCTGCGAAGAAAACTATCAAGCAGCTGATCGAAAACATGAACAAGATCATCGACATGGCTCCGAGCCCTGCGAATGAACTTAAACCTCCCTAAGTTAGTCCCCCAAAGCAGCATAAAACAACTATACCCTCCAGGAGCCTTTACAGGGCTCCTGGAGGGGTTATAGCTGCTTATTGGTGTAACGCACTACTGTTGCTGCGGATCGTTACCAGGCGTATCGTTACCCCCTTTGTTGGGGGATCTGATAAAGTCTGCTGCACGGTTCCGCAAACGATCGGTGAGATCGGTACCTTGCATGATCGTGGAGATGGTCTTGTTGGCGTTAACCCAAGTCCATGCCACTACTACCAGGCCGATGTTAGTCAGCATGATAGTGATCTCACTTGGCCAGATACCTTTATCAGATACCGACAAGTGCGTGGTATAGGCGTTGATCACCGAAGTAATGCACATGGTGATGATCGCCAACATACCGCCTAAGTTACGAAGAATGATCGTCCACTTGCCGAACAGCTCCCTTTCGATTTCTGCGCCGGCGGCGACGGGAAGATTTGACTGGGGCTGGTCGGACGGGAGGAGCTCTTCTTGGGGCGAGTCCTTCATGGAACACCTCAAATTGTTTGCCGATGATTTCGCAACGGAACAAAGCCACGGCAGTTGCGTCGATGGAGTGCTCATCAAGAAGGTTTAAATCACAATCCCCCGCATCAAGCCAAGCATATTCCAATACGCCTGCTTTTACATCTTCTTTCTGGGTGCCCTTGAAAGCCGCACCCACCACTTCCTTAGCCAGCATAGGCAGGACATAAGACAAGTGTACTTCATTATCAGTAAACTGTTCCTGCACCATTGACACAAACTGAATCAACTGTTTAAACGTACCAGGGGAAACCCCGAGGAAGTTGTCTTCACAGATGCCAGTCATAGAACGTGAAATGATCTTTACTTCATCCCAGTCAGTCGAGTAGATACGCAGCAGGTTACCCAGTGCGCGGGCCAAAGCCCAGCTACGAGCCAATACACCAGTCTCGTGTGTGTCGTCAAACTGTACCGGGATGTCGTACAGACACCGATCGCCTTTAATGGTGTTAGCGTACACCAACTTGAATGGGGTCTGTTGCGTCAAATCAACATCAATGATGCACACCCCCATATTCGTGGTGGAAGGGTCGATGCCGACGACCCTTATCACATGAGGGACTTTTACGAAGTCCTTAAGCATATGAATCCTTGCGTTTCACCCTCGTGCAATTTCACGATCACTACATAGGGTGAGTAATCCAATAAAAATTCATCGGGCGCATCGATACTCCAACCCTTGAACACTACCTCGAAACCTGCCGTGGACAACAGACCAAACGTACCGGCCATCCAGCGACCCAGGTAGTTGTAGTTGTTCAACAACGTAGCGAGGCGATAGTTGACATCGTTCACTACGTTGTAGGTTGGCACCGGGATACCAACAGGCACGTCATTGAGGAAGTCCAGCTCTTCTTTCAGATCGATCACGAGCGGTGTACCCAGGAACGGGGTGTACTCACGTGGACCGAAAGGATTGTTAAGCGTGACCCGAGGGGCTGGCGCTACGCTGGACATCATGTTGACAAAGGTCATCAACACGTTGCCGCCTTCCTTGCTGATCAGTTCCAGTTTGATCTTGCCATCTGGACCGACGTAAGCTTGGGAGTCAGCGTAGTTTTCAGATGCCAGAGGGGACATGGGTAGATACATGTTGTTGATCATACCCAGGGCATCTGGCATGAGCATCCCCTCGGCAAGCGGGAGGTGCACGGTGTTGGTACCGAGGTTATCGGCCAAAGCTGCTAACACATCCATGTCTTAGTTCCCCTGGCTACCTGCGCTACCGCTGGCGTTGGTGTGCAGCAGCATTGGTTCGCTGGCACCGTGATCGTAGTCCATGTTCAACGTGGTGTTGTTCAGGGCGTTACGCGCATCACGCTCGGTGAGGAAGTGAGCAGCTACAGCACTCAGTACCTCGTTGTAACGGATCACAGCACCGCCACCAGAGGCGCCGTCGGTAACGGTGTCGATACCCCAGGCAATCATGGTTTCGTTGATTGCAGCGTAGCTGGCGTCGTTGTACAGTACACGGCAGGCGTTAGCCAGTTCCTGGAGGTCACCTTCGTGCAGGGTGCAACCCAGGATAGCCGAGGAGTTGATGTACACGTTGCTGACCGGCACGCTACCTACCGAAGTGAAATCAACGGGCTGTGGGTTGAACAGGTCGTCGCGGCTAGGCACCAGAGGCACCGGCAGCTCGTTACCATTCTCGTCACGTGTGACTTTGTTCACTTGTGGGTTGTAGTTGTCGAAGTTGATCAGCTTCAGGTAGTAGAAGGCATAGGAATTACCGTCGTAACCGTTCTGCACCACACGCATGCGGTATTTGGCACGGTTGACGTTATCCAGGTCCTCATCGATAGGACGGCAGATGAACGGGATCGCAGTGAACAGGTTCATGTCGATCGGCTGGTGCTGGTTGATCTTCATGCGGCTAACGCCCATGGAGTCAGAACCGTTGCAGTTGGCGCCACGGATACCCACACCGAAATACTTCAGTTCGAAGTCGCCACCGTTCTTCGGACCGATCGATTCCTCAGCGAGAATGTTGTAACGCTCGTTGAGGGTGGTGTACTTGGGAAGCGTGAAAGGCTGGCGCGTGGCGCAGCACTTCATGATAGTGTTGCCCCAACCAGTGTTCGTCGTTGTCTGGGTAGGAACTTCCGAACGGTTCTGGTCTTGGATTTCTGTTGCGGACAAAGCCATGGGGGTAATTCCTTATAGACGAATAAGCTGGAAGCTTGTCGATTTAAAGCGCATAGAATCTGCGGCTATGACTACACAAAGGTGTTCTTTTTCCGGCACCAGGTAAGCAATGTCTTCTTCTACCAGACTGTGGCCAGTGTGGCGATTAATCCAATTGGAGATCATCGCCTTACTGTGGTTCACGTCGAAGTCGTTACGATACTGCTTGGGAATAGACAAAGACTTCATCCTGCTAAACCCAGACAGATCGACTTTCTCCAGTTCGTAGTAGAGCGCTTCTTGCCCAGGGTGCTGGATTAGGAAGACCGCATTACCTTTAGCGTTGGTAGAAACGTGTTGAAAGGTGATCTCGTTGATCACCCGAGGGTCTTTAATGAACAGACCCTCACAGTACTTCTTCTTAATTAAGGCCAGGACCTTGTTCATTTAGCGTTCAGGACCTCGTAGTCAGTTGGTGGTACCTCGACCCAGTTAGGCTTTTCACCCAGCTTGCCGTAGTAGGTATCAGGTATCTCGAGCCACTTGGGCTTGGTGGTCAGATCCCCGTAGTACGTATCCGGGATAATCAGCATCTTCGGATTGCTACCGAGTTCGCCGTAGTAGGTATCTGGGATAATGAACTCGTTAGGCTCATCGTCCCCTACTTTGCGGAAGTAGGAGTTATCCGTCATCCGAACAGCGTAGTACCACGGTTTGTCCACACGGTTAACCGGCTTGATGTGACCACGATCGGCTAGCGTTTGCTTTGCCGACATATCCGCCACGATAGCCGGTCTGTTAGGCGTGTAGACCTTGAGCACTGACTCCAAGTTACGAATGCCGTCCATGTTGCTTTGGACGTTGAGCATCACGTTCTCGAAGTTACCCACCAGCTTGTTACCAGGACCAGTCCACCTGCTATCTCCTACAAACGTCTCGTTGAGCATTTCGGTAACCGACACGTCATCGTCCATTTCTTTAATGACGTGAATGGTGTACGAACTCAGACGGGTCATGATCTCGATCAGATCGTTTTGCTTAACCCGCATGTTAGGTTGGATATTGGTATCCCAGCCAGTTACTCGTTTGAAGATGTCCCAGGCAAAAGACTTACACTCAGCGGCAGTATAGTCGGAGAAGTCGAAGTTGTAGTCTTTCAACAACTGTTGGTAATTGGTGTATTCACCAACCTTGACGATCCCTGACTCGTACACTACCTTAGTCGCGTTCTTTACCCGAGCCCGTTTGTTGAGGTCGTAGAACTGACTGTAGAGTTTCTTGTGCTTCCACATCGCCTCGTAAACTTCGAAGGCGTATTGGATCAGGTAATCAGGGGCCACAAAGTTAGCCACTGGGAACCAGATATCCCGGATGTCGAAAGCCAAGTACGATGGATAAATGAAGTCCTTACCGCCTACATGAACGATCTCAGCAACTGTAGGTGGCTTGATGCGCATCACGTTCTGGTAATAGACCGGGCAGATGTCTACCGGGCTCTTACCGTTACTGTAATCGACCAGGTACTTCCAGATGTGGTAAGCATCCGTAACAGGCAGACGTACTTGTCGGCCGGTCTTAGGGTCGTTAACGATTACACGACCTTGGAACTTGTTGTTACTCGCCAGGTAGATCCACTCGTTGTACACCACCGACATCAGGGTATCTGCGTGACGGTTGGTGTAGTCGCGCATACTCGACTCGAGGGCTTTGGTAGGCAGCTCCGAGTGGATACTGTTCTTACCGCGCTCTAGGGCGTCTTCCTGGTAGATCGACGTCTGCTTGTAGTTGTCCTTCGCCAGCGGCTGCTGCTTCATGATCAACTGTTCGGTGTTGATATACGCTGGTTCCCGCCCGTAGTCCTCGATGAGGTTCAGGTGGAGCTTGCGGTACAACGGGGTAGGGGTCAGGTCGTCGAGCTGAGTAGCTGTACCTTCTACCATGTCATACTTAGCCAATGGGATATTCGCTACGGTGAGCAAGTTCTCCATCAGCTTATCAAAGGTGAACATCTGGCCTGGGTTGTTCTTAATCCAAGCGATGTTCCGGAACAGCCACATTACCTGATGACGATTCAGGCTGTTCTTGTACTTGGAGAAATCCCCGTAGGAATCAATGTGGCTCCAAATATAGAAATCGTGGCTATGGCGGGTGTACATGTGTTCTATGCGGATGGTGTGGATCGCCTTGATGATATCCGCGTACAGCAGGCGCACCATTGTAGGTAGGAACAGGTCATCAGTGTAGATGTACTCACTGGTGAGGATCTGGTCCACTTCCGCTTTGATAAAGTTCTGCAACTGAGGGATCAGCTGCGTCTCGTTCCACATAACCAAATCTTGGTTATAGCGAAGGATCTTATAGTCCTCGGCCTCAATGGTCTCGGTATATGGGATCGGAGAAAGAATGCCACGAATCAAAGTAGGCTGTGACGGGTACTGCTGGATCAGCCTGCTAAACCAGTAACCCCCCCGAGAATACTCCCGGAAGGTGGCTAAGTGGTAACGAAGGTTTTCTTTGTTGAAAACAATCTCTTCATCAGTATCCAGTGAGCGGATAACCATCGGGACGTCGGTCTCGTGGTAATCACCGTTCAAGTTCATGTAGTAGCGCCAGGTACGCTTGTCTTCACTGACAGGAAGTCCGGCGCGCACTAATGCCTGGTTATATCGCTTAGCCAAGGGCTCAATTTTGATAACCATAGTTCTTGCCAGGGCGAATATGTCCCGGAAGAACTTATCTTTATCGGCATTATTCATAAGTTAACTCGCTAAAGGATTTCGTATGTCTTACAAAACACGGGCCGTTACGGTGGGTAATACTCCAGTGGACTTTACCAAGGTCAAGAAAAGCTTTTCTAACCTGCCACCGGCTATTCAATCTACACTGCGCAACGCGGTTCCGCGTAACGGACTTACCCCAGATCGAGGAGACGTTGGCGGCACGGAGACAGTCAACCAGGCGAAGCTGCAACGCCTGAGCGACGTTATCAGTAACAACATCAATGCCGTGACTGACCTGCGTACCATCACTCCGTATGTTGATAAAGCGGAACTGATTTGGAACACGATCCTGCTTTACCCTAACGGTAAGCAGGACAAGATTTTGACGTACGACACGGTGTCTTCGCAGTTCAAGAACAATGCGCTACACCTTGAATTGCTTAAGGTTTGGGAAGAATACTTCACCAACGACTATAAGATCGAGGAAGATCTCAGCAAGATTATCAACGATATCTTGTGGAATACCGGCAGCTACGTACTCTTCAACTTGAGCCGTCCTGGTCTGGATTATTTGATCAACGGCAGCGAGTACGATCCAAAGAAAGCTCGGGAAGGTAACGAGGCGCACGACATGTACCGTCGTCGCTCTCTGGACGAGCTGAAGAAGGAGTTCGTTGAAGTCAATGGCAAGGTCAAGGTGAAGAACCTTGGCAAGTTCGTCAGAGACCCAAGCGGTAGTAACAAGAGCAGTGTTAGTGGTCTGGAGGCTATCCTCAGCAACAACATCTCTGACGCAGGTGTAGAGTTCAACCTGTTCGGTAATGACGTCGACCCTAATGGCGACTTCTGCGTTACTATTACCGACAACCCGGCGTGCCTGTACTTCCAGAAGTTCCGTGACAACAACCGCCTGTCCAACGCTAACGCGGTGATGGGTGTTGAAAGCATGGACTTGATGGTAGACCAGGTACTCAATGAACCTGAGAAGCTGCGGGATCCGATCGAGGATAGCGACACCCGGGTCAAGAAGTCGAAGAAGGCTGACAAGTCTGAAGCTACTACCCAGAACCTGGATGAGCATCAGATCGCTGCTGCTGCTCGGGAGATCTACAAGGCCCGGAACATCCACAGTCAGCAAATGCAGTTCGTTAAGCCGATTGACACCCTGTCCGTTGCTCCTTACGGTCGTGGTCTCACGTGGCACATTCCAAGTGAAGCGGTAATCCCAATTCACTACAACGGTCAGAACAAACGCCAGGGCGACTTCATCTTCCTGCTCGATCCTGAGGAAGGTACTTTCCTCAAGAACACCGCTGACCCGGAATACTACCAGTCGGTTAACAAGAACAAGTCTGGTATCACCAACAAGAACAAGTCGGGTAGCGAGAACTCCCTGATCAGTTCCTTGCGCGTGATCCAGGAAGGTAAGGAATGTGAATTCGACATGTCCGAATTCGTAGACCTAGCCAAAGCTAGTATCATCAAGCAGTTCACTTCCTCTGTGCTGAGCGACAAAGCTGAGAACATCAGTATCACCATTGACGAAGAGACCAACAAGATCTTCTTGTCCCGTCTGTTCCGTCGTCAGGGTGTACGTTGCCTGTATGTTCCTGGTGAAGCTGTTACCTACATGGCTTTGAAGTATAGCCGTTTGGGTACCGGTCAGTCCCTCACTCAATTGGCCAAGATGCACATCGCACGTCTGGCAGCATATGACGTAGCGGATGCTCTGGCTAACCTGGAAGCTGCTCAGCCACATACACTGATGACGCTTACCCACGGTAAGGAAGACGGGGATCCGAACAACACTGTCGCTATTGCACGGGCAGCGTTCTACGATCAGAACCCTAAGCTGCACAGTATGCTGTCCAGTGCTCAGTTGTCGGTACCGATGATTGTAGACTCCCTGCGGGACTCCTCGTTGACCGTTAAGATCAACGCCGGGGATAACCCACTGGTAGCTGCACCAGAGATCGACATGCAACAGATGCAGAAGAACTTCTTCCGCCCTGTGGACGATCAGTCTCGTCAGAAGGTAATGAATGACATCGCCAACTACTTCTTCACTCCTCGGAGCTGGCTGGACGTTAGTGATGACACGAACAACTTCAAGATCGAGGCGATCACTGAACACGAGATGGTGACCAACCAGGCGGTTAACTGGCAGGCTAGTCTCAGTAACTTCATCGTGGACTTCGAGAAGAAACATGCTCGGGTAAACGGTCCTTTGATGACTCGGTTGATCAAAACGATCGCTGATAACAAGAAGTACTGGAAACCTGACAACAGTAAGGAAAAGATCGAGGGTGATGACTCTTCCGTGATCAAGATCTTGCTGGCTGACTTCTTTACTGGCATCAACGTTAGCTTCCCACAACCGTCCAACATTGAGACCACTGATAAGCTGAAGAACCAGCTCGACGCGATCGATTCGTTGGTACAGAAGTGGATGGAGATCGCCAGTAGTTCTGAAGTGCTTAAATCGGTTGCTACTTCGTTGGGTCTGTCTAGCGACGTTGCCAACGGTGAAGAAGTTATCAAGCACGTCAAGGCGTTCTTCTACGCTGAAGCCTTCAAACGCTACAACGTTCCTATGCCATTCGACGAGATCGTCAATGATGGTAAAGGTGGTGGTATTGCTTCTCTGGTACACGGTATCGTGCATCAACAGATCAACGCACAAGAGTTCTACGTGCAGTACGTCACTGAGAAGCATAAAGCTACTCAGGCATTCCTCAAGTCCAACAAGAGCAAGCTGGAGAAGCTCCTACAAGAAGTACAGGAAGCTGCTCCGGGTGCTGAGTTGGGTGACGACGGTCTGCCAGTCGGTGGGGTTGATGACGGCACTGGTGTAGACGCTGGTGCGGAAGGCGGCGATGAGGGTGGTGGTTACAACCCATTCGGTGGTGACGCAGACGCCGGTACCGATGACGGTACTACTGGTCCTGACGACACCCCGGCTCCTGATGAGGACACGGCTCCTACAGAAGACGCTGGTACTGAACCGGCTGCTACTGAAGAAACCGAAGAATCAGAAGAAACTGAACCGGACGCAACGGAAGATAGCACTAAAGGTAGCAAAGATCCAAGCTCTCCTAACTACGATCCGTTCACTGGCGGTAAGGCGTAAAGCAAAAAAAAGAAACAAGACTACTAACCCCTACCCACCATTGGTGGGTAGGGGTTATGTCTGCTTAGGCTTTAGGTTTGAAGAAACTCACGCTATCGATAACTTTTTCCTGCCTGTCGTTGACAAGAGTTACCATGACCTGGAACTTGTCGCACATGATCCGCTCACCTACCAGATCATTGCTCATCTCCAAGCGAATGAACACTTTGTCAGAGAAGACTTTATCACTATCATGGGCCAGTACTTCCAGCAGCATGGTCGTGATACGGTGGATCAGGTTAGGCATGCGCAGCAGTGGCTTTGGCCAATTACCGCTACGGCGGATCTTGGCGAACAGATCAATGATCGCTTGTGGATCTACGTGGGCTGGTACGTCATCAACCGGTCCGCGAAATACTTCAGAGGCTTTTAGTACCGCGGGAAACTGATTAGCTGTAGTCATAGCTTTCTTCCTTTATTAGTAAGCGACATGTTGATTGTAATAAACCATCCAGTCCACACCACGTACCTGGACGCACATACCTTCTTTAACTCCGTAAGGACCTTCATGGAGTAGTAGGAGGAGTTCATACTGGAAGCGACCAGAAATATAAAGGTCACGTTCCATCAAAGCTAACACTACTTCTCGAGCTATCTCCATAGGTTTACGCCTGAGTGCTTTATTACCTCTGTGCAAGAACGGCTCAAGCTCGCGTTCAATCGAGTTAAGAAGACTCACCCCACCTTCGAACCGGCCGAGCGCATTCAGATCCAGTATGATGTGATGCGGGAGTTCTGGTTTAAGCGCAGGACCAGCAATAGGGGTGGTGCGTAGGCGGTGTTGCAAGTACTTCTTGAGATGTCCGCCAGAAGGCCTTGGTTTGTCTTTAGAGGTCGTTGTGTCGTAGACGTTGTAGTACGTCAACAGATTAGCCAACTCTGGCAGGGAGAGCTTATCGAGGTCTTTATCGGTAACTGACATTACAACTCCTTCTTCGACAAAAAAGAAAGGCCCACGAGGGGCCTAAAGGGGAAACAGCAGTCAGCTGTTAGGTTAAGCTTGTTTACGCGCTTGGTATTCAGCGTTCCAGGCGTCGTGCTTTTCTTTAGCAGTAGCTTGCATCTCGGCTACCTTCTCCATCGAAACCAGATCGGTTTCTTTCAGCTGGCTATCAACCAGGTAATGGACGTTAGCCAGGAAGGAGCTGCAGAACAGATTGCCGGTTTGAGATTCGTTGTAGTTCAGGATGGCTTGGTCCATGGTGTTATCGAATACTTCGACGCAACCACCGACGCTGTCACGGGAGATGTGAGCTTTGCCGTCTTTACCGAGGTACAGCAGGTTCAGCGAGAAGTACTTAGCTTGAACCAGAGCTACTGGAACCAGGTGATCACCTTTTACCAGAGTGGCGATGCCGTACACAGCGCGCTCGCCAGCGCCACGGTGATCATCTACTACTACACCGTTGTTAGCGTTAACAGCAGCAACAACAGCAGCGAAAGTTTGCATAGTCATGGTGAGATCCTTTTTACTATAAAGAGAATATAGCAATTCAAATGAATTACTGTTCTTGATTCACCCTAGTTATATAGACCTGAGATCCCGTAGAAATTAAAAATACAGCATAGCTACCCTACCTACCCGAAAGGGTAGGTAGGGACTATAACTAAACTAATTGCGCAATTAACTCAGCCTCAATTGAGACCCAGCAGCACCAGCGCTTTCTGAGTGTCAACATGACGCAACGTGGCCACGTTACGATCACCGAGGGTATAGCTGAACAGCCAGACGTTGTTCGAACCACTGAAGCGGATCAGCTTATCACGGTAGATCTCATCTTGCAGAACATCTTGGTCCTGGTCTTCCACGACGATTTCCATCAGACGGAAGATTTCAGGGAAGGTGCTGCGCTTGATGTATTGCGGTACGTTGACTTCTTCGTAGTACGGACCTTTGTTGCCTACGACGTTAGCCATGTAGAAGCTACGGATGACGTACAGGTTGACGTCGTCTTTCAGCTTGTCCAGAGCGCCCATCTCTTCACGAGGAACCAGATGCGGGTTGGCCTTGTGGAAGAGTTGCAGATGGCGGTTCAGGTAGCTGTCAGGTTTGATACCGACGAAGACGTTGAACGCGGTCTCGTCATTCTTGTGCAGCTCGTTGTACAGGTCGTCGATGTCAGCAGCCAGGTTATCGATCTGGAGCTTACCACCACCGCCTTTACCGTCTACCACGTTGTAGCCGCACTCGTTGGCCAGCCACTGGTTGCAGATCTCGGTCAGGCGACCGTTGATGAAAGTGCACAGGCCGTTGTCCAGGACACCTTCGCGGAACAGATTTTTCAACTTCTTGGCAGCTTCATAGAAGCTTGGACGGTCAGCTACGGTCAGCTGGCTGTCGGCGAAGACGAACGGAGCGTCCAGGAACAGACGTTCTTTATCTTCGGCAGAGGCACACTCGTAAGTGTTCCACTCGGTTAGGTTGTCGAAGACTGCGGCGGAGGTATCTTTGAACTTGCTGGTGACACGGCTGGTGATCAGATTAACGTTGTTGATGATGGCAACCGATTCTTTCTCAACGATTGGCTCGTCGATAACAATCGCAGGGATGCCTTCACCGAGGGCCTTGACGCTTTCAACTGGAACTTCCAGCTTGTCATCTTTGGCCACTTCAGCGAGTGGAGCAGCGATGACCATGTAGGCGTCGTTGTCGTTATCTGGCTTGTCCAGCAGCGGCAGCAGCAGAGCTGGGTTGGTAAGTACTCTTGTCACATCGAGATTCTCAGCACGAACTACATGACTGAACCACCCGTTGTCTGCCTGCAGATCGATTACCACGATACGGAAGCAGCCGTGCATCAGAGCTTCCTCTTGACGCATTTCCGGGTGACGTTGGAAGACGCGTTGGATTTGACGCCAATCGCTTTCTGGAATGAAGTAGTGGTTCGGACGACCGGTCGGACGGAAGTAGCGAGGAAGATCGAACTCCCGCATGTTGTTCCGGTCTAGGTTTTGCAAATCGTTACGGATAGTACCCCAAGTCATACCCACCTCGTTAGAAACATTATGGTTAGCGGCCGGTTTACGCGGCGGCTCCTGGTTAACTTTGTAACCATGATAAGCTGCAGCGTTACGTTTGATCATCGCCGTAAGACTGTTATGGTCTTCGGTTTGGTAGACTTCAGTCCGCGCCTGCTGCGGAACAAAGCCCAGGTATTCCGCATAGTTGTTCGGGTCATAGACTCGAGCATACTCCACGGGTGTGCTGATGTGGCTTACAAAGTTCAAGTTGGCATAAGGGAATGGTGCGTCGAAGGTTTCCCACATCTTCGAGAACTGTTCCTTAATGCCGTCAAGGTTTGCCAACTGCTGTTCTAGCGTTTTCGGGAGTCGATGGTTAAACGACAAACCCTTCTTCGTGTTGAACAACCAGTTAAGCAATTCCAGGAACAACACGTGATAGCAAGCGAGTTGAACTGCGTTGTTGAAATCCTGCTCAGTCCACTGCTCTTTATTACTGCGGCGCATTTCTTCGATCAGCAGATAACCGAAGATCACAGTACCCTGCATAGCGATAGTGTGATGGAACGTCGCGATCTTGTTAACGTCAGCAATGAACTCTTTCTTCAGCGGGCAGGGATACCCAGTTTGCTGATCCAGTACGAACTGTTCTTTAACTTGCTGATAGTTCTTGTAGAACACTGCAGTCTCGCGACGGCTCATGTAGTACAGGAACTTTACCATGGGCTCTTCGACCTTACCGATATAGTACTCGATAGTGTCGGAGTCAACAGCCCCGCTACCTTCTAGCATCCCTGCTAGTACATCGTTATGCTCCACGCCACCGTTGTGGGTCTTCCAGTTGAAGCCGGTGGGTGATGCGCCGGTAGTACTCATACCACCAGCGAGCAAACCTTTAATAGTGTTGCCTGGGATCAGCGCTGCCGCGTTACCCATTTGAGGACTTAAGTTAACACCGCCCACACCGCGGTGCTGCATTCCTGCTGGCGGGGCTACGTCCAGATTGATACTGCCAGGACGCATGCCACTTGTCGGGCGTAGGGAATCACTCATACTTTACTTTCTCTAAATCTGAGTCGTCGTTCTGATTTTTCGTACAGCTCCTTGAATTGAGGGTCCAGGGCTGTTACTTTGTCGTTGATCAGATAGACACATGGTAGTAGGTAAGCACGTCCGTCAGGTCCCGGAGAGGACACTCGAAGATGGCTGTTAACAAACAGCTGCGAAGTGTGGATGTGAGTTGAACTGTCGTTCGCGTCAAAGTCACCCTTCTTCTTATTCTTGGACGAACTGGTGAACACTTTATCCTGCGGCATACATCCCAACATGTAATCGACGAAGGGTACGTCAGTCGGGGTGGCTTCCTGGATCAGGTTAGTGGTTCGTGCGTTGTCGATTTCTTTTACATGGAAACGACTATTAAGGAAACGCGATACCTTTTTCTGACTCAGTTCCGAGTTATTCTTGATATCGTGCTTGAAGTTGTTCGCCGCGGTGATGAGTTTATCCATCGTGAATTCGAGGCTAGCAAGTTCTTTGTGGAACATAGTCGCACGGTCTGTCGTCTGAACGATCTCACTACGATTGGTGATAATGTAGTTAAAGAGATCGAAGATGTCGGACGCTACGATGTTCTGGGCTGCGAACTTCTTAATGGAGTCCTCATCCAGGTAATCGTTGATGGAATCGAAGTGATCGTACATCAAACGCATGATGTACTCATTGGAGTCACCACTCTTAACCGAAGTACGTCCGATTAAAAGCTTCCAATAATCAGGATCGTCGATCCGATCGATGTCAAAGTAGCTCGACATGCAATCAATTACAAACTGCAAAGATGCAGCATACTGCAAACCCAAAGTGTTCAGGGTCTTACGCTTACTCGATTTGTTTCGAATAGCGATACCCAGATCTTGGTTTACATATTCACCCAGGAATTTCGGGTTAGGGGATTTCGACCGCGTAATGATTTCCCAACGGTCCTCGGCTTTGCACTCATCAATGAGCACGTCAACCGGACCCAGTTCATACTCACATTCCCCGAACTTCTCCATGGCCTTGGTAAAGCCCATGTTGGCAAACACGTACCAAGCCAGCAGCGGAATAGGAACGTTCTTGCTGGTGATTTTCCGGGAGTCTGTGGGGCTGTAGAACCGGTTACTGGCCAAGTTGATACTGGCCGTACTCGTCATTACCTGTCCACCGTGGTTGAACACGTAATCGTAGTTGTAATGTTCAATACCAATCTTGAACTTAAACCCGAGCACTTTCACGAACAGAGAGTTTTCTTTGGTAACTGGTAACCCTCGTTCGGCTAGGACGATTTGCAAACTGTAGTGCACACCACGCAACCAAATGTCCCCATACTTGTCACAGTACGGCAACATGGTGTAAGCATGCATCTTGATCATCTGGCCAGATTTGTCCCGATACTCAAAATTCAGCTTCACCGGATAAATGGTTTCCTTATGGATATCATAAATCTTGGTGCTGGAGTTGATCAAATACTCGATGTACTCACGGGGAGACACACGCTTTACATCTATGAAAAATACGCCTCTCTTCTCAATACTCTTGAAGATAATCCTGAGCGCATTATCGTAGTAGCGCAGGGCTCCCTCAAACTCCTTGAGGTGAAAACCCTCCGTGATAGTTTGATTGAACTTAGGCTGCCTTTCTTTAATACGCTCGGCGAGTAGGTGAAACATCCTGGTATCCCCAAAAGTGTTGTGCTTTATGACCAGAAGAATCTAAATCCTGCTAGACAAATGCCGACAGTTGCTCCGACTGTTTTCAGCGCGTCTGATACCCAGGACAAAATACTTCTTTGCTTTGCTTGCTCCAGCGCGTGTTTGTCACGCGTTTCTTTCCTACGCATTTCCGCCTTTACACGGGCGATTTCTTCTTTGTTGCTATGGTCAGATCGGGCATGCTTGTCTTCAGCTGCCTTTATATCTTGTTTTAACCGAGCTAGATCCATCGCATGAGATTGCTTCATATGAGTAATCTGTAGTGATAAATCGCTTACCTGGTCTTCCGCTTTCTCTAGTCGGATAGTAGAATCCCTCAGCAGTTTCTTTTTATCATCCAGCTCTTTGGAGATATCTTTGACCCTGCTCTCAGCTTCGAGATACCTTTCGGTATTACCATATTTCATGGCGTCCGCTTTCGAGGTGAAGATTCCGAGACTATCTAACAAGTCATCAGTCATGTTATCAAAACTGTAGAATAGCAGTTCAGGTAGCTTTTCACCAATGGAAATGCCTATATACAATCCGGCACTATCCTGCTCGTTTTGCACCACTGGCACTTCAGTGGCACGACCGGCAACGTTTACGTAGAAGGGTTTTTGCGTCCGACGGGGATCAACCACATAAGCACAATAGTGGATGGCGAACCGTGGATTATTGCGTTGGAGTTGAGCAATTGAATCCGCAAGGTTAGTAGTAGGGACGTTGAGCGCGTCCTTGTTCTTGTGGCCAGAACCAGGATAAATAGTCAGGCCGAGCATCTCACTGTGGATGGCTGTGGTGTCATCTGCGAACCTAGCCCCCAAAGTAATCTTTACCGACACCGTGTCATTGAGTGTCCGGAAATAAGTTGCTTCACTATTCTTGAGACGTTCTACTTCCTCCTTTAACCGATCCATGATTTCCCTGTCCAGTTTGGTCAAGGCGTGGCTTGGATCGATGTGGATAGTTTCGAGATTGATGTTAACCAGTTTGACTACTAGGTACTTGTCTTTCTCGAAGGTGGGCTCATCACGTTTACGAACAATGCAACGCAACCCACCTTTATGTACTACAACGAGGTCACAGTCAGTGCCCCCGTTAATAATCTCGCGTTCCAGCTTGAAAGAATTCATATTCCAAACCACCATAATTAGTTTCTCTAACCTAATAATTTAGGTTTGAAATATTCCATTGCGAAAAAAAAAACCTCCCCCTACCCTATCCCCGGTTAGGAGGATAGGGTAGGGAGAAGTCTTCACAATGCCAAACGGGTTAAGCCAGCCTCTCCACACCATAGGGTCCTGTTAAGTAAAACTCTTCAGGACCCCGTAGTACGTGTCGGGGAGGCTTACGGGTTTGGGACTGGGTTGTTGCCTTCGGTAGCGGTGATCAGCTCGTCCATCTTGGCAGCGAGACCAACCACTTCCACGCGCTGCTTGGCCAGCTTGGTCAGCAGACCTTCGTCGCCCAGGAACTTGCGAGCGTCGGTGATGGTCAGGGAACCGATGATCGGGTTCAGAGCCCAGTGCTTGTAGGTCGGCAGGGTCATCACGACACCGAAGTCCTGCTGATCACGAGTCACGTTACCTTGAACAACGATGTTCTCTTTCGAGACCACGACACCGACACCGCCCAGAGGGTTGATGAAGTCGGAAGTCGAGTTGTTCTTGGTGACGATCAGGATCTGACCGATCTGGCTGTCGAAGTTGGTTTCGATAGCGGTCATGTTGACCATCGAGCCCAGAGTACGAGCATCGCCAGTCTTCATCAGGAAGCGACGCAGGTTCTGGTGGACGATGATGTTCCACTCAGGAGCGGTGGTACCGCCGTACTCAGCGATGGCAGCCAGGCCGGACTTGGTGGTCAGAGCCGAGGTGATGTCGCTCAGTTCGTTGGTGAACACAGCCGATACTGCATCGAACACGCCGGTGGAGTCAACCACGGACACCACGTCTTCCAGGGTGATCGAACGGTTGACAGCCGAAGCAGTCACGTAGTGCATGCCAGGCAGCACGTTCGAACCTTGGTTGTTCGACACGACAGGGTGACCGTCGATCGAGGTGATGTACTTCAGGTGTTCCTGAGCCATGTCGAAGGCTTTCTTCGAGCACTGGTTGTTGATCGCGACCGACATCTGCTGGATGGCGTAGTCCAGGGAGTCCTGGTTCACGTCTTCCTTGCTGATTGGGTACTTGACCGACACAGGCGAACCGCGGCGAACCGACAGGTGCTTGTCAGCGTCGAACACTTCGATACGGTAGCCGAAGTTACCGCGCGACAGGTTGTTGACGTTGGCGCGGGTTTTGATACCCGATACCGAGCCCTTGGTCAGCAGCTTGATCAGCGCCTTCTGGGTGTCGTCACCACGACCACGGTCAATAACGTTGCCGGTGGCGATGTGGGTCAGAGCCGAGATGGTCACGTGACCGCCGTTGAGGCGCATGGTGTTCTTCTGGCGCTGGAAGCTGCCCTGCATCGACACTTCGAGCATCGGCTGGTAGCCAGCGTCTTTGAACGCCTTGAACAGGGTTTCGCCGACACGGTTGCCGTCTTTGTCCAGTACGGCGAAGCCGTTGAACTGGTTCAGCAGCATGCCCAGCTGGCGGTCGTCCGAGGACTGGCCGTTGGTGGTCGGGTTGAAGGTGTTGTTCGACATCGCTTTGGTATCGATGAAGAAGATCTTCTCGACGCCGTCGATGGTCGCGGTCAGCTGCAGAGCTTCACCGGTGATCGAGTTGGACTCGATTTCGTCGGTGCTGGTCCAGGCGCGCTGGCCAGGAGCTTGGCAGAGGCCCAGGAAGTTCGGGATGACGCTCGGAACTTTCAGGTAGCCAGTCAGGTGGTTCTCGCGGCCGTAGGCGTCAGCTTCCGGGTAGGTAGCAGGCCATGGGGCGATGGTAGCGGCGTCAACGAACAGCTCGCGAACGTCATCACCGGCGTCTTCCGGGTAAACCGGGTAGATGGCCAGGACTTCGTCTTTGAACATTTCGCCGGTACGCAGCAGGCCGAAGATTGGCTTCAGCTCGGAAGCTTGCTGCCAGGCGTTGTTGCCGTAGGCATAGTTGCCCAGGCCGGCAGCGCGGACCTTCAGCAGAGCGCCTTCGTCTTCGTAGCGAACGGTGATGGTCGAGAACAGAGCTTCGGCCGCAGGGGTCTGCAGGTGGCTCTGGGCGTTCAGGGTCATGTTCGCAGCTTTGATGTCTGCTTCAGAACCGCGGAAGTTCTGCATGGAGAAGCCTTCCAGACCACCAACGGTGGAGTAGAAGTCTTCGGTCTTCTCGACGATCTCACGCAGGTCGCTGGCAGCGACTTTGTCGGTACGAGCCATGGAGCTCTGGAACGCGGCGTAGGTCTTGTCGTTCAGACGACTGTGCAGCATGCCCATCAGGTTTTGGCTTTCGACGCCTTGCACCTGGGCGAGACCGACTTTGTCGGCGAACTCGCTGAAGCTTTCGACACCGGCGTGAGCCGACAGTGTCTGGTTTTGTACAGCCGAACGGATCAGGTGAAAGAGGTTGCCCTCGTTCTTCAATCCGGTTTTGATCTCTTTGTAGGCCATGGAAGGAATTCCTTACAGACTGAGGACAGACAGACAAATATATTTGTTTGTGTATACAGTGCTACACATAACATATATTCGCGTGGGTTACGGGTTTTGCAAACCGAGCAGCTTATAAACCACAGCCAGAGAGAATTCTCCCAAAGCTGGTTCGACGATTTTCCCGAAGTGGGACTCCAGGTAACCGCAAGAGTTGAAAATGCATTCGAGCAACGCTCCAGAGAATGTTGCCGATTCAAGCTCAGTCCAACCTGCGAGCTTATCATCATTTTCAGTGTTGAACGCAAAGACCAAGACATTGGCCCCAGAGTTCAGGTAAGAGAAGGAGGCCGACGAGTTGATGAATTCCGATAAGCTTTCACCATCCACACTATTAAATGCTTCTTTCAGCATACCTCCTTCATAGTCTTTCTTGAAAAGCATTTCCGGATCGAGCATGGGGACTCCAAGCTCTTGTGCGATCCGATGCTGGAATTTGAGGATCTGACCGATCTCGTTGTAGGTGAGCTTTTGATGATATGTCTCAATAGCTGCCAGATCTCGCAACGGAATCGATACCCGGTCCAATAGGCGAGCCATCGCGTTGGTCAGGAAGAACACATGAACCGAAGGCCCATTGGGGGTCCTGAGTATCATCTTTTTTGCTCCTAGGAGTTAGTCTGAATGAATGACTTGCTGGTGTTGGTCAAAGTGTTGTCGGCAATTTACCAAGCCAAGAAAATTAATGACGCCAATTTGCTTAAAGAGTTGGAAGAACTCTTCGAAGAACTTCCATCTCCTCCACCAGAAGTTTTTGTTCAGAACAAAGACGTCAGGGAAGGCATTAAAGCGACTATCCACTGGCTGTTTAAACAGCCAGATGATGAACCAATCATAAAATCAGTATTGATGCAGCGTGTACGTATCTTTGCTGCTGGTAATGATGACATTAAACTGTCCATCGAAGACGGTCTGGAAGACTTCGATGACGAAGGTATGGTTCGTAAGGTTATCTACAAACAGATCACCGAGATCCGTCTATCGTTAGAAGACAAAGGTTTCGCCGATAAGTGGAAGAAGGCGATCAAGAACTACTTCTACAAAGACCACACCGAAATCTCCAAGGAAGACTGGGTTGCTCTGTCGGATATCATTAACGACCGGATGGCTACGCTCTATGAAGAGAAGCAGTCAGAGGTTATTAGTGAAGTAAGCACTGAAGACCCTACCAGCTTCCACAGCATCATTCAGCTGGCTAAGCAAGAGAACAGTAACGAAGGTATTCTCAAGACTGGTATCCAGGCGCTTAACCTGGCTCTTAGTCCTGATGGTGGTTTCCGTCGTAGTAAGTTCTATTTGCTCAACGCCCTGACCAACCGTGGTAAGTCCCTCACTGTAGCGCACCTGACAGCCTCTGTGGGCCTTTACAACAAACCGATGCTGCGTAACAAGTCCAAGATTCCAACGATCCTCCTGGAGTCCGCAGAAGACACCATGGACCTGATCATCCAGCGTATGTACAAGTTGGCCATCAGTGTTACTACTGACGCAGAGCCAGACTTCAACATCGCTGACCAAGATGACATCGTTGAAGCGATCGTGAACTGCTTCAAGAAGAACGGTTGGGTCTTGATCATGAAAGTGATCGACTCGAACAAAGACACAGCTGCTGCAATGTTCGACCGTGTTCGTCGTCTGCAACTCAAAGGCCACGAAATCATCTTCTTCGCTTACGACTACTGCGCGCTGCAGAACTACGATAAGCTGCCAGGAGAAACCAAGTCGGATAAACTCCAATTGCACGTCCGCAAGATCCGTGCCTTCATGATCAGTCATGGTATCTGCTTTGCTACTCCTCACCAGTTGAGCCCAGATGCGAAGAAGCGTCTGCAAGAGTCTGATGAAGAGTCCGAAGTTTACTTTGCTCGTGAAGTAGCTGGTAAGTCGTATACCGAAACTTCCACCAAGATTACCAACGAAGTGGACGTTGAGATTACCTTCCACGTTGCCAAGACCTCGTTCAAGAACTACTGGACGTTCTGTGTTGGTAAACAGCGTGGTGAAGGTTGCTTACCAGAACACCGTTTCGCTATCTATGACATCGACCCAGTAATGGGCTTGAAGCATGATATCAACGGTAAACCCGCGTTCCGTCGCAGTTTGCAGACGAGACTGAACGACATGGGTGAGATTGAGAATGACTTTGATGCTCTCTAACGTGATCTAAAGCGTATATAAGCAGACATAACCCTATACCCCTAACCCGCTGAGGGTTAGGGGTATAGTAGGCTTTATTTCGCGTTTTAGGAGCTTATGACCCCAGCTGACCGATACCTACAGTGGGGAACAAAGTTTCCGCTGCCGCACCCTGGGGTGTTCTAATGCTTTCGGCAAAACTGACCATTTTGTCAATGGTTCCCTGTTTATGCTCTTCAGCGAGACGCATGAAGTTTTCAGTATTACCGAGCATGTTGATATACGCCATCAGTTCACCAATTACAAACAATCTCCATCCGATGTCTTCATAGGCGTCGTTTTGACTGACAGCGTCAAGCAAAGCAACCGCACCGCCAACAATCCCTTTAGGGTGCTGATCGAACTCGCGAACACCAATCAGCTTCTCCATCTCGTCTTTAAAACGACGACGGCGTTCAATTTGATCCACCATTTCCTTGCTGGCCTGTTCGACGCTTACCCCTGGTTCAGCCCCTTCCAGTTTCTCGGCGTAGCCTTTCAAGATGTCGTTCACGCTCATGTCCCTTCTCCAATGATGATGTCGTACGTAGGGAGTATACTCCCTACTACTCCGCTTAGCCTATATGCAGAAAACACCCAGCCTGCCCCCACCCGCTTTCGCAGATAGTTCTCTCCTAGTGTATAACCTAGATTACCCAGTTAGGAAACAGCGTATTCCTCATCGCTCACCAGGAGCACCAAGGTACTGTGTTCCCGGAAGACTGGTTCCAAGCTTTCAGTGTCGGTTTGGTATTCACTACGGACTGCCCCCACACTACCTTCCTTGTACATCAAGGACTCACTGCCACTCATGTAGTAGTAACGCACGGGCATGCACGGATCTATCATCAGACCGTTCGAGTTATGCCATGGTACCGAAGTAGTGTTGATGTCGTTGAGGGCGTTAGCGCTGAGGTGCTTGCACAGGTTACCAGTCGGGAGGATCTCGGTGGGGATCCATTCCTCACCAGAAGCACGAGACTTGGTGCGGTATTCTGACAACGAGTCCGAACTGGTAGTTACCGCCACACCTTTGTTGTAGTAGCTGCCGGTTTCACCCATGGCAGCATCGGAAGTGATGATTCGCTTACCAACACCTTTAGTTTGGCGTTTAATGTCGGTATTATCACTGTTCATTGCCGAACCGGTAGAGAAGATAGTGATGGACTTCTCATCCATGATCCAGGTGTTCTTCAGAGTAGGGAACACGTTCTCTGGGAGACGGTAGACGTTCAATACTCGACGAGCCTTCTCAAAGCGGCCGGTACGGTACAGCGGATAAACGCGCCACTGGCCTTTACGGTAGTACATCCCCATGCCAGTGTTGTAGAAACCGAACTCTTCGTTATTCTGGAGGAAGTCGCCCAAGTCAATCAAGCGAGTGCCGAACGGAATCACGATTTGTTTGAAGACCCGATCGTTGTCAATCGGATATTCGATATCCACACCTTTCCAGGCATCCGCTCCGGTAAGGTTCAATTGTTCTCCGTACTCACACAGTTTATCGTGCAGTGCGTTGTCCAGGGTAGACATCAAGAAGATATCTTGCGCTGGTTCGTTACGGAGTTTGCCGAAACCGAGTTCATACAGCTGGAAGCTAATGGTGATCAAGTTGGTCTGGTCTTTGGTACTCAGGTCAGCTTGAGCAGTGTGGGTGCCTTCCATCTCTGGGTTGTCACTATCCAGAGGAGTGGCTCGGTACTTCTTCATTACTTGGTCGATACCTTCCCGTTCCACTACCTCGATGATGAGGTTGTCGCGGTAAGGGAGGATATCTTTGTTGTAAACGCCAGGTTGGATCTGGACACGGATGGTAAGGTCGTCACCCCGTCCCGTTACGAACGAACTCATGCGAGCCATACCGTTAGGCATAATCAACGGTATTTGCGCAACTGGGGTGACCGCCATTGCAGAAACATTGAATAGTCTTTCGTTGTTCTGAGTCTTCTGAACGTAATTGACAAATTCAATAAGGTTCTGTAAGGAACGGGGTGCTTCCATGGTTAACCTGCCTTGAAGATCCAGTTAGGGTCAGATGCATGCGCCATTTCGTGGGCGAACAACGTATCCTGTCTCTGGAGCGGTGATTGGGTGTATGTTGGGGCGAATGGATCGAACGGCGACGGCATGTACGACTGAGTCGAATGCACAGCGTGCTGCGGAGCGATCTCATCGAGGTGACTGTAAAAGCTAATCCCTTCGTCACGACTACGAGCATGCATACTGGTCATGCCGAACAACGCACGGAAACCAGCCAAACCACGATCTTCCAATTGGGAGTCGAGTTCGTACTGTTTGTTGTTAGCTTCCCGTTTAACAAAAGGTTTGATCTTTTTGTATTCGTTGAACAGCAGGTATGCAAAGTTCTCCAGTTCCCTGAGTTCAGTAAACGACGGACTCTTGAACTCAGGGACGTTCTTGATGATCTCACACCACAGAGCAATATACTCGATGATCGAGTCGTAGATCTCTACGATGCTTTTACTGGGCTTCTCGAATCCGAAGTCGTATACATCCTGGATGTTCCCCAGCAGGTCTAACAACTGGGGAATCCGGTATACACGCATCTGCTTCTCTGAGTAGAAGTTGGTATCGTTAGCGAAGCCCTCCTGGGTGTAGGTAGGGCGATTCCGCAACTGATCCAGGGTCATCAACTTCTCAGGGGCAATCCAGATCCGGTAGGTGCGGTTCTGCAAGATGTTGTAAAGGAAGATCAAACGCTCCCTTACAAACTCGTAACGAGAATGAGGCATTGTCATGAAGGAACTCCAAAACGACGGCTAAGTTGGATCAGTAGAATCAAAATAGCGCCATGATAAAGCTGCAGACGTGGGGTAAGCTTGAAGAACTCTTCCTTGCAGTACTTCAACAGTTTCTTACGAGGAACCAGGTGATCTCGCAAGATCTCGAACACCAGCTCTTCGAACTCACCCTGTGGGGTGCCAGCGTAGAACTCATCGGAGAACAGGTAGTTGCTTACCTTGGACTCCGGGCTAGGACGCAGGATAGGGAAACCGTCCATGTTGAAGTACTCTTTATACAGCTTGTACTCCTCAGGGTCGGTGCAGATGAAATACGTAAACTTACTGGAACGCAGGTTACCGTACAGACGGCTGTTAACCAGGCGGTCGACACTGATCATCGTAGCGCCTGGTTCACATTGCGACAGCAGGTTGAAATCTCCCCGCAGCAATACTTCCCAGATGTTGATCGTTCCGTACATCCCGAAGTCACGTCCGCCATACTGGGTAGAGAACTGAGTGATAGTCGGATACATGGTCCGCATATCAGGTTCAATTACCGCACAGAGGAAGTTAACCAGATACTGGTCGTAGACGTAGCCACCCTTGATCTCGGTGTTACCACTGACGTTGTAGGCAATGGTTCGCTCTGGGTTCCACCAGAACTTACGCATGATCCAGTTAGCGATAGTGGTTCGCCAGTTGAACAGCTCGCCTTCGAGGTCGAACTCTTCTGGAGATACCAACGAAGCACCACCACTCAGAGCAGAGTCCTTCGAGTACACCAGTTCAGCTACTACACGACGTTCCAGTTCCTGAGCCCAGTACTCCTGGAGGATACCGACCATACGCCAGGTAATGTGCCAGACCTTGTTCGCAGTGAAGGCAGGTGGTTCTACCTGTTCAGTGATCTGGAAGAGCCCAGCGCGGCCGTCAGTGATCTCTGCGATGAACACGTCACCACGGATAGGTGGGGCGCCGAAAGCTACCCAACCGCTACCAGCAACACTCGATTCCGCTTTCTCAGGGTTAAAGTCAAACGACCCATCCCCTTCGAACTTGATGATCATCTTGCGGATACGGTCGTAGCTCTGGTAGGTAGCCGCGTTATCCGGATCGAAAGGTGCTGCCTCTTCATCAGCTGCAAAGTGCTGACGGTAATACTCAACCAGAACCGGGGTACCCTGCACCATGCTGAGCAAGGAGGTTTCTGGTTGGTAGGTACCTACTACGATCGAGTGCCGATATTGTTCGGCATAGATCTTGGGAGCTTCTGGTTCTGGGGGAATTTCACTTCCCAGGGGTCCGATATCGAATGACATCACGTACATCCTCAATAAGGTAAGCGTTAAGTCCCATTTCCATCATGTACGAGTTCCACCATTCGCCAGGCAGACCACGACCTTTATGGATACCGCGACGAATGATGTTAGCGTGATTAGCCCAAGGCTTCTCCAACGCAGGCCATTCAAAGCCAGGGAACAACGTAGGCAGAATAGCTTCGTCTTCTGGATTGTTCTGGAGATCGTCCCAGAAGCTCTCCAGATAGTCGCGTACGGCGTGATCGATACTTACGACCATGCGATACTTGTTCTTCATGTTGACGTCGCCAGAAAGGCTTACAGTGCCGTCCTCGGCCATAGTCAAACGATCAGGCATCACCTGGAGGTCTTCAGACCACACGGTTACCAGGAACGGGGACTTGAACTGGGTGAAGATAATGTCCCGACGACGCAGGATGTAGTTCTTTACTCGTTCGTTCCATTGGAACCCTGGAATCTCGAAGATACTACCCAGCACTTGGTCCTGTTCGTCCTTAACGTTGAGACGCACCTGGAGTACTGGCTGAATCCAATCGCCGCCTGGCATAACCCAAGGATCGTGCAGCGGGAGTTTCAGGTAATAAGGCGCCTGGTACTTACGGGTATCAGTGAGTGCCTTACCAAGAGACATCTCCGGGTTTGTCCGGACGTTGAACTTCTGGGTGAAGCCTTCATCAGGACGAGGGATCCAGATGTGGTCGATCTCATCCTGGTAGACGTTCAGCGGGTATTCCAGTTCCCAACCAACGAACTCTTGGAAGTGGAACATGTACCCCACTTCTACTTCGTACTTACCGAACATATCCGCATTGCGGGTTTGCCGCACGGTAGGTTCCTTGAAGGAGATCCCGATGTTATCCAAACGCATCGGTACAACCAAGCGGGTATTGTTCTGTGCCGGGTCGCTGGCGTACAGGAACGGTACCTTCTTGTATTGGGCGAACCAAGTACCGAAGTCTGGAGTAGTCGGATCGTTCTTTACCAGCAAGCGGTGTACGTTCTCGAACAACGCGATAATAACGTTGTTGACCACCAGGTGGACCGTAGCACTGAAGTTGAAGTCAACCACTTGTGCCGCTTGTGCCCGGTTGATACGACGACGGAACTGGTCTGCAGACTTCGAGCTGTTGAAGTGCGCGATTACCGAGACGTTTACTACCCTGCCCGAGAAGGAAGGGTACATCAACATCGGCTGTTGGTCATGGGTCATCCATACCGGACGTTCGGTCATCTCCCGACGTTGGTTAGCATAACCACTGTTAAACGGAGTGTCTTCGTATTCAGCTACTACGAAGATCTTGTTACGGAACATGCCGTCAGTGTACAGGGTGGTACGTTGACCATCTCCTGCACGACTACCCAATACTGGTGCAATGTCATTACGCCCGTTGAAGTAGATCTCTGCCGTGGATTCCAGGCCGTAGAACTTCAACATACGACGCAAGGAGTCGAGGACCGCTGGTCGTGAAAACGACTTGTAGTCTTCCTCCGAATACATCGTTGATTTCAATAGTGCCATATAAACCTCAAGCAAATAAACTATAACGGGAGGGGCGACCTCCCGTTATAGTGAGCTATCAGGACTTCTTCGATTTGAAGCGAATACCGAAGTTACCGTGCTCGGTACCCACGACGGTGTATTGAGTAACACCATCGTCACTCAGTTCACGCACCGGGTTTGCAGACAGATCTTCGTGCACCAGGACTTCAAGACCACCGCACTCTTCAACGTGACGGCAGATCGCATCGACAGCTACGTCAGTCAAGTAGCCATCTACAACGATATCACCAGCTACTTCGATCGGCTTGCCGAACAGGATGGCAGCATCACGCATTAAAGCAGTGTTGGGGTCGTGCAGTTCTTTGGTAGCTCGTGCATCACGGTCGACAACGATGAACGTGAGGGTACCAGTCAGGAACACACTGGTAGGGGCGATAGGAACAACCTCGGTATAGAGGGGTTCGCCATCGAACTCTACCGTGGTGTCACCAACGTTGTAGTCCACACCGCTGAGCAACGGGAGCCGGAACTGCTGAGAGAAGCGCTGGACAACTGCATCCAACAATTCGCCTTCACCTGCCTCAATACGGAAGATGTTGTTGTTCAGGCGTTCCGCTGGAGAAACCTTACCGATAGACGCCAGCACGGTTTCGTTATCCAACGTGAGGACTTCTGCTTCGCTCTTGGTTGCATCAATCGACGTAACCTTACGCAGCTCAGAACCCGGAGGAAGCGCACTGAACAGAATGCCCAGCATGTTTGGATGGACGTTATCAATACCCATTATTTCTTCCCTTTGGTTGCCTTAGGCGCGGCCTTAGCAGCTGGTTTGGCTGCAGGCTTGGCTGCCGGGGCAGCGGCTGGAGCAGCTTCTGGCGCAGCGGCGTCAGTAGTGTTACCGCCTTCTTTGGTGAAGATCTTCGGGTTGATACCCTTGATTGCTTTCTGGATACCCTTAACGATCTTGTTCTGCGCACCCGCAGCGACCTTGATTTCCTTAATGGAAGCCTTGGCCTTAGCGATCTTGTCGGTAACGTTGGACTTGGCGTTATTGGCCACTTCCTTGTTACTGCCGTTCGCAGTAGCAACTTTGCTGTTGGCTGCCTTGAGTTCGTTCAGAGCGGTTTGGGCTTTGGTCAACTTCTCGTTGATTTTGCTACCCTTGCCGACCTGCTTGTTCAAGATAGCCTGCAGACCGTCGATAACCCGGCTAGCGTCAGCAGCGGTATTCAGACCAGCTACGACCTTGCCCATGGCACCGGTGGTGTCAACTTGGGCTGCCAGAGCGAGAATACCTTTCTTGGCTGCGTCGTTAATACGAGCGCCCTTGTTAGGCATCGCCTGAATAGCCTTTTTGTTGTTCTCACCTACGTCTTCGGCTTCCTTGGATTCTTCCTCAGCCTTGTCGGAAGAGAACAGATCAAAGAACGACTTCAGCGCATCCCGGCACCACTCGTAGGCAGCGGTACCCATCTCCTTGATGGAGTCCAGGAAACCTTCTTCGTTACCCTGGTAAGCACGCAGCTTGAGGTCGTTGGCGAAGAACACACCGGCAGCATATTTAGCCGCAGGGGTATCACGTCCGCTCAGGAGATCTTCCATCCCTTCCAGAACAGCGATAGGGTGATCGAGCTGGCAACCGCATTCACACCCAGCATGGCCGCCGCATTCGTTGCCCTGGATAACGAAGTCATCCGGCTCCAGCGGGTAGACGTCTTGGTAGTCAGCAGGGGCGAACTCTTCCACACCGGCCAGCATGCCACGATGGGTAGTGACGAACACATCGACGATTTCCAGGATCTTCTCGGCGTAAGTGAAACGCGAGATGTGGAATTGCAGGGCGTCGCATTCCTCTTCCCGATCGAAACGCTCAGCGATGTTGTCGAGGAGGTCGTTGGCTTCATTAACCCACAGGTTAACACCCGACTCTTCGTCTGCGTCGTTTACCTTGTTACCCAAAGCACACACAGTAATCGCAATGCTGCGCGAGTCTTCACGGATAGCGTTGTGAAAGTCCGCATGCAGTTTGATCAGGTAGGTGTTGAGTACTTCGTTTACCTTCAGCTCGGAAGCGTCGTAGTAACCGATCGAGTTACGCATGTGATCGATGATCTGGTGGGCCCGGCGTTTAACTGCCTGGTTATCCATCTCATCGAAGTAGCCGTTGTCGTAACCCAGGGTGTTCAGGACGCGCCAGAGAGCTGGGTTGTTTTCGCTAGTAGGACGAACCGAGGTGCCGAGCATAACACCAAGGAGTCCAAGTTCCATTAAAGTACGCACTGGTTTATTCCTTATTCAATGAAGACCGAAACGATGCCGGAGTACAGAACTGCTCGACGAGCATCGATAATCATAACACCTTCCATCAAACACAAATCTACTTCTTCGCGGGGAAGATCGTACAAGCCCACCAAACGCTTCCAGTTGGTGAAATGCACACCGAGTGTGTCCATGGCAGGAACAGAGTCAGGAAACCCCTCAGAAACGATTTCAGGGGCTCCTGTGGGCATTTCAGTAATGCAATCACCGAACTCAATGTCAACAACACTTTGGTTGGTATTGTCGAACAGTTTACCGAGATCTACCTTCTTGATAAACAGTGGGCCATTGGCGTTGACGAACTTGAACAGCTTGTCATTAACCGGGGTCACCGTACCGTAAAGATCGTCAGTGAACTTACCGACGATCTTTTTCAGGCTAAGGGTTTCGAGTCTCATTTAGCGTCCTCGGTCTTTGCTTCGCTACCATCTTTCTTCACAGCAGCGTTAGCTACGGACAGTGCCGCGTTAATTGCTCTATAAAGAAGAGTTTCCAGCAGCTTGATGTTAGCCATGTTGGTGGTCAGCGTCTGCTTAACCTTGTCGGCCAAAGCTTTAGCTGCAGCTTCGTTTTCCAGCTCCAACGAATTACCCAGCTTGAGGGCATCGTTAACACGCTGAACAAACACGTTTTCCATTTCCACCACTTCTTTGGTGAATTCACCATAAAGATTGTTGGTGGTTTGGATGGCGCCCAGAATGTTCTCTACGACACTGACTGTAGCTTTGAAGGTAAGGCCCTTAGCACTACGACCAATCTTGGGATTAGCATTGGTAATAAGTTTACCACCCTTGCCGTGCCCCAGAATGACACCGGCCAGGAAAGGGCCTGGTTTGATAACCTCGGCCAACTTGGTAGTGAACACTGTTTCGGCTTTGGCCATGTCTTCTTTAGCCTTGCTCAGCTGAGCATGGTTAATCAGTACAGTCCCGATAGCACCAGTGTGTTCCTTGAGCGCTTTGATATACCCACGCCCTTCATTCTTGATAGCGTTTTCAATTTCGGTCAGCTTGCTTTTGATCCAACCGATATCGTGCCCAGGTTTACCCTCGGCGTTCCAGATGAACTGGTAGTCTTTAGGGTAAGGGATATCACCCTCTTTAACACCCTTGATCTTGATGGTCTTCTCCAGCTTGTCAGCGGTCTGGTCAACCATGCGTTGTTTGCTGGTGAAGAAACTGAAGACCCACTTGAAGAACTTCTTGATGTTCTCGACGATCCAGGTCAGACCATTTTTAATACCGCCCCAAATACCCTCGTTACCAGAGTACAGGCTAACGTCACGACGAACTGCTGGCATGTGAGTCATCACCCACTGGTAGTAACCTTCGGTACCGGTTACGTCAGCTTTGGTGTCGTACTCATCAGACAGTTCTTCTACTTCTTCCTCTGCGTGTTCCGCAGGTTCTTTGGCGTGTTCGGTTTCCCACAGTTCCATAACTGTAGGAGTGTTCACATAACGAAGTGGCAACACATATTCAGACATGTTCATATACCCTTGAGAATAAACGAAGGCAACCTATAGCATTTCAACGAAAATGCAAAAAAAAAGAAACATAAATAACCTATCGGGGCCAACGCCCCGATAGGTTATCCGTTACGCAGGTATTACTTAAGCCGAGGCTTAAGCGTTACCGAAGCCCAGGTGGGCAGCAACGCCGTCCAGCACAGCGCCGGCGCGGTTGGTGGCGTGACGGTCGAGGACCGCAGCAACCTTGGCAACCAGGGCGTAGGTGGCTTTAACCACGTTCACCTTGCCGTTAACATCGGACTCTTTGTCGGAGTCACCAGCTTTGATGTTGTTCAGCTTGCCGATGATCTGGTCACGGGTGCTGTTGGTGGCTTTGCTGGCCAGCTTGTCGTCGCGCAGAACGGCGAGACCGGCTTTCACGCCGTCCAGAGCAGCAGTCAGACCGGACTTGTCGACTTTGGCCTTGGTTTCGCCAGTGCTCAGTTTCTTGGCTTCCGGCGCCTTCATCACGTTGATGCTGACGGAACGGATCGCGGTGGCAGCTTCGGCGAACGAGGTGATGGTTGGCTCGGAGAACGAAGCCGACATACGGACACCAGCGCGCTGGGAAACGATGACGTCTTTCGAACCTTGCTTCTTCTCGTTGTACTTGCCGAAGTCCTTGGCGTCGGCCTTGAACTGCGAGGTCATGCTGTCGTAGGCGGTCTTCAGACCGGCAACGGTCATGCCGTCAACCTTGCCAGCTTCAGCGGCCAGGCCGTCAACGCTGTTACGGGTACCGGTCATGCCGCCCTTGTCTTTCTTCGAAGCGTTGGCCAGGCCATCGTTCGCGTAGTCGACGTAGACGTTCCAGCCGCCGAGCTTGATCTTGTCTTTGATCTTGCCGCCGCCGTTCAGGCGTTTGCGCAGCTGATCTTCACGACGAGCCAGGGCATCGACCTTGCTGCGCATGGAGACGAAGAAGTTGATGATGGTGTTGAAGATGTGCTTGATGAAAGCAACAGCTTTGGCACCCCAGTTCTTCAGGGTCTCACCGATGGCTTCGATACCGGTGCGGGCCATCAGGTTGGCGGTGGCAGCATCGGACATCGACTCGGCACCAACGCGGTCACCGGCGTATTCGCAGCCGAGCTTGCCGGCCAGGCGCAGAGCGCGGTTGTAGGTGTTGGAGAAGGCGATGGAGTTGAAGTTGCCGCTGTTCAGCATGGATTCCATGCCTTCAACGGATTCTTCCAGATCTTCCACGGTTTCTTCCAGGTCTTCGACCTTGTCGACCAGCTGGACGATTTCAGCGGTTTGCTCTTCGATGACAGCGGTCAGTTCGCTGACTTCGGCCACAACGGCTGCTTCTTCGGCATCACCAACGATGGTTGGGGAGTGTTGGCCTTCTTCGGCCAGGCCCAGTTCTTCGGCGCCCATGTATTGCAGAAGCGGATCAAAGCTCATGATGTTACCCTTTTTCGTTAACGAAAGGAAAGTGTGTTTGGAAACGTTTCACACGAAGACACCCAGTACACCATGAATGTACCGGTCAGTATAGCTGATTACTCGAGGAGTGAATCCGCTATAAAATGCGAGAGCTGCTGGTTCACCACCTAGCAAACGCTCTGCATCATTCTGAGCACTCTTGCTCACTTTCTCCAACTTACCCATGTTGCCTTCAACAGTCTTGACCATTTCGCCCCAGGACTTGATGAAAGACAGGTAACTGTCGAAAGTATTTTTAAAGCGTTTGTGCATGTTGTTCACTTTGTCCAGCTTAACCAACAAAGCGTTGACTTCAGACTTGGACATGTTGACGCTTTCGGCTTGACCCTCAGGTCCGTCACCGTTCATAAGATATTTGTGAGCACTAACCTCATACTCCATAACCTTACTACCAGGCAATATGGCCGACCGATAGATTCCTCCATCGTGACGGGGGAAGTCCAACACCGGATACTTCAAAGCTTCGTACTTGTCGATCACCTTGTAGATATCTTCGGTCGTGGATACATTCCGCAGCCCACGTAGAACACCCATACGGGCATCCAGGAAGGTGAGGAGATCCTTACCATGTTTATCGATGATTTCCAACGTGTGGATAAGAGTATCCATATCCTTGGACAGGTCACCAATCTCTCCATCGCTGGTCAATTGCTTAACTTTGTCTTTGGAGAACTTGATTTCGTGTTCTTCCGAACGCGAGAACTGTTGGATGATCTTCTTGATCAACACGTCGTTATCACTGAAAGCACGGATGAGCAGTTTACCGGCTCCTCCCAATACAGTGGCGAAAGCGCCGACGGTCTTACCGCCTACCCAGCCTACTGTAGTGAGCAAACCACCGCCCAGAGTCCCCATGCCTTCGCCTAGCGTCCCTAATACTTCTTGGTAACCTTCGTTACCAGTAACTGCGTTCTGTACATGCACGGCGAGCCTGGTGAGCTCATGGAGTTCGTACGCCATATCAGCGTGATTCTCCATACCCTGTGCATATAACAGTTTCAACTCGCTCATGCAGCCCCCTTATTCTGGGAGGTTAACAGTGATCGACGTATTGCACAGTTCAATCAAACCATTGAAGATCAGCACCAGGTAGTTGTTAACAGCCGCACGGTTAACCAGCAGCTCTACCTGATTCTTCCGAACAATGGAAGTAAACGCGGTCTGGACTTTGTCCTTCATATCATCGGACATTGGCGACTCATAGATACCTTTGACGATATCGTTGAAGTCGTTGTCGTTGATCTTGTAACGGTCCATACCTTCTGTGGTTTTACGCCAAGCCTTGAGGGTCTCGCGCATGAGCTTGACCAGTGTCTTGATCGTGTCGCTAGAAAGCGTCTTGATCGCAGCACCGATCTTTGGATACTCAACCGGAGAGTTGTTCTCGAACCCGACCATGTCCAGATCGATGTAACCTTGGACGTAACCGATTACCTGCTCGATGCTGGTAGGAGAGGTATTAACCTTTTCCTGACGCACATCGAGGAAGTAAGCACCACCCATAAGTTCTACCGACTGCTTGGCTACTACGCTCGAAGTAGTGTGATCCTTGTTAGGATACGAGCACTCTTTGAAGCGAGCCGAAACAATCGACTTAGGCAGCAACAGGAAACGTTCCTTGGCTTCGTCGTCCGTCAGTCCATCGAACCCACCGAAGTAACTCAGTGTGTTGTTCAGGACTGCACGGTTGGCCAGGTAATAGTTGTTGGTGAGGGCCGAGATCGTGGCATTCAGTTTAGTGAGACCACTAACCCAGTCCTCGTTAACCTTACCACCAACCTTGAACTGGTTGAACAGTCGGGTACCCAGCAGGATGGTGTCGGTGCCAGCTTTGAAGCTAGGCGCGGCGTTGATGTCCTTTTCCAGGATATCGATCAACGACTCCAAACTTTCCGTCGACTGGGTAAACAACAGGTAGGATTCACGGAAACCAATACCGATCTGAGCGGATATCTCCTTAGCCTTGCGGTAGAAGTCCCCCAGGAAGCTCTCACAGCCCTGTAGACGCGTTCTGATGAATACTGCGGGCATCAGAGTGTGTCCGAGGCATTCGACGCCCTGAACCTGTCCCAGCTCGTCTGCAGGAATATCCACATCCGAACGGGTCAGGTAGTTGTCCATTTGTTTGGCCAACGGGACGTCGAGCTTGTGCTCGTCGATATTGGTCAACACTTTCTTGACCAGCTCAACACGGTCTTTACGGTCGTCCAGTCGTTCCTGAAGGATTTGCAAAGCAGCCGTGTCTTGCGCCTTCTCTACCAGCTCAGCAGATTTGACTGTACTGATAACAGCCATTTCTGCTGCAAGCTGCAGATCATTTGCGTCAGGCATAGTAGGACTCCCCGCCGTGCAGCAAGAAGATCCGCCCCACAGCAATAGGTCCGATGCCAGCCAACAGACGATAGAGATCGAAGTCGAACAGCTTCAGCCCATTCTTGAGCAGAGGATCCAGGGAACTGCCTTCACGACCAGTAGGGGTATAAACCGCATCGTGGTAGTGTGACAGGTTCTTCATCCGCTCTTCGTGGATGCTGATTGAGGTGTTGATCGACAGGTGCCCGATCTTACCATTGAGGTAGTTCAGGATATCCCGCACCAGCCCAGCCAGAGGACCATCAGCGTTAGCACGCAGCCACTGGGAGAACGTGTCACCGGTCAGGCGACGTACCAAACGAATGATCTCAACAGGAACGTGGCCCTTGAGGACCATGTTGAAATCTACCAAACTATCCCGACGCAAGGCAGCAAGGTTTTTGAAGATGGTGGCCATCTCCGCATCGTTGACTTGGTCGAAGAAGAAACCATTGGGGCCCATCCGATAAGCAGTCATCAGTCGTAGCTCTTGATGATTTGTTCGATGGCGTGTTCGTTCTTGATGATCCGCTCTTGGTAGATCTCGATCTCGCGATCGATTTGCGGATCATTGGTACCGTCACGGCGGTTGATCGCCTGGGAGATCTTCATGGCGTGCTGTTGGTTCTTCGCACGCATGTTGTCGATCCGCATCAGGTTGATGTTCTTCATGCCCAGACCAACCCAGAACGCAGGGTTCAGGTTGTGGATACCGAAGCCTTTACCAACCAGATCGGTGGTGCCTTGGCCAGCGGTGGACTCGAGAACGTCCAGAGACACTTCGCTGACTTCTACGTCCGGGATCTTCTCCAGGGTTTGCAGAACCAGGCGACCGCCTTTCAACAGCTCGACGGTGAAGTGCTTGTAGAACTCGAGAGTACCCTGCATCCACTTTTGATCGTGCACGCTCAGGTACTTGTTCGGATCAACCTTGTTCAGATTGATGGTCAGGCAGACGTCGAAGATCTTGCCGGTGAACTCCAACCAGTAGTTGATATACTCGACCAGGTTGAGGATGTTGGCTTGACGCAGGGTCACCAGTTTGCCATCCCAGACCTTGGTGTTGTAGCCACGAATCATCTTCTCCAGACCAGGAGTGATGTGTTTGATCGCAGCCAGACCGAATTCGAGATCACCCAACAGGGACGAACCACGGAAGCCTTTGTCCTGGACATGGCGCAGCAGCGACTTGGTCAAAGTCCAGCTACCGGCCACTTCATCGAACTGTTTGTTAAGGTTGTTCGCCTTAACGTTGTCGATGTTGGCCATCAGGTCGTTGACGCTGACAGTGATACCTGCCAGGAAGGTGTGGAGTTCACCCTCGTTGAAAGTCTTGACCTTACCGGTATAAGACAGAATATCCATTACATGCCTCCGTTGAGCAGCTTGACGAGGTCGGACAGATTGTTCGAGCCCATATCTTTCTTACCTTTCAGCGCCAGGTCTTTACGGGTGTAGATCTCTGGACGCGATTGACCGTGGGTGTAGAAGGTGAAGATACCGCGGTCTTCGTTGCAAACCACGATGGTGTTCGCCTTCACAGCCTTGAAGATCTCGTTGCGCGAGTTCTCGTTGGCGAAACGACGACCGATCGACAACTCGAGTTGGTTGGCGGTGTCCTGAGTAAAGATGAAGGTGTTCGCCAGGTTGTTAACGGAAACAACACCGGTACGAACGGCAGCGACGCGGTTACCCGACTCGTTGCTCATCGCTTCACGGTAATACCCGGACATGTCCTCGTTCTTGATCTTGAAGCGCTCTTTGATGATGTCCTTACCGGTCAGCAGATCAGGTACGGTGATCTCCTTGGTTTGAACCATCAGGAAACGAGCGAACATGCCGTCTTCGATCTTGGCCGCCGAGAACACACGGGTCAGGCTGGCTGGATCGATAGGCACAGGGATCTGACGGAAGGTCAGAGGGAAGTCGATGTCCTTACCGCTGGCGGTAGGCAGGGTAGCCACGACCGTACGACCCACCGCCAGAGGGGTGTATTCGTTCAGGTCAGGCATGTTCTTACCACCGACGTTAACGGTAGGAATGAACTCCTTCTCTTCCTTGGCTTTCTCTTCTTTGGTCTTGATGTTGTTGTCGTGGGCTTCGATACCCGCGAGGCACAACAGACCGGCGCGCTTCGGATTGATGGAACCAATCAGGTTCTCAACCTTCACGCCCATCGCTACGGAACTCTCCATCGACAGGTGGGTGAGAGTAGCGACGATGTCACGCAGGTTGACGATTTGCATCAGGTCATTCATGTACTCCTGGTGCAAAGAAGTAGCTTCGATTACCACCATCGGAGCCACGATAGAACGCGCCGCGCTCTCGTGAACCGAGGTGGTGGAAACCACATTGTATGCCTGCCTGACATTGTCCGCTGCGTTGGCTGCGGAGGTGATATCTTTGCTGTCTGGGTAGAGTTTGGAGGCCACACCCAGAAACAGAGATCCCAGGTTCAAAACTGCAGAGATCATGAAAATTTACCTCTATTTGTAAGAGAAAAGACGATGGCAGATAACCCGCTCAACGGATGGTTTGATGGGACTCCAGGTAACCAGAAACCAGGCCGAGATCTAGATCAGTCCAGCTATGAGGATTGGCTTGACTTTGCGTTCCGAGAGAACGGTGGACCAGGCTACCGATCAGCAATGATCAACATGTTGCGTGGGGCAAGGATTCTGGGCCCCGGGAACCAACAGGCCCCCATCCCCGACGACACCATAGGATTGGTTTTCATGAACCGTCCTAAACTTAATTTGTCCGACCGAAATATCCAGGAACATCCGCAATTACTTACTCTTATCAGCCCTCCGCAGAATAGTCTTTCTGCTTATATAAAGGGTCTATTAGATCCTAACTGGGCTCGTGGTAATAGCGGCATGGTAGAATTCCTCGATCCCTTGTATCCATGGATCGCCCCTGTAAGTAACCTGATCAAGGTGTGCAGCGGTTTCCCTGACGTTAGTCTCAACGTGGCCCGCTCCACGCCCGGTATTCGTAAAGAAGTCTATCAGTACGTTGACGGCATCTTGCCAGTTAACTACGACTTCGATATGTCGATGTCCTTCTTCCCTATCAAGCACAACATCTTGGCGAACATGTTCGATGTGTGGAACCATTACATCGACGGGGTTTCCACTGGTGACGAAGGGATGGAGCCTTATGCTGAAGCGCTTATTCAAAACTATCGTGATTTCGACGCTACTATCTTCACGATCATTCTGAACAAGAACCTGCGTAACGTGGAAGGCATTTACAACAACGGTTATTGCTGGCCTAACACTTACCCGTCTGGTGCGTTCAGTTCCATTGACCGTACGCAGGATACCTTGCGCGGCCAGGGGCAGGATGAGCTAGAGATCCGCTTCCCTAGTGTGGGTTTCCGTTATAACAACTTGAAGGTGGTGGATCGGTTCAACCGGATCACTTTGGAATTCAACCCGAACATGATGCCAGGTATTCGTGAAGAGAACTACCGCAAGCTCGAAGTAGCCGAGTACTTTGCTGGTGGTTACCACGCCTATCCTTGGATCAATCCATTGAACATGGAAATGGAATACTGGAGTCCCAAGTAATGGCCATTAGTCAAGATCAACTTATTGCTCTGGCGGATAACCCAGAGCGTGGTATCGATACCATCATCAACGATATCGAGAATACCTGGTTCGATAAACGGGTCCAGCTTAACAGTAAAACCCACCCAGCTATCTTTGCTGCGGATCTGATCATTGGCACCTCGTATGGCGTGCTGAACCGTATCGACGACTCGATCAGTCGTAACTTTGCAGACCATGCGCGGAACATCTCTGACCTGGCCAAGCACATGGGCGACGAAGAGAAGATCGGTCTGTTCGGTAACCCTAGTAACTGCACCATGGTTCTGGGTATTCAGATCAATGCCTTTAATAACCTGGCCAAGGATAAGACCGTTACGGTAGGCAAGGTTACCACCACGTACAAAATGCTGTTGTTCCCCAAAGATACCGAGATCATCATCAACGGCTATTACTTCGCCATTGAGAACGGCATCGAGATCCGTTACAAGGAGTCTTCGGGTTACCAGGTAGTGTATGACGATAGCACACCTAACTCCCAGGCTCCTATCCGTGACAACGTGCTCAAACGTGGCTTCAAAGAAGAGAACGGTCAGATGTTCTTGGTTATCCAAGTTCCTGTTCGTCAACTCCGCTGTTTGGCTACTGAAGGCCTGACCTCCAACGCCTCGTCTGGTTGCCGTGGGAACATCGAATACCCGGATAACCTGTATAACGTTCGTGCCTTTATTCGTCGTGGTTCTAACCCGAACGTGTTGCAGGAAATCAAGGTAGCCTTCGACCAGGATGTGTTCGACCAGAACAACACCACGCTGTCGCTGAATATCGACACCACCAACAAGACCTTCAACTACGAGATCCCCGACGTTTATATCCAGGATGGTAGCGGTGTTGGCACAGTCCACATTTATACCTACACCACCAAGGGTGATCTGGTTAAAGACTTCCGTGAAGTACCGTTGAAGGAGATCGTGGTCAACTACCAGGACTACCGTTATGGTGCTGGGCGTCTTGGTCCTTATTCGGAAGGTTTGCGTAACTCTGGTGCTATCGCTTGGGGTGTCACTGAGATGACCCGTGGTGGTACTAACCCAAGACCGTTCCTGGAAGTCAAGGAAAGCTTCTTGCAGGGTCGTCGGGTACGTAATCTGCCTATCACCGAGAACAACCTGGAAGGTACAGTAGAAGGCTTCGGCTATAACTCGGTTAAGAGTATCGATTACCTCACTGGTCGCCAGTACTCGATTACCAAGGAACTGCCTAAGCAAAGCAACAAAGACTTCTACGCTCCTATGGCGTGCTTTGTGGGTAGTCACCTCACTTCTGCTAACCAGTTGGTGGCAAGTGGTGTGGTGTTGGATAACGGTAAGCGTATTACCATTCCGCACAACGTATTGTTCGACGTCAGTGCTTATACCACTCAGCTGGTTACCCAGCCGATCAAGGATAAGTATCTGGGCCTGTCCAACGAAGCGCTGGTGGAGCTGGTCAGTAATAAGACCTTGGTCTACACCCCGTTCTACTACGTGATGGATACCACCAACAACCAGGCGGTATTGCGTACCTATCACCTGGACAGCCCGAAGTTCGGTTACCAAACCTTTGTGGCCGAGAACGACGCTCTCAACATCGAAGTAGGTGTTGGGCAAATCGACATGGTCCATCAGGAAGACGGTTACCTGATCACCATCGTTACCCAGAGCAGCCAGAGCTACAAGGAACTGGACAACGATGCGGTCGGTGTACAGATGTCGATGAACATTGTCGACTCTGAGTCGTTGGCTAGCCTTAAGGCTACGTTCTACGGTGTTACTGAAGCCGGTGAGCGTATCTGGCAGTTCAAGTTGAAGACCAACTTCGACCTGGACATTAACGACGTACTGTACTTCAACAACCTGTGGATGTTCGGCCAGCAGCAGTACAGTGTTGGTACTCCGCTCGATATGAACATGACGTTCATCTTCACCATCAGTGGTGACCCTACTGCCACAGACACTCCGTCCGATCGCAAGATTGAACAGAGCATGTTTGCTGACAACCAGGTAGCCATTATCGAGACTTCTTATTCGGTTGTTATCGGTAGCCGTCTGGGCAACCTGTACAGTCGGATTCGTCCATTGGTTGGTGAAGGTCAGTACAAGCGCTATGAACAGGACGTGCCTGAAACCTACCCTGCTGATGTATTGAAGCGGGATGACGAAGGCAAGTTGATGTTTGACGGCCAAGGTGAAGTCATCGTCGAGCATCGTGCTGGCGAGATCATGTACAACAGCGCTGGCAAGATCATTCTGCGTTACCGTAAGAATGACTTCATCCTGGACAGTGCTGGTCAGCGTATCCCTCTGGCACCACGTGAACTCCTGCATCACTTCGACTTCATTGCGTTTGATGCGGCTTACTACTTCAGTCGTGATGATTACGACAAAGAGTTTGCTCAGGAGACCAAGGACCACTTCGTCCATGTAGTCGGTGCGGATATGAGTTACTTCGACACATTGACTCTGGACCGTACTGGGTTGTTCTACCAGCCGCGTAGCAAGATCGGTCCGGTACAAGTGTTGGTCAACAGTAACTACCAGATGTACCTCAAGCAAGACCTGAGTTTCGTGTTGGTGTACTACTTGACTCAGGGTGGCTACAAGAACCAGAACTTGAAAGACTCGCTGTTGGCTAGCAGTCCTAAAGTGATCAACGAAATGCTGGACGGTGCTACAACTATCTCCACCGCAGAGATCATCCAAGCTTTGCGGAACAACGCACCACCTGAAGTAGTGGGCATCAAGCTCAACGCTTTGGCAGGGGATAGCACAGTAGATATTATCAGTAACGAAGACTCGCTGACCGGTTTCAGTGTTCGTAAGTTGCTGAAGCTGACCAGTGACCAGTTGGTGGCGGTACAAGAGGCGATCGATACCTCGTTCATGCCTCACGACCGTGCAATGGTAAGTATGGGCCAAGTATAAAGCTATAAACCTTACTACCCCTAGCCCTTAACGGGGCTAGGGGTAGTATAGGCCTTTATTCCGCGATTACTTCCAAGGTAGAAGCCAACTGGGTCAAGTACTCAGCGAACAAGTACGTGAAGTTGATTTCTGCCAGGTACGACTTGGTGCTGTACTGCACACCGGCCAGACTAGGATTGTCGCTACCTTCTTCAGGCTCACGGTTACGACGTTCCACTACCTTGTGATGCGCTTCCTTGAGGTCAGGGAGGAAGTCCGTGATGAACAGATAGTCCCCGTCTTCCACAAGCTGGGATTCCACCTTGTAGTCTTTCCACGCACTGGCTTCAGCTGCTTCTTCAACGCTCAGGGTAAACGAGTTCCAGCGGATGCCCTCGATATAGATGAGGACGTTACGACGGAATTCGTTATGAGCATTCAGCGCCACTTCGTTGTTGGGATCGAAATGGCTCAGCTGCTTCAGGATTACACCGATGTAGTTCTCGATGTAATGCTGTGTATCCAGCATGAAGGTAATGCCAGGCTTGGTAGGACCGGCGATGTTATCCAACGCATACCCAGGCAAACCAGCGTAACGAATGATCGAGGAGTTCTCAGCGGGGAACGACGCCGACAACTGAGCTACCAATTTCTTGGCTTCAGGTGTCTCACCCCAGATACCTTTAATGATCACCCGAGCAGCCCCGAGGGTCACACCTTTGTCCAGCGCACTACGGATCTGCTCGAGGTTACCCGCGCATTCCTGGATAGCCACTTCTGCGGCGGTACGAGAAGTTACGATAGTTTCCCAGTTCATACGGTTTTACCCCAGCCGATTTGTCGAGTGAAGTTGTTGTAGACTTCCTTGAGGTTCTTCATGTCGGCTTGTGCGTAGTTGTGGAACTCAGCACTGAGCTTTTCCATGAAGGTCTTGGCGTCTGCATCTTTGATGAACATCAAGGGCTGAGGGCGACCCTTGCTATCTACCAACGGTTTATGACCATTCTTCTTGGCGTCTGCGATCGACTTCTTCATGGTCTCGATGTCACCCAACACGCCACCGTAGTAGAAGGCGTGCGCACGGTTATGCCATTCGATCAGATTGGTCGCTTGTTTCTGCACAACGATCAGCGCCTGGGACACACTGAAGCAGAACTGGGTAAAGCTTCGCACCTCGATGGTCATTCGCTGATATTCAGTAATCAACTGATGTTCAGTCGGGATAGACTTGAAGTTGAAGAAGTCGTTCATGTCCTTGATCTTTGCAGACTCAGACTTGTCGACGATATTACCGAGTTCTTTCCAGTTGATGCCAGACAGGTCCAGCTCGTTATCGGAGATCTGTTGATAACGTGCGTTCAGGCCCTGGATCGTAGCCATGATCACCGGAATATCTTGAGGAGGCAGCTCCAGCTTTTCGGTGTGGATGGTTTGCTTGAGCTTAGCACGGACTTTGTCGAAGCCCTCGGTCAGTTCTTCGTTGGTAAACTTGAGCTTATACAGCTCTTCGTAAACCTTGCCGACGATCTCACTGATAGGAGCAACGTCCAACCCAGCTTTGACTTCCTGGATAGCTTTGGTAACCCGGTTAACTTCTGGCGAGCTAGCGAGGCTGATAGCTTCACCACGGCTTTTACGAACCATGGTAGCCTTATGCTCGTCAGCGATAACCTTCTTCAGACGACGGACGTTCTGTTCAACCGAGTTACTAGCCTGGCGCAGTTTGGCTACTGCTTGTTGCAACAGAGGGAGAGCAGCACTGAGACCATTAATGGAATCAACGTCTTTGTCCATCTTGCTTTTCAGCAGCATGACCTGGAGCACTGGACTCTTACCAGCAGGCAGTTCACCCAGGTAGTTCTCCACGTTGTACTGACCAACAGGGAAACCCAAACCTTTGAGCGTAGCGGCGAACTCTTCCTTGAGTTCTTCCAGGTTATCGTCGATAGCCTTGGTGATCCTGGCGCTCTTACGGAAGCCGAAGAACGTCTTGACCCCGTCTACCACCCAGTCGATGGCCATACGGATGTACTTGATGATCCCTTCGATTACCACTTGGAATCTGTCAGCGATTGCCGAGAAGAAACCTTCAGCACCAGTGCGGGCGTTACGTTCCGATGGGAAAGGGTCGTAGCTGGATGTGTTGGGTAGGTCCATGAGGCGCGCTACGTCTTTCGACAGCTTGCGCAGCGAGAGTTGTTCAAACCCTTGCATCATGACGGTGCCTTCGTCCTGACCGGTCTCTTTGTAATACTCATCGAGATCGATGCGCTGCTTGCCTTCCCCCGGCTGATAGGAATCAGTAGGAGCTGAATTGCCTACCTGTTTGTAGGAATCCAACTGGGAAGTTGGTTCATCACTCATGGCACGACTCCAGTTCCTTGATCAGGTAACCGACCAGCTCGCTGAAGCCTGGGGCTTTGGAAGCGTCAACTTCGCCTTCCTTGGACCACAGGGTGAACTGCTTGGCGCACGGCAGGCTACCGGTGTTCGCCATGCTGCCGGCGATCAGGTTGATACGGGTAAGGATCGACTGGTGAATGAAACGGCCGTTGATAGGCGAAACGCTGTTCCACTTTTCCAGCTGGTGGTAGAGAACCTTTTCCATGTCGGCCGTGAACACGCCACCAGACTTGAAGGCTACCGCCAAACCAGCACGGATGTAAGCTTCGTTGAGCATGTGGCTTTGTTCTTCTGGACAGAACACACCTTGCTCGGTGTACGCCTTTTTAACTTCCAACACGTGGATGAGATGAGACATTGTTTAGCTCCTTAAGCCAAAGATTTGAGGCGTTCCGCCAGTACAATCATTTCGTTGTTACCCAGGGCTTGGGTGAAATGCTCGAGTTCTTGTTTCTTGAAATCAGCACCAGCAAACATCCAGCCGGCGAAGCGTTTAACGAAGGTACCTTCATACCAAGGCTTGATGGCCTTGTTGATCTCCAACAGCTTCTCGATGTCGGCAACCAATTCAGTACGTTCGTTAGCAGGCATGCCTTTAACTTCTTTCAGCTTAGCGATAAGCTGGCGCACGGCATCTTCGAACCGTCGATGGTTGGAGTTGTACACACCAGAGAAGCCTGGAGTGAAGTACGCCAAGATCAGCGTCAGTACAAAGATGAAGATACCGCCAAGGGCCAACGCAGCACCGGGAATACCCGCAGCCACCATCAGAACCAATTGGGGGAAGAAGAGCGCGCTGGTAAACAGAGTATAAACGATACCGGCGGTGAACATGTCGAGCAGGATGGTAATGCACCCCTGGTCCACCAGAACACCGATAGCAGCGATCACACCTTTGCCGCAGCCCATACGGATAGCGTAAACGTCAGCGATAACTTCGCTAGACATCTGTTCTACACCCAGGGACAGAGCGCGAGTAGTATTCCGCTGGTTGACCAGTTTATTGAAATACATGATCGCAGTATGCTCGTCACTGTTCTGTGCCAGCTCTTGCAATTCAGCTTGTTTGTCCGGACGGAGGTCCATCACTGCACTCATGTCTTGCAGGACCACAACACGTTCTTCAGGCGATGCCTTGCCTTGATAGAAGCGCAGAGCCGCTTTACCGATAACGTTATCGGCAGCAACGGTGAACATCAGCGCACAGCCACCGTAGCAGTGGCCTATCTCGTGAGCAATGGCTCCAGTCAGAATCCCAGCGATCGACACGTTGTACTTTTGAATCTTATCGCTAGGGAAAGTATCCGAAAGGTTAACGTTAATCCGCATGGTGATTGGCAGATCACAGAAGGCACCTTTAACCTTGCCAGTACGGAAATCTACTTCCCCTTTGAACACTTTGTTTTTGTTCTGGACGAACCACTTGTAAAGGGTGGTCTCGGTAGACTTGAGGAGCCCATCCAGCCCAGCGCTGTTGAGTACATGGTTTGGCGAGAAGTAACCGACGTCTACGGAAAGGTTACCCTCTTCGACCAGCTCGATCTTGACGTTACGGAAACCAGTGAATTCTTCAATGATGTCCTTAATGCCCTTAACCGAATCCTTGGAGAGAGTATTGGTGTTATTAATATTGTTTTCCAGGAACCCTGAAAGTTTTACGTAGAAGTCATCACTCTGAAAGTTGATGAATTCCAAACCTTCCCTGGGTTGGGTAAGGAACGACATGGACAGCATAAGAACACACCCCTCATATTTTTAACTGGGTCGCTATGGTTATAGCGCAAAATTCGAGACATAAAATGCAGGCATTTCCATGACTCCGAACATTTCACCCATTGTGGCCAAAGTTTGTAAAAGTGCTGGCTACAGTGAGCACAAATACGACAAAAGCCAAGACCTGTTGTGTGCCAAGATTACCAACATCCACGAGGACGGTAGTCGCTCTAATTCGTTCATCGCAATTAAGAACTATAAGCAACCTTTTTGGATTGTGAAGGACACCCACCGGCACTTCAAACAACACAAGGATTACATCAAAGAGTCGATGGTGCGTGAGTACAACCAACCACGCTGCCGTATCCCTTTTGAGGTCAAGAAACAACTGTACGGGGCTGCTGATAACAAAGCGTCCATGTACGACGTTAAGAAAGAACAGTTCGTGTTTGGTTTGGACCAGACTCCACCTGTACACTTCAAGCGTCGGTTCTTTGAGAAGTATGGTGAGATCCAGGAGAAGGAACCATACACTCTAGCGGCATTCGACGTCGAAGCAGATATGGATGATCCGGAACAACCGATCATCTGTGCTTCGGTAACCATGAAAGATAAGGCTTACTTCGCCGGTGTCCGTGGTTGGTATAAAGAGGACAACGACGAGGACATCCTAGACAAGCTCAAGGAAGCAGAAGAGAAGTACGTCAAGGAACACGTTGAGCGTCGTAACTGCAAGATCGCTTATGAACTGTTTGACACACCTGGTCAAGTAGTAGCCGCCTGTATTGGCAAGTTCCACGAATGGGAACCTGACTGGGTAGCTAGCTGGAACGCAGCATACGACATGGAAGCTTGCGAGAAGGCCTTGATTAAAGAAGGTTATGATCTCGCTGACGTTTACTGTGACCCGCGTGTACCTAGAGAGTTCCGTTCCTACGAATATAACCCTGGGCGTACGCACAAGGTTAAAGAGAACGGTGACCGTACTCCTTTGGAACCGCAAGAGAAGTTCCCGAGTGTGCGTTGCCAGGCTACTTGGAAATGGGCAGATGCCATGTCGGTATATGCTATCAAACGTTTCCCATTCGGCAAGTTGGAAAGCTACTCGCTGGAAGCCATCTCTAACCGTGAAGAAGTTCCTGGTAAGCTGTACACCGATGAAGGTCGTCAATGGGGCAATGGTTCGCCTCAGTGGCACCGGAACATGCAGCGTTACCAGAAGTACTTGTACTCGATCTACAACATCGCGGATAACTGGCCGATTGAAGAGATCAACGAGAAGACCTTCGACTTCACTCTCTCGTTACCAATGCTGCTACGCTACTCGGAGTACTTCAACTTCGTGTCGCAACCTACATTGATCTCGGATACTCTTTCCTTTGTTGCGAAAGAGCACGGTTATGTTTGGGGCAGCACTCCGCCTAAACGTGACACCTACTTCAGTGATCGCCTGCCTACTCTGGGTGACTGGATTGCTCTCCTCGATACTGAGAAGAACGCCAGCCAAGGTAGCTTCCTGTTCGAGGGTCTTCTGGATGTTCAGAGCCAAGGTCGAGGGGCTACTTCTGACTTGGACGTGGAGGGTGCTTACCCAACTGGTACTCTGACTGGTAACGTAAGTAACGCTACCACGATGATGGAAGTGTATCGTATCCAAGGGGCTGATGCCATGCAGCTGCGTGAGATCGCTGTTAACTACGCAAGTAGCCCAGCGGCTAACGCAATCGGTTTGGGCCACGCTCTGTATCGTTTCCCGAAAGTAAGCGATATGGTAGAGGTGTTCGAACGTTGCCTGCGCGAACGTGGTATGGAAGACGTTCTGTACAAACTGCAGAATGCTGAAGCGGCTAATGCTCCTGTGATCGACGAAACACTCAACCCTGACCTGCCAATGGCAGCATAACAGCTATAACCCTACCCAGGCTCCCGAAGGGCCTGGGTAGGGTTATATACACGCTTACAGACCGAACAGAGCGATCAAGTCGCCGTGTACGGTACGCAGACGGTGGTTCGATACTTCGATCAACTTCGCAACTTTCACCGCTTGGTTGACGATAACCCGCAGAACAGCAACTTCTTTCTTGAGCTCTGCTTTGTCCTTACCTTCCTTGGCCTTCTTCATCCGGGCTTCGGTTTGGGTCAGGATGGTTTGCATCTTGCCTTTACGCTGGTTGAACGCTTCACCCAGAGCCTTCATGGCGTCGACGTTGGCCTGAATAGTTTTGCCGAATGCAACAACCTTCGGTACGGTATCCAGGGACAGCGCCTTTTCCAACAGAGGGATGAAGGTGTTGTCTTTAACCAGGATCTTGTCGATCTCGGCTTCCAGCTCGATGTTGAGGTGGGCAACTGGGTGGTCGGCGCTAGCAACGGTGTTAGTAGCCGAGTGGTATTTCTCGTTCTTATCGTCATTGACGATCTTCTGGAAACCACGTTTAGCAGCAACAGCGTTCTTGATACTTTGCTCGACCTTCTGCCGACCCTTCTTGTTCATCTTGGCGATCTTCGCCAGGGCAGCCTTGATGGCAGCGCGAGCCTCTTTTGGAGACTTGGCTTCCTTCAGAGCTTTGGCAGTAGCCTCGTCACCGTTCTCGGAAGCGATAGCAGCCATTTTGCCGGCTTGCTTCTTCGCGTCTTCGTCGGACTGAGTACCATTCTCGGCCGCTTGCGCTTCCTTGTTGTTCTCGTCGACTTCTTTCTTGGTGGTTTCTGCTTCTTCAGCATTGTCACGACCAAAGAAGAAGTTCCACACCGACTTGAACATCTTGACGATCCAGTCCCATGCGGCCTGGATACCACCACCGATGGTGCCAAAGATGCTTTCGTTGCCTTGCAGAGCGTTGAGCGGGATAACACCATTGGCGTACAGCACGCCTTCCAGATAGCGCTGAGAGGCGGTCAGAGAGATGCTCTCACCACCAGCTACCGCATCCATCTGATCGACCGAGTCGTCCAGGGCATCCAGCATTACGTTTACTTCAGGGACATCGGGTACTTCAAAAGTAGCCGGGTCCGGTTCGTAGCTTTCGATGTCGATCATGATGCGCTCTTTTTACTTGGCGGCTACGAGGGAGTTGAAGTACTTGGTAACGTTCTGCTTGCCAACGTTCTTCATGTGCTGAATCACGAAGGCGATGTCGATACGCGACCCCAGGTGATGACGGCTGTTCCAGTTGGTGGCGACCTTGGTCAGGAAGGTAATGTACGCTTCGTAACGGTTGATCGAATCCTGTGGGTACTTACCGGCCAGGCCACGGATGAAGCGCAGGGCATCACCGGAACGGAACAGCTCTTTGTTCTCGATGATTGCACGCACCAGGGCGTCAGTAACCAGCTTGAACTCGTCGTAGTCCAGAGAGGTGGAGTTACCGACGGTTTCCATGAAGGTAACCTGTTCTTCGTGTTGAGCCTTGGTGTCAGCGAAGCCCAGTTCACCGCGCAGGTGTTTCAGGTGCTTGGCCAGGCGAGCCATCATGATGTTGGTAACAGCGGTACCGTTAGCGTTGGTCATGTCGGCGGAAGCAACACGAGCGGCTGGGGTTTCCAGGTTGGCTTCATCGTTAGGCGCGTCAGCCTTGACGATAGGACCGGCCGGAGGAATCGCAGGAGCGGCTGGAGCAGCTTGTTCCTGTTGTTCAGGCTTGTCTTCCTGGCCGTCGACCTTTTCGACCACAGGAGCGATGTACTCGCCTGCTTGGTCTTGTTGTGCGAGACCGGCTTCGACAGCCGAAGCATCTTCGGCTTTAACGATGATCTCGCCTTCTTTGACTGCGAGTTGTGCCATACCGCCAGCAGGACGGGTGGTCTTGCCAGTTACTTCTTTTTCAGTTGCCATGAGAAAAGCCTCGACTATTTCGAAATAGTGAATAAAACCTGATGCTGATCAGCATAAAATACCCCCTACCCTTAACGGGGTAGGGGGTATTTTACTATGCCTACACTTTAATCTGTTTTGGATCGATGCCAGCTTTATTCAAGAGATCCAGTTGATCCTTGGGTAATCCTTGTTGTCTAGCTTGCTGTTCCCGTTTGGCTGCCTCTGCTTTCTCTCGTTTATTAAGTCCTGAACTAACCGCTTCCAAGAATTCGTCCACGACAACGGCAGGGAGAGTCAAGAAATCCTTGGGATCCATGAGCTCCTTCAGTTTGTGGTATCCGTAGTGCTCGCCAATTTGCTCAAGCGACCACGGATGGAAGAAGTCATTCTCAGCAGAGAAGTACCCAATAGACGAGAAGGGAGTTCGAGTCTTCTGGTTGTAGTACTCAAGGTTAAGATCAACCATCATCTTCTCATTGAGTGCTAAAGCCTCGGGAAGCATGTGTTTCGTTGAGCGTCCCAACAACTGCTTGGTAACGCCCTCATGCACCACGCTAAACTCGATCTTCCCTCCCGGACGGACGCGCGCTATTCGGAGAGGGCTTTTGCCTTTGCTTCCAGACTTTCGGTTGCGGCGTTCATCATGAGCAACTGGATATGGGTAAAAAAACTCATGATCGGGTCGATCGGAGTGTACCCCAACTTACGTTCTTTCAGACCTTCCGGATCTTCGAGCTCCGCCTGGTTCTTCTTGCACTTCGGACAGTCGAAGTTCTGAAGGGCGACGAAAGACTTCGACAAGAACGGAGTCTTGTTGATGATGTCTTTGGTCAGTACCAGGTTCAGATACTTGGACTCCTTGATGACCTCCAAGAGACCTTCGTTGAAGTCGTTCTGGTCACGAGCACGATCGCGATCCAGGACAATGTCCTTTTCCTCGCTGTTCGGCGGAGCGATACCAACGAAGAGGTTCACCCAGTGGATGTACTCAGTGGCCCCCAGGTCGGTGTAGAGCATGTTGCGCTGGGTTTCGTACTCTTCTGGATCGATGATCTTGGTACGCAGGTCTGCCAGCATCGGCGAGATACGACCGGAGAAGTAGTCGAAGGTCATGAAAGCGTCTGCCAGCGAAGGCGAGGCCAGTTCCATGTAGATCGACTTGTCTTCGTTGTACACCTTGGCAGTGTCCAGACCGAAGTTGGCCTTCTTGATCAGCGCCAGCGTTTCATCCGCGGTGTAGGTCACCTTGTGGTTGAACAGGTTGGCGTAGATCGCAGACTCTTCATCAGTGTCGTGCCAGTCGCGGTGGTGAACGATCTTTTCCGGATCGACCAGCTGGAAGTCTTTCCAACCACAGCCAGGCGCAGCACAGATCAACTGCATGTGCACACCCTTGTTGGTGTACGCGCGCAGCAATGAGGTGGTCAGTACGTCGATATCCGTCCAGCGGATAATACGAGCCAGCTGGGAGAAGTCACCGATGTCGCTGATGCTCGAGTAAGTGATACGCGAAACGATGAAGTTCCAGATCACTCGGGCGGCGGCAACACGAGCCAGGATCACACTGTTGTTGTTGACTTGGCGGACGTAGCCCTTGATCGCCGTCTTGATGTCGTTGATCAGGTTACCCATTTCCATCTTCGACGGACGGGTGATGATCAGCTTGGTGAACGAGTTGCGCAGTTCGATATCGAACATCAGCTTCCCGTCTTCAGCATTGATCGACCGGCGGCGCATGATCTCGGAGTCTTTCAGGTTCTTGGTGTTGAGGCCTGGTTTACGACCGTTGATGTCGGAGGTAACCAAACCACCGCGGTCACAGACGTTGGAGATGCCTTGCTCACGAATAGCGTTGGAACGCATCTTCACTTCGTCGAGGAACTCGGTGTAGAAGGAGATCATGCGCGAGGCCATCTCTTCTGCATCGTCTACCGTCAGGTCTGGGTAGTTCTTCTCGACAAAAGCTTCCCAATCGAGTTCTTGCTTCTTCGCTGCAGCAGAAAACTGCATCGGATCGGCGTCGGCCATACGGCGCATGGTCATCAACTGGATAAACGGCTGCATCAGCTTGGCCGAGTTATCACGCGATGCTTTGCTGTTGCCCAGGAACACCGTGATATAACCTTGGGCGATCTCGTCTTCAGTGAGTTCGCGAACAAGACACGTCTGAGGAATCAGACGCTTCTTCATGGTGGTGTTTTCGGCGGTGTGCACTTCGTTGAAAGTCGCCGGAGTCACCTGGGGTTTCTGTTCTGCTGGAGCCGCGGCTGGAGCTGGCGCAGCAGCTGCTTCTTCTGCTGGTCGTTGACCGTTAATCTCTTCTGACATCATCAATACCCTTAGTTAATGTCTTTGATGGAGGCGCCTTCGGTGAGCAGCTCTTCCAGATCGCTGGGAGCGTCTTCACCGGCAGGGATGAATTCTTGTTCGGTTTCGTCAGCCGCATCTTCCGGCGCGTCGATCTGAGTCATGGTGCGATACAGGTGCTGGACCTTGTTCAGACGCTGATCGTGCATGCGCATGGCGAAGTCCAGATCTTTCTCACCTGGCTCCATGTGCTCACGGGCGTATTCGTTGATCAGCGCACCGTGTTGCTTGAGGGTCTCGTTGTAGACATCCGGCGCAGTGGTCTTGATCATCTCGACCATGTTGTCCATGTAGTGGACGTAGATATCCGGGAAGTCTTCGAACTTCTGGCCTTCTTCCATGAGGACACGCATGACCATCATGTCTTCAGCGATCTTGACCAGGGCCTCATCGTAGCCTTCCATGCGCTTGCGATCTTCGACAGTCAGTTCGAACTTGCCTTCGCTGGCGAGGATGTCAGCAATTTCGACGGCCGAGTGGATCGGGGCGATCAGGTGGATGGCGTCGAGCATGCCGGTAACGATTTCTTTGTTATCCGGGCCTGCGTCACCACGACCTGGGTTACGAGCCAGTTCACGGTACTTCTCGGCGGTGGCCAGAACACCGTTGGCTGCCACTTCGTCGATCAGTTGCTCCTGAGAAGGCACGTCGTATTTACGATCGAAGCGTGCTACCGAACCGGCGCCAGGTTTCTTGACACGTTTGGCTTTCTTGCGCTTGTCACGTTTGGCGGCCATGCTTTGATTTTTAGTGCCCATGAATGCTATGTTCCTTATCGACCTGTGGTGGAAAAGATATGCTTATTAATGCAGAAGAAGCTGTTTTGGTAGAAGACGACGAAGACCTCGCCGCTTCAATTATCGGTGGTCCGTGGACTCTCTTTAAACAGAGCATCCCTGAACCCCAAGCCAAAATATTGGTCCAGGCGTTTAATTTAATCCTGCTCGCTGATACCACGGCTGGCAAGGAGGACGAACTGGATCCCGATGCGCTGTTGGGTCACCCTACCTCTATGTTGCCGGTAGACGTTAACAACTTGCTGGTTGATGATGCTGTAAGCCTCGTAAACAAGAAAGCGCATATCTACGAGATGCTTATCGACAATACAATGTACTTGCTGCGTAATCTCGGTTTCACATTGGACGAAGATTACGTAACAGCAGAAATGCTGCCATATCTCTGTAAGATAGGGCACTTCTTCTACGAGATGCAAGGCTACCAAGATTTGATCGGTATTGCTGGTGCTTTGGAGTCGCCAGATATCCCTACAGTGGATCGCTTCCTGTTGGTGCTGGAACGTTACTTGGGTGAAGATGCTGATATGACCCCTTACGAGATGCTCATCTCTGACGTCTCGGAAGTCTGCCTGAAGGCTATCAAAGACAGCCTGGAAGGTGAAGACGTCTCTGTTGGTATCCCAGACTCCCTGATTCAACGTGTGAAGGCGAATCTCCTGGTTCTCGAAGGTACCCTAGCTTATAACCACATCCGCTCCAATGGACAGCTTGGGGGCTCTCTGGATAGCTTCCTCAACTTCTTCCATAAAGAGCTGCGCCCACTCCAAGACGAACTGACTGGCGACAACGTACATGCTTACGTCAAGGAACTCATCGGGTTCTATTTGATCAGCGACGTTAACTCCAGCCAGATCAAAGAACGTTTACTTACCACTACATACGAGTTGACAGACGACCACCTGACAATGGTTAAAGTAGAATCCCTTATTAATCAGTTGGTATTCCCTAATGAATAAGTTAGCCTTCCTTAAAGTCTGGCTGGCCAACCAGGGCTACGCAGAGAAAGCCGCAGTTCAATCGGTTATCTCGGTACAGTTCGAAGACGAAGAGTCGGCTGGCGCTTTCAAGCAGGTTCCTTGGGCAGTATATGTAGAAGAGGGCAAGTACCACGTACTGATCGACGGGGTCCCTAACGTTATCGAAGGGGATGTCTCGCGTCCTCTGTTTGTTAACGACGACTACATCGATCTGCCGGGTGACTTCCATCCAGTACTGCGTGGTGCCAAGACCGACACTACCTTCGGGTTACTGTTTTTCAACATCGTCTTGTTCTGGGAAGTCTTCGGTGAGAAGGTCCCGTACATTAACCAGGAGTTCACTACCGGTCTGATTCGTGGCTATTTGTCCGATCTGATGGTAGACAACCCGAAGGAGGGTGAAGAAGTTCCTCCTGGTAAGGCTTCGGTAGACGACTGCATGAAGTTTACCCGCCATTGCAACTTCCTGGAGGGACTGGGAACCTACTTCGTGCGTCCTGGTGGCAATGAGATGCTCACCATCAGTCCTAAGGTGCTTAAGCGTAAAGAAGAGCTCCTGGCTCAGCTTAAGGCTGATGGCAAGATGAACGACCCGGTAGCCGTTACCAAGGCTATTGATGAACTGGTGCAGATGGACCGCGAAGAGATCATGAATGGTCCCGGCGCTACCTTCATCATTAACGATGCGTTCATCAGTAACGCCCGTAAGCGTATGTTCATTGCCTTCGGTATCGAGCCTAAGGGTGATGGCTGGGTATTCCTGCACATGTCTCTTGATGAAGGCATGGACCCTGAGGAGATGGTTGCATACATTAACACCGCTGTTGCTGGTTCGTACTCGCGTTCCATGTCTACTGGTGAAGGTGGTGCTCAGGTTAAGGAAGTACTGAAGCTGGTAGGGCGCCGTAAGGTCGCTGCGGTTGATTGCGGTACCAAGCTGGGTGAACCTATCGAGCTTAACCAATTCAACGCTAAACGCTGGGCTGGTAGCTTCTACATCGTTAATGGTAAGACCGAACCTCTTACCGCAGAAGTGGCCAAGGCAAACATCGGTAAGACCGTCTCTATCCGTACTCCTAACTTCTGTGCTCAAGATGAAGGTAACTTCTGTGCGCAGTGCTGTGGTACCGGGTTGGGTAAACTGGCTAACCGTTTGAGTGCCGAAGTAGTAACCATCCCTACCAAGATGATGTTAGGTCGAATGAAGGCACAACACATTGCTGGCGCCAAGACTACTCGTCTGAATCTGTCTACCGCAATCAAATAGCAAAAAAGAAAGGACCTCCCTCTACTCCTACTCCCAAATGGGAGTAGGAGTAGTAAGGGTTATTGTTTTAACTACGTTGGAAAAACATATCGTTCTGGAAAGACAGGGTTACTGGGTCCAGAAAGTTCCACGGGGTAGGATCATTGTTCAACTCATAATCCTCCAACAGCTTGGCCAAAGTCACATCGGATTTCATATTGGCTACTGACGCCGGGATAATGCAGAACGCTACACGATCTGGGTAATGCATGGCGACAAATTTGAAGCCTTGGGCTACCAGAGGATCTTCGAACACGAATCTCAAGGCAAGTGTTTCCCCGATATCGTTCTTAGCCTCGATAATCTCGATGGCATCGGCCAGCTTAGTACAAATACGCCCGTGGATATCGGAGTTGCATTCGTATTCCTCTTTGGGGAGGAACACACCGCATTCCACGTTGATCTGCTCGATGACCTCTAGGAGATAATCGATACTGACATCGAATTGATGCTCTGGGTATTCTTGGATGCGTTCCTGATCGTCAAGCGTATTCATCGCCCCAGGCTTCCCAGCTGCCAGGATGATCATGATAGCTTCGATGAGGATAAACCCCATGAACTCATCGCTGATATCGCTGTACAGCTCCTCCTTAGCCGCGTGATCCAGTCTGACGACGAAGTTGTGCATTTCCCACTATCCTTCATCCAAATCGATGATCATCGAAAGCCCGACTGTAGTAATCGAGTTAATGCTGAACGTCTTACCCTTGTACGGAATGAGCGTCTTCAAAGCTTCCTGGAAGCCAGGACTCTGCTCATAGTTGGCAAACGATCCATACAGCTCTTGCGCCTCCATCTCGTAGAAACGCTGGATGTCTGCCGGTTTGGTCAGATGTGGTGGCGGGGTCAGGTAATACTCCACCAACTGACGGGCATTGTTCTCAAACGGGGTCGAGGTCATGATCGATCTGACCCGGCCGTCGAGCAACTTCTGAACCAGCCAGTAGTTATGGCATTCCTCAATCCCTGGGGTAGGGATAAAGAGTGTCCCGACTTTAGGTTGCATGGCTGGGAAAACTGGTAGGGTTGCAGTACTCATGCTGAGGTACCTCGTATGTGTAATACGATGACGTTGCCGTAGATGATAACATCCACTTCCCGCGAGTTCACCGACTCGTAGAGGAGGTTGATGTTCTCCTTGTTCAACTCAATGATTAGCTCAAAGAGTTGTGCTGTGGCCTCGTAATAGTTATTGAATTGGCCGATGGGGTCTTGGATAAACCCCCGTGTTTCCTCCCATGTTAAAAAAGCACCGATATTGGTTTCACCATCAGAGTCATACAGGATCTCCTTTAGGGGATCGTAGTACCAAGAATCGTCCGTGGCTTCTTCAGGATCAGCGAAGTCCAACAAGAACTTCTCTAGCGCGACCGCAAGGGCTCTGGTCACAATGTTGCTGTAAGTCCCGACTTCTGGGGCTTGCAGCACTAGGGAGTGGGTCTTTATTTCTTTTGTTTGTCGGCACATGGCGTCTAACTCTACGTTTCGAGCACGATCGTCCCAACACCTGCGTTGATATAAAAAGCGCATACTACCGCCTTATGGAGCCACGCCGCCCTAAAGCAGCGCGAGGTCCGATTGGAGAGTTTTCCAGGTCTTCTGTTTAGCGGCGAAGGCCAACCTGCGTTTCTGCAGGCAATCTCCATGTTTGGGGATGTCCACACAAGCCGGGAAGATAAACCGTGGGGTAATACGTCCACCGAACTTACCGAGCAAATTGCGTAGTCGTCCGATCATCTGTTTATTACGTTGAATAGAGAACACAGTGTGAAAAGATATACAAGTAACCAACCCAGGGATATCTTTACCCGTACCGCAACTACCAGGAGTCGTGATAAGGTTCTCGTGCTCCATGTACTTCTTCGGTGTCTTTTTATCCAACGTACCCAAGAACGTGTCGAAGTCTTCGCCAGGGTATCGCTCCCTGAACTTGTCCCTCATTAATAGACACATCTCCACTAGCGTGAAGAAGAATATGCATTTGGTACCTTCCTCCTTCACGTCTAAGTAGAACATCCGGTACATTTCATCAGCCAGCTCGAAGTAGAAGTCTGTCAACTCCTTACTCTTGAGGATGGATTTCTCCAAGGCGATGTCGTTGTAGCTACCGAACTGTTGGGTTTGAACTTTGAACTTACGTACGTTCATGCTGTACAGGTAAGCGATAATGTCGATGTAGTTCTCCGGGTCAGGTTCTTTAAGCCTGATCTTGATCGGAGCCACAGCGGCATACATCCGGTTAAGGAATGGATCGTCACCTTTAAGCGTAGCCGACAGCATGAAAGTCTTGTGCACGTTGCCGTACATCATCGACAGACACACTTCATGGAACGACTCGTGAGATTCGTCGATAATACGCAGCCCAGGGTTGATATTAGCGATGATCTCGTCGAGGCAAGGTAGATTACCGTCCTTGCGCCGAGCACGCATGTACGTGCTTATACGGGTCGTAGGGAGGATCACAATCTTCGGATTGAGTTTGCCTTCCTTTATAAGCTCTCCCAAACGCGGGAGGTCAGTGAATTCCCAAACCAAGATATCCTTGGCATCCACATCAAACATCTCAGCCAGGTCTTTCTGCCAGATCGGGATATAACGAGGCTGGATAGTAATCAGTGCACGCTTGCCCAACTTCATCATCGCATACAGCGACATGTAAGTCTTACCACCACCGGTAGGAGCGGCGTTAACTTTCAGCGGCCCTGGAGCTAACTGATAGTTGATCCACTCATGTTGGTGCTCGCGAGGCGTGTCGAATTGCTTCTTGATCTTGAACTCTACATCAGCGCCAAAGATCTCTGGCTCTTCTTCTATCTTTACCCGGGCTTTGTTGAACCCGAATGTACCACATAACCGCAACAGATCGTCCAGTACGCTCCTTGGCATCCTGTATTCAGTGCGATCGTTGTTAGTCCGTGCAAACACATGGGTTGGCACCCAGCGCTTCTTACGGCTGTTAGGGATGGCCTCCTGACCATACTTAGTTAGCTCCGCCTTACAGTACTTGCGGAGTAGGTTCTCGAAATCCATGTGGAAATCGAATATTCGGATGTAATTGTTTGCGAGACTGATCGTAGCAACAGAACGCATCTAAGTACCTCTTTGAAACCGTAAGGAAGGGGGTAACCCTCCCTTACGGGAGGTCCCCTTACGACACCGCGTGTTGGAAGAAGGTCTCCAGCGGACTTGGTTGACGATCCTTAACCAGGAAGGTTTTGATGTTGGACAGAACCCCTTGTTGGCCTTCTGCGATCATAAGACCGCCGGCCCCGCGATTCTTGACACACGTCATAAAGTTCTCAAAGTACTTCTCACCACTACCCAACGCCAGCTTGTAGTTGAGCTCAGACGGCTTCTTACAGAGCAAACAAGCCAACATCGTCTCAGCGTGTACGATGTTGATTCCTTTGGTCTCTTGGTTGATGAGAGTCCAGAACTCTCCCAACACTTCCCCGAAGATCTTCGGAGTAACCGGCTGTGCTTTCCAGGTGCTGTTGCGCTTGTTGAAGGTCATGAAGTTTTCTACGCGGCCACGATGCGCGTCCAGACTTTCACGGGTGAAGGGCAGTACGAAGATCGGATCTTTCCAGTTCCAATCCTTGAGATCCACGGCGATGTGTTTCTTGTCCAGGATTTCCCAGCCACGGTCCAGGATGTACTGCAAGAAGCCCAGGGAGAACCGCGAGTTACGCGAGGCCACCGACGTCTGTGCAGAATGCTGCTGGATAGTTTTACCGCCGATCATGATGTCTTCGATCTCGTACTGGAAAGTAACGTCGCTGAAGTACGACAACTTATCCAGGCCGATTTCATCCAACACATCCAGAGAACGGAGGTCGGACAGATCGCGAACAATAGACGAGCGCAGGATCAACCGCGTACCCGGCACACACAGTTCCGACTTGAGGAAGATCTCGTCGCCGTTGGAAGTGATGATGCCACGGTCTCGTGCAGCTGGCTCGAAACGACGAGTTACAGCGTTACGGATGAAGTGCTTGGTAGACAGCATCTTCTGACCGAGTGGGTTACAGATAGTAGTAGCAGCGAACATACCAACGTTGGCATCCCGACGCATGATTGCGTTGTACGGGATACTACCTTTCATGGCGCCGAAACACTTGCCACACGGCATACCATCCACACCTGAGTTACAGAACCCAATAGTGCGGAAGGCGATGGTTTCGCCAGCTTTGATCTTGCGTACGGTTTTGTGGTCAATCAGTTCCAGCTGACCATCTTCCAACAGGCGATGCTTGCCCAGCATTGCCACGGCCATTTCAGTACTGGCGATTCGGATCTCTGCCAGATCATTCGAACCACAGTCATGGGTATGCAGGATACCCTGGATGACCGCTGTAGCCAAGTGAGTCTTCCGGTGGAACCATTCGGAGTCCTTCAAGCCACGGCCGTTAGAGATCAGCGACATCCCGGAGGATTTACCGTCACCCAGCACGTCCGTCTGGTTTACGATACCTTCCGCATAGTTGCTCATGATCGGGTTAGGCAGAATGGTGTTAGGCAGGTCGAATACAGCACCCCGCACAATCGCCAGCTGGTAAGCCTGGTTGATACTAACCCCACCGGTACGGGCCATCAGTGCCACGGTATTGGTGTTGAGGGACTCAGCGGTCTTGATGTACTCGCTGAACAGCTGTTCCCCATCGTCAATACTTACTTCGCAGCTCTGTACCTTATTACGGATATCAACGATACCTGGATCCAGCATGAGTTCGTCAACGCACTCTGCACGAGCAGAAAGAATCGAACGTTCACTCATTACAGTGATCATGTTGTTGAGCTTTGCTTGCCAGGCATGGATCAACCGTTTGACACTGTCCATCTCCAACGGGTCATCGACTTGTGGGCCGACGATACCCAGTACATAGTCCAGCGGGATCTTCAAGGTCTTGTCGTTGTAGACAATGTTCTTGTGCTTCTCATCCCGTGGGGAAGGGATCAGCTCGGAGACGTGGTACGGCACCTCCGGATACTGCCGGTGGATGATCATCCCCTGCCAGGTGAGCATCAGTGCGTACGTATCAGACAAAGCCACGTTGCCTTCGTCGTCAGTTACATCTACAGCTCTTCGATTGTTACGCCAACGCAACACATCCATTTCGGTAAGGTTGGCAAAGTCCCGGAGATTTACTTGCATGCCCATTACTTGTTATCTCCATCTTCAGCCTGTTCGTTCTGAATCATTTCGGCCAGAACGGCATCTTCATCCATACCCATCATCGCTGGATTGAACATACGAACTTCTTCAGTACGGTCAGTCGCCAGTTCTTGACGCAGGCCATAGCCAGAGTCAGATAGCATGCTTGCCGACATCTGTACCGCACCGTTGAGTGAATACTCTTCCGGCTTAACGATCTGATCGATATCGAACGGATCCTCCGCACGGATAATCCGGCGGGTAACACGAGTCCGTAGTTCTGGTGAGTTCGCCAGGGCCAGGTTCTTATTGACCTCTTGTGCACCAGACTGACTGATACTCAAGCGACCTTCAGTTTCACCTTTGTTACGGTTAGGCTTGTTCTGCAAGATGTCCGAGTACTTGTGTACATCGTTTGGCTTGGTCGGCATACCGAATGGGTTAGCCAAAGGCAGCGATTGCGCAGACATGTCAGTGCCGAACTTGTCCAACAGCATCATGTGCTGGTGGGTGATCAGTACCGGGTTGTCGGACATTACTTCTTCGCCCAAGGAGTCAGTGAAGATAACTCGCTCAGGTTTGTACGCGTAGACTTCACGCAATGCACGAATGATCGCTACACCGTACAGCTTGGTGTTACTTACCACATGCACACTGATCTGGGTCTTGGCTACGTGATCCACGTACTCGACGATGGTCGCCGGTTCGAAGATGGTTTCACGCACCATTTCACCAAACTCTGGGAACCCGGTATCGAAGAACTTCAACAGTCTTGCGAATGCCTCTTCGTAATCACCAGCTTTGCGCAGCGCTACAACTTCACGATGCACATGCATGTTAATGAAGTTGATGCTCTGCTCCATGAGCATGGAGAAGATCTGCCGGCGGAATGCAGGAACGTTGTTGATGATCACATCTGCAACGGTACCGTCAGCATAACGCGGGGCCATGTGTTGTGGGATGATCTTAACGATTACCCCTTTGTCACCGTTCATGCCGGTCATCTTGAACTTGACCTTGCCCGGGACCATTTCACGTAGAGTGATGGTCACGTTCCAGTCTTTCAGTTTGACGCGCTTGTTGCCACGGAACAGTGGGTTAACTTTACCCAAGCTACTTTTGGTATAGTTAGCAAAGGCCAGGCGGATGAAAGTATCCAGCTGGTTAGACAGTGGCAGGTCGTTACCGGCGTTAGCACTCAGACGAGTGTTGTACCAGCGGATAACGCTGTTCCACATGTCATTCTGCCGACGCTCGTAGCGATCCATCTGCTTGGTATGGGTCTGCTCGATGTAATCAGTGGACCGGTTATTGCTACGGTCCTTCATGCGCTCACTGAGTACTTCCACCGCCATCACTTCCGAGTTGATCGGAGCGTAGAACAGGATGTCGTGGTTTAGGTCAGGGGTACGCAGGGCACGTTTGGTCAGGGTAGTAAGTGCAGTCTTGCTGTTGCGCTTACGGAAGCCCATGACGATACCGTCAGGACGAATACGTTCGCCCGACTCTGGCAGTACCTTTGGATCATCATCGGAGCCGTTCAGCATCAATGGAACGTAGTCTTCTTCGTTCCAGCTGAAGTTACGTACGTGCTTGAACATGCATTTAAGCTTTTCATAAGCACAGACGTCAGTAATCGCGATACCGTCCTCCTCGTTATAGTGGAACGAGCCTGCACAGACTTTAAGGTCCATGCCGAACATCCACTCCCCGGTCTTACTGATCCGCGGACTATGCCCGAAGACAGTACCTTTAGGGAAACGAGCACCTTTGTCGATCTTGGCCATGATGGCTTGATCGTAAACATATTCAAAACCGATGTATGTGTTCTGGGTGTTGTACTTAGGCAGCTCCAGAATGTCATAAGCGTTCAGCTCATCGTTCTTAAAGAGCAGCCACATTGCACTCCACTTGTCAGTTACGTCACCGCCTACGTTCGGGCTATGCACGTAAAAGACTTCTTCAACGATCATGTTCGATGGTGCTTCAATACGACGGGCACCTTCCGCATACTGGTACTCTGGACCAGCAATGATTTTGCGTTCACTACGTCCTACGGTATCTACCGATTTAGGGATCATGTTGCCGACCATGTACATACGAGTCGGCGAAGAAATCCACGGGAACACTACCAGGTTCGAACACACGCCTTGCAAAGCAGGGTGCATTTCATTCTCGCGCCCCAGATATTGGTACTTAGGGTTATCGCTCAGGTTACCACTCATGCTATCTGACTCCTAATTACAACTGTCATCTAATTGATGATATAGGTTTAAAAATGTATACCCACATTAATAGAGGCGGTTACCATGCCTATCGGTTCCCTGAACAGCAGTGCTAGTAAAGAGATTTTTTATACGCCTCGTTATAAAACGTTGGTAAGATCCTTAAAGGAAATCCTGCTCAAACAAGCGCAGGCTCTACCTATACCTAACCCCAATGACCGTTTTGCCTATCGTTATGATTTTTATCGGCTACTGCGAGAACTGGGTGTACAAAGTCACATGCATTGGACCATTGCTTTTATCAATGGCATCGAAGATCCGTTCAAAGATAACAGCTCCAAGGTCGAGATCTTCAACATTCCGGAAAGTATTGTACTTGCCGCTATATCCCGAAGTAATACACGACAAGGTTAAAAATAACTGAAATCCAGTACTCCCGGCATTAGCCGGGAGTACTGGTACAGTCACGCAATTACCAAACGTACGAACCTGCTGCACCACTATCTTGTACTACCGAGGTAGTACCGGAAGTAGTAGCCGGACCGGAGAAACCGCCACCCATTTGCAGGGCCATCATCATCTGCGGGTTCATGCCTTGCATTGCCAACAGAGCTGGGTTCATCATGCCCATGTTGGCCATACCTGGCATACCCATGCCGGCCATACCCATACCAGGAACTGGGATACCTGGGATACCGCCTACGGCAGCACCTGGGTTTTCAGTACGCATCATCATGGAACCCGACTTGGTGCAGTAGTAGATCACTGGCACGTTGGTCAGGGTGTTGATAGCGTGGTGGATAACCTGGTTGGCATTGTAGTCGATCTCGTAACGGATCCAACGGTCACCGGCCATCATTGCTGGTGGAGTGGTGTTGAAGCCGTTGATGACCGCGCCAGCAGTTTGCTGTTGGTTACCGTTGTTCTGGTTGACGTTATGCTGCTGCGGTTGAGTCACCGAAGAGTTAACCGAGAACATGCTACCCATGCCACTCATCATTTGACTGTGTTGAGCAGTCTCTTCTTGAGTGTTGTGGGTGTTGTAGTCCAACGCCGGGATCTGGTTGTAGATCTCTGGCAGACGCTCCAGGTCTTCAGTCCAGTTCAGATCGATTGGGTAGATACCCAACTTATCGAAGTCGGCACGGAACAGGTTCTGGATACGGTTCAGCTGTTCGGCGATAGCCTCGAAGCAACCGCAGTACGAAACCAGACGAGCCGCGATGGAGTTGGTAGCTTCAGCGACGTACATGTCTGGATCGAGAACCGCTGGCAGGATCACACGGAACAGGTGAGCCGTCAGCTTGAGGGCTGCTCGGGAGATCGAGTAACCGTTCAGCTCTACGGTTTGGTTGTCACCCTGGCCTTCAGACTGGCTCAGACGTTTGACCACTTCGTTGTAGATCGGGAACACCGGCTTGGTCTTGTAGTAGACCCGCTCACCGCTACCGGTACCGCTACGACCCTGGACCTTGGAAACCTTCAGGTGAATGAAGCGGTTGTCTACACCGTTCTCGTCCACTTCCACACGGAAGCGCTGCATGAGGAGTTTGACTTCCTCGATGACCGCCTTCTTGGTGCCCTTGAGCGGTTCGATGATATCCAGAATGCCCTGGTTCCAGTTGCGCTTCTCTTTACCGTTGGCGATGCCGATCAGTACGACTGGATACTTCTTGAACAGCTCCAGCATACGGATGACAGCCATCCGGCGAATGATCTTGAAGATCTCCGTCTCTTTACTGGTGATGTTTTCACAAGCAGGGTGGAAGAACACCTTGTTCATGGTGTCAGTGGAATCGAGAACTTCCGACACTGGCAGATAGACGTTCATGTCATCTACCTTGATTGGGATCTCTTCTTCACCCAACTTGAGCACGATGCGATGATCTGGCTTGATCACACAGCCCCAGGTCATCAACATTTGCTTGTACAGTTTATTCAGATCATTCATGGAAAATTGTCCTTGTTACTTAATAAAGTATTCACGCAGGTTGTTAAGGAAGTTGACGGAGTCAGCGACGCCTGCGTCAGTACCTGCAATGTTCGAGCTAGTGCGAGCGAGGTAATACGTAGCATTAACGTACCGCTGGCAGGTGGCTTGGTCACCGTTGAAGAAGACTTCTACCGAGGTTTCACCAAACAGGTTGCACGTAGCCTTCACACTAACGATGGTGTTGCTATGCTGATAGCCCGTGTTGAACTTGGTGAAGAACTTGTCCTTGAACATCTGCTTGAAGCGTTCAAGGCGGTTGATCGAATACGGATCGCGTTCTACGATCGACATCCATTCACCAGTTACCATTTCCACACCGTCTTCCGACATGGTCCCGTTGAACTCTTGGGAGTTGTTGGTAGCGGCGAATACCACGTGAGTTAGGCCCGCACGGATCAACACGTCAACCGTCAGCATTGCAACTTCTTGTGCTGTGGTTTCGACCATGTTGGTCGCGCCGTAGGCGGTGGAGAACATGGTTTCGTCGATAACCGGGAAACGGTCTTCGTCGAGCAAGTCGATGTTCATCACCTGGGTGAAGTTCTCGAATACTTCGGCGATCTCGCCCAGCTTGAAGCCTTGGAAGCCTACCCAGCTCCAGGTACCAGTTGCAACCGACATTGCTTTGAAGAACGGGTTCTCCGACAGCAACGACTCTTGCATGGTGTTGGAATACAGCGTACCCGCCACGCTATCTTGCACAGCCATACCGAAGTCTTGGTCGTGCAGTACGTTGCCAGCAATCTTCAACAGCTGCTTGGCGTGGTGAGTGGTATCCAGGTTCTGAGTCTTGGAGACCAGTACAGTCTTGCTGAGGTCAGCCGCCACGTTACCGGTGTAACCGCCTTGACGGTTCTCTTCCTCGGTGGAGATATAGCCCAGGACTTCGTTACCGATATCCTGTGGACGCATAGCCCGCAGCTTCTGCTCTTCCAGCGGGTCACCCATCAGGAACTGCGAGGAACTGGTAACCGCAGTCTTGACCATCGGCATTGCATCGAGACCGGTGGTGTTCTCAACGTTCACCGACCAGCAGCGTACTGGGATACACAGAGTGGCCGGATCGATACCGTCCATACGCTGTTCGCCGCCTGCCAGGTAGCACAGTACTACCAGCTCTTCTTCCAGCAATGCGTTCTGTTGCACAGAGAAACGCAGGAGACACAGACCGCGACGCTGGTTGTAAGTGTCTTCAATGTTTACCACACCGCGTGGGTTAACAGTCAGACCCCCTGACTGCCCGGCGATGCCGTTGATAGTGGACTCGACGATACCGCCGTTGGCTGCGTCCATTACCATGCGATCGATGTTCGAGCTCTCCACATTCATGATGTTGTGGCGATGCATGTGCATGTGCACCGGGTTGCCCATACCGATACGAACTTGAGTGAGTACGATGTCTGCCATTGCGCTGTTCCTTACTACTTAACCATTAACTTGTTTTATGAGAGCCATGTATTCGTTCTTGATTTCGTTTTCCACTTCAATCGAGAACAAATCGCCTGCCGTGACTCGGTCATAAATCTCCGGATCGTCCAGCACCCCGTATTCGAGGTTGGACCGCCAAACGCCATTCCCGAATTGGGAAAGGAAACTATCAGCTGCTAACAATGCTTCATTATAACCTCGGTTCTCGCTATTGCGGGACTGTACGTCGCAAATGGAGGCAAGGTAGTTCTTGTCTTCATCGCTAAGCTTAAGCCCTTCCGCCAAGCTCCGGGTACCATTAGGATCATGGATTGCACCCAGAACAGATGGAAGATACTTATAACCTTGTTCACTCAGTTTAACTTGAGCGAGAGCGATGGCCGCCATGAACTGGGTATAGTTGCATGCTTCCCAGATAAATGCCGAAACTACTTCGAAGTAGGTCAGCTCCAGGATACGCACGATGTGGTTGTGCATGTCGAAGTCCCAGTTGATCGGGAGGTTGTCGTAAACCTTCTCCACCAACTTTTCATTCTTGATGCCCAACGCAATGCACTGATACTTGAAACGATCTTTGAAACGTGGTGCGTCGGTTTCATCGAACAGACCGAAGCTGAAGAACTCTGCTTCGGATTCCTGGTCGGAGGATTTAACTTCCTCGGTGATCCCGTACTTGTCATAGTTGGAGCGTTTGTCTTCCTCGTCCGCTCCCGGCCGATCTTCTTTTGGTTTGAAGATCGTGCTGGTCTCATGCTGCTTGACCGCACCGTTGATACTGTTAGCGATGTTCTTGTCGTGTTCCGTTTCCGGAATGACTGCACAGCACAGACGATCGAAGATTGCACTGAACAGTACTTTCTCGATAAACGTCTCGCTGCTACCACCGCCATCGATCTGAGTTGGGATACCGCGCTTGTCAAACGAGAAGCGGAAGTAAGTGTTAAGCTTCTCCCAACCATACAGCCGAGTTATGTACGGATTATTCTTGATCAGCTCGCCGCAAACTACTTCACGGTAGCCGGAGCCCATGGTCTGATCGAAACGATTCAACAGACCGAAGATGATCGGATAAACAGTACGTACTACAAATGCCAACTTCACCAGGTTGACGTAGTCGTTGTCCGTTACTGTAGTTTGTTCTGGATAGTCCCCTTTGCTGGCTGCTTCGCTCAGGTTCTTGGGGATCTTCAGATATTCCGAGTTCTGGATGAACGCGCAATACTTGTCGACGTTTACCAGTTCGAGGATGTCATCGACTATTGGCCGTAACTGATTGATCTCAGTGTTATAGTCGTAGAACTTCCCGCTCTCGACAATGCTGTGCGCTTTGTCATAGAGATGGAACAACTTGATCTTTTGTTCGGTAGTGAATACCGAATCAACATAGTCGTTGAAGCAACTGAAGAGATTGTTCTCTTCTTCAGACTTGTCACGAATTACTTTTTCCAGCTGGACCTTAGCCCGGCCATTGAACAGGATCAACTGGTCGTTAAGGGATACTTCGATCGCCTTAATGCCTTTCTTACCAGTCCTTCGAATATTAATCAAGAACATTTAAACACACCCCATGCTTACATACCGATTAATAATTTAGGTTTGAAATTCTCTTGCTGCGCTATAAGACTAGCCTAAGCGGGGTTACCCCGCTTAGGCTTTTATAGTCCTTTATAAAGCAAAGCCCCTAGTACGAATTATCAGAACGCGATATCGTCGAACTCGTCGTCGAAGCTGGAGTTGTGGTTCGACTGGTTCGGGTTACCTTTGTTCTGGTTGTAACCACCGTTGCCGTTGGCGCCACCGCTGGTGCCTTCACGAGGCTTCTGTGGTTCCCAGCCTTCCAGTTCCATACGGTCGAGGACCATACGGTGGAAGTTGACCCAGGCGCGCAGGTACATGCGCGACATGCAGCCACGGTCTTCGACCACTTCGCCGGCTTCGTTCTTGTACATGATGACCGAGCTATTCGGGCCTTTGAAGCGAGTGGTGACTTTGTAGTCGCCCTTGCTGTAACCCAGGGTGATCTGGCCGGCATCGTCACGAATGATGGTCAGGGTCACTTGGGTGATCGGCGAATCGGACATGCGCGACGCGCCGCCGGTACGAACGAACTGGTGCTTCTTGACGACCAGTTGTTTGGTCTTGAAGTCAGGGTTGTTCGAAGCTTCGAGCAGAGTTTCGAACAGAACGTTGCGGTCGTAAGCGCCCAGCTCTACTTCTTTGTGCGGGGACTTAGCGCCTTCCTTGAAGACACCGTCGCTGATCTTCAGAACGATCTTGCCGGCGTTGGTGACTTCCCACATGAACTGTGCAGGATATTTGCCGCCGTCCATAGGAGCATCCGACGCTGGGTGTGGTTGACGCCAGTCGTTGAGGAAGCTCTTCTTACGAGGTTGTGGAGTTGGACGGCTGTTGTTTTGCTGGTAGCTCATGAGATATCCTTAAAAATTGCGAGTGCCCGTTATAGATTGTATCTACAGTGAGATTACATCTTGTCGGAAGAATGGGTTTCAATGGCTTCTGCAAGCCACTGGTTTTAAAGCATCAACATCAAACCTGCTCGTTCCACCCCTTGAGGAAGAGATGAAATCGAAGAACGTACCCGGGACATTGTCGAAGCGCTAGTCCAATGACTTTCTTCGGCTATTCGCTTCACCACTTCACGTATACCAGCAATGGATGATTTGAAGTTAGTCGAGTTATCTCCAAACACCTGGATGGTCAAACGGTTCAGCGGCATGTTGTACAGGTTCTTTCCGCCAGTGAGTTTCGTATTCCAATCTGGGTAGAGTTTGAGCACCCCCGTATAAGACTCTAAAAGTTTCAACCGAGCTACGCCGTTGGTTTCACACAGATCCACAGGATGGTGTGTCAATACAATGCCATTGCCGCTAAAGACAGGCATACCAACATCGGTCTTAACAATCAACTTCTCATACTTCTTGAAAACGATCTCACAGGTCTTAACAATTGTTTCTTCTAGCTTCTGTTGCTTTTCAGTACCCTTGGTGTGGTCTTTGATATCCGCCTTAGGGTACTTGCTCTTCAAGCCTTTATACGTTGGGTAGTACACCACCATCTTTACCGGTTTACCGTTGCGATGGGTTTCGATGTACTTAGCCAAGAAGGTGATGTCTCCTTCCACATCCTTGGCTAACGCCGTAGCGTTGTACTGCTCACTGTCTTCCTTGTCGTAGCTATCGATAGCGTTCCGTACCAGCGTGCGCAGGTTAAACAGAAGACTGTCGGTATTGGCCAAACTACTAATAGCACCGCCCTCAAGGGCCATGGAGGTGCCTACCGAAATCCCTAATCCACCGGTTGAGCGGCTCATAAGAATTCCTCCAGAATAGCCCGTGCTGCCGCAGGATCGATATTGTGTTTAGCCAACTCCTCTTTAACAGAAGGGGCCTCAAACACCGAATCGGGCAAACTAGCCTTGGTTAAAGAAACACCGTTATACGTTGCAGTGCTGAACAGAGCCTCTTCAAGAATCTCATCCTCATTCTTTTCGTTCTGCGCTTTAAGCGTGAACTGAGGATACTCCTTACTAAGCATGCTGATTACTGGGTTCACCACCATCGCACTACCACCCATCACACGGATGTGGGAATGACGGGGCAAATTGCGCTTCTTAATAAAGGCGTGGATATCAGTAATGAGGTCATCAGCCGTGATCTCGGAATCTACGTTCATGGTGAGATAAGGCAAAGCGCCTTTGTTCTCCCAGAAGTTAGCTTCAAAGTATTCGGTCTTCAGATCGAAGTCGATGCAGTAACCGCCTTTCGGATGTTCTTCACCGTGTTTAGTCCGATCGAAACTACCGGAGGTATACAGTTTACCTTTTTGCACAGGGGTATGGATATGCCCAGCTAAGATGCAATACTTGGTGATGGACTCCCAGCGCTCCAGGTTGTGGCACTTGTGCCGTAACTTTGGCAGTAGCTGGAATTCAAACGCACCGTGGAAGTGGATCTGATCTACCTGCTCCAAACCTGCTTCATTTAATACCTGTACCGCTCGTTCCCAGATTTCATCAGGAGTCAGTGCCCCCATGTTGTCTGGGACGTACATAACCGTCAATCCATCCAAATGCTCGTAGGTCACGATACTCAGGGTATCAATGTAACGAACATCCATGCCCTCAGGGGCTAGGTTAAGGAAGTGTCTAGGTTGTTCCCAGTCGTGGGAAGAAGTACCAGCCAACCACACGATCGTGATGTGCGGGTTGGCTTTGTACGCATATGCCAGGAAGGTCTTTGCCCAATCGAAAACGACGTGGGTGTCGGTATGGGGAAGTTCTACCATACGCTCAAAGAAGTCACCGCCAAAGGTAACCATGTCCACCTTACCCAGATCATGGTCCTTACGCAGGAACACGGTCAGGTTATTCAAGACGTGTCCGGTAGGAGTCGTCTGGTGGAACGTGTGGTGGTCGGAACTCCAAAGCAGCCTAAACATGTAAAACTCCCCAATTCCTTTCTTAGCACTCGAGCGGATCGTAATCCTGGCCGGCAGGAGTGCCGTTACTTTGTGTTGGTTCTGGCGTCGCGACTGCGCCAGTACCGAAGTCCACATCGAACTGGCCTTTAACCAGCTTGTTGATGTGATCCTTCTCTTCTTGTGTTACCGGCTCGTTGCGATGAGCCTTGTACAGGATCGGACGGGCGCGCGACAGATCTTCGGCCTTCACTTGGCCCTGGTTGATGTTGTCCCGGATATAATAGATCTTCTGTTCTACTTCAGGGATAATGTCGTGCTTGGCGTAGTACCAATCGGAAACCAGATCGGTGATGGTCCGTTGCTTGACGTTGGCCAGACTGGCACCGGAGGTCTTGGTCAGGGCAGCGGAAGCCATCGGGTTATCACGCAGCATGCTGTCGGCGGAGATCTGCTTGATAGCCATCTCGATGCTGCGGAACATACGGTACTGCTCTGGACCCATGTTGTTCGAGACCAGTGGCGGGATGATCAACATTGGCTTGTTGTTGGCATCAACCACCATTACCGATTGCAGGCCATCGGCCGACAGTTCCAGCCACTGTTGTACCTTGAAGTAGTTGTGGCCGTGGTAGTTGCCCAGAGCGAAGCCCATCAGCCAGTCTCTGAGGAACTCTTGCTCGTCGATGACGGTTGCCACGTTGAAAGGCACAGTTTCGCCTTTCATGGTCATCATCCGCTTGCCGTCCACTTCGGAAACGGTATAGTCCTTCAGCCAGCCGAAGGATTCTTCAATGATGGCTTGTTTGGTACTGCGTGCTTGTTCAGACATGTTTGAGTCTCTCATCGTCCAGGATACGGTAGTGCTCACCGGTAGTTTCGATTGTGCGCCCTAAATCATAGACTCTGCCGTCACTAATTACTTGAGCGTCGATCTGCACGGTATACAATGACCGGGATTCATTGATGTATTTGAAGGTAACGCGGACAGTACGCTGGGTGAAAAGCTCCCCCAAGTACGAGTCGAATTCTTGCTGTGCCTTCTCTACTAGGGCGTCAGGAGTACGGTTGTATTTCATGAACAGATAATAGAAGCTGGGGACGCTACCCATTATCTTGCCTTGGTTACGACGACTGGTGAACCAGTAAGTGAAATGGCGGGACAGGGCTTCTTCTACTGACTGGATTTCCCAGCCAATGCCCGTCGACATAGTGCCCACACAGAAATTACTCATTACGCAATACCTACCCAGGGATTATCGTAAAATCGCAAAAAAAAATAAAGAAGGTAGACTAAGGGAGGCGAACCTCCCCTAGCTACTAACTACTATTACTCGTCTGCTGGTGGTTCTACTTCAGACGCATCGCGCTTAATGTCGAACAGACCTTTCGCACGGTGGTAGTCCGCCGCATTCCAGGTCTTGTCGATACTGACGATGTCACGGAATGGCAAAGCCTCGCTACCAGTATCCACGTAGTGGCTATGGCTCAAGACGTTCTTCCCGTCGACGTGTTGCAGGTCCAGTACTCCGTGTCTTGCTTTACGGTAGTACGGGTTAGCCGCCCCCACACCTTTGCACATAGCGTGTAGGTCATCGTAGCCTTCGATCTGGCCATCCAGGAATGCCTGCATGTGACCAGGGTTAGCCATGATGTAGTTGGACATCAAGCCACGAGCACCGAGGATACCATCCGCAGTACCCAGGTAACCGATTTCGAAACGACCTACGTATTCACCATCATCTTTGCTGGCGAGACGTTTGCCGAGTTCCCAGGCTCTGGAATTAAGGAAGTTATTGAAACCATCCATAATCTTGGTTGCTTGACTAGCCAACCAGCCCCCAGCGCCCTGCACTGCTTGTACGTTCTGACTGACATACGCTGCGTTCTGTGCCATTTGCTGGTCGGTAAAGCTACCCGACATGGCATAGGCGAACGCATGAGCACTGTTCATTGTTCAGCCTCCCTAATACTAATTATGCTGCGATTGCGTGCGTGTGCATCAGCGTGTTCAGGTTCATCAGGTTAGTAGCAGTTTGACCTGCGTAGTCACCCACCTTGAACGGCGTGTTGCGGTCCAATGTCTGGTGATGACCCCAGCCACCGTATGCCTTGGCCTTGGACTCGTTATCGACCAGTACGACAACATATTCGTTATCGCCGTCGAAGTCAGCGTTCTGCTGCTTAGTGCCCAAGATCGGCAACTTGATACTTTCGTCTTCCAGGTCCCGGTTAACAAAGAACTTGAAGGTACGAAGACTCAGGTATTCGATAGACGGGTTACGACCAGATTGAATCAATGCCTTGCAGTTGTTCTCCATATCGGTGAAGAACTCATCAATCAACGGATCGATGTGATAGGCTGCCTGCTTGATGCGTTGCAGAGCCTTGTACGGCGTATGACCACGACGATACAAGAAACTCTTGATATGGATCTCGAGCATCGAGAGAGCCATCTTCCACGGTACGATCAACTTGTCAGGGTCGATAATGCCGGTTTGGGACGTAATAATAGAACGCCCAGTGAAAGGTAATGAGCCAGAGCCGCAATGTTTACGGTTCAGGCCATGCTTCTCGAACAGCGCTTTCGGGTTGTTGATCCGACGGTACTGTTCAGCCAAAGCTACCAACACTTTACCAACAGTGTCAGCATTCTTCTGTTTCTCTGCCGCTGTCAACGTGTGACAGAGGTTCGACTTCATGGTGTCAACCATAGTCACATACATTGCTGCAGTGATTGGCTGATAGGAGTACGAGAACGTATCCTTACCACTCTTTTCCAGAATCGTGCTATAACGGTTAGGGACCTTCATGTAGTACGGGAAAGCAATATGCTTGTATTTCTCCCATACTTCCATGTAGGTCGGGCCTTCTTTGGTATCCTTGAAGTGGCGACGACCGTTGCCAATCAGGATCCATTCCATCAGCTTATCAGCATTCCGATAGAAGCTGTTGATGTTGATCTCAGTGATCCCGAGTTCATTCAACATATTCTTCAGAACGATACCGGTCATGTTCTTGTGCTTGTCGACATCACGTCGATAATCTTTATCCAAGAAGTACCAAGGTACGCAGACCTTTGGCGAACCGATTGCAATATTGCTAAAGAAGGTAGAGAGGAAGCCGATGTTTACGAAACGCTCTACCCCTTCAGGTGCTTTCAACCAGAGTTTGGTGTCGTCACCTTTGTTCAGGAACTTCTCCGGAGGATCTCCACAAATCTCACAGATCTGCGGACGGTCTTCACGGAGACGGAAGTTACCACGCAAGTTACCACACGAACACTTCGCAATGGTCTCGAACGAATTCCCGGAGAACTCCATACGAGTCAAACGACCCAGCAGATCCCGGTCCTCTTCGAGCTTGAGATCAAGGTCGTTAAGGTAGATCGGTTTCAGCTTACTGGTGTCATGAAGATAGTCGTAATCTTCAAAGTCCGGGTACAACGGTCGCGAATACTGTGGGTCATCAGTCAGCACTCCTCCGAATGGAGCAGCGAACTTAGCCAGGTACGTCATCGGATCTAACGCTTGTTGGCTAAACTGAGTCAGTGCATCAATGGCCCGCTGGTTAGACGGGGTAATAGCAGGCAAGTCCATAAAGAACCCCTAAAAAGCAAAAATAGAAAATAAAGGCTAGGGAGGCGCGAACCCCCCTAGCCTTTAATCCATTAAAGGCCTAGACCTTAGAACAGCGGGTTGAACACGTTGAACAGCTGACCTTGGTTGATCAGCGAGCCGTTCGAGCCAGCACCGGCGGTAGTTGCCAGACCGATACCTGGAGCGAACGCCAGGCGGTTGGTACGGAACGAACCGAGGTTGTTGGCGACGTTCAGCTGGCCGATACCGTCCATAGCCTGAGCCATGGCAGCCATGAAGTCCGGCGCGAAGATCGCGGCGTTGCCGAAGCCGTTGATATGGTTGCGACCGTCGAACAGGGACGAAGATTGCTCGATCCGCAGTTTCTGCGAACGTTGCTTGAAGTCTTCGTTCTGGCCGTTGCCGTAAACGATACCCATGTAGTTTTCGATCGCAGCTTTCGAAGCAACCGAGTTACCAGGCTTGGCGTTGCAGATGAACATTTCATCAACTTCCTGGGTGTTGATGTAACGCTCTTTGTCGTCCTTGCCACCAGGAGTGGTAGCCAGGCCGTTCACCACGATGGTGTTGGTACCGATCAGGATCGGTTTGCCAGGCACCCAGCCGCGCTTGTGTTCGGCGTTGTCGGCGATGATGGCCGAGAACTTGTTCTTCGACATGCTGTCGATCAGGGCAACAACAACCTTGACCGCCGCGGTGTTGTCCTGGGCCATCAGCTTGCGCATGAAGTTGATGATCGGAGCATCCGGACCGTTGGAGATCAGGTTGATCTTGAACACCGCGTGAGCCGACACGTTCTGCTGGATCCAGTTGGTAACGAAGTCGGTGTCGTTGATGTTCTTGTCGTTCAGAGGAGGACGCAGTGCAGGGTTCAGAGCGTTCTGAGCACCTGGCATGTTCTGCACCATCATCTGGATACGAGTTTCCAGACCGGCCAGCGAGCCACGGCCGCCAACGTGAGTCTTACGCAGTGCGTCGGCGAAGACGAACTGGTTGTTGGTGGTCATCAGCGCGTAGAGGCCGAAGAAGAACGGGTACAGACCGCCGTTGTTGTGCATCATCTCGCCAGCAGTAACCTGGTCGATGGTGATTTCAGGACGCAGCGGACGGTAGGTGCCCGGCCAGATCGAGCCCATGTTGAAGCTGTTGCCCATGAAGGCTTTCAGGTTCGACATGTAGTCACCGGACTGCGATTGCAGCAGCATTTGCTGCTGGTACTCTTCGTACGTCACACCGGTCAGGGAGACCGTGGCGGTGGCACGAGCGATTTCGCGGGTGGTGGTTGGGCTGTAGTTCTGGTTGTTGCCGTTGGCGTTCATGGTAGTGACGATCACTTCCATGTTGGCTGGCGACAGGGTCTTGCCGTCGGTCACACGACCTGGGATTGCAACGACACGAGCTTCGGCGCAGTTGTCTTTGCCGTACGGGGTGTTCGGTTCCAGCCATGGGGACGGAATCGCGTAGCCGCGCTCAACGATCTTCTCGGCGCCGTATACCAGCAGCGCTTTTTCCCACTGACGAGCCAGGTACATGGCGATGCTGTGCGGCCAGTCTTTCTGGTCACCCGATTCCGGATGGTTCAGCATTTCCATGTCGACGACGATCAGGTTGATGATCTCGACGTTGGAAACGTTCTGGACGGCAGCGGCGCGCTGGTAGTGCTCTTTCAGGCGATCAGCAAAACCTTTGTTGATCTGAGCGGCCGGGGTGATCGGGATCGATACACGCTGCTGCTGACCGACACCGGTGTTGATGGTGATGTGCTCGGTACCGATCGAGTTGTCACGGTTGGAGAACAGAGCGCCCATGACGTACATGGTCTGGTCGATCACCGCGTACATGCCGAGACCTGGCAGCTGGCTCGAGATGTTCGAGGTCAGGTGTTCGATCTTCGGAACGATCTGACGCTGTTGGGCGTCAGTGGTGGAAGTTTGAATGTTCTTGTAAATCTGATCGTTGAGGACCTCGTAGACCTCAGCAACGATCTTCAGGTTACGGTTATCCGAAACCATGGAGTTCATGCGGAACAGCGCGCCCAGGATGCCGCCGTCAGCAGGAGCCTGCGGTGCTGCGCTACCACCGGCGTTGTTGTCGCCGTTCCAGCCACCGAATTCCTGACCACCTTCTTTATTGAGAGACATACTCTTTTTCCTTTTACTATCTTCGAAGTTAACTGCATCGCTAGCGGAATACCACATTGAAGATAATTCTTCTTTGTGATTCGTTATAGTAATACAGGTTTGAAAAATTCTTGCCTAGTCAAATGCTATAGGCAGAACCCCCAAATCTGCATCACCAAATTATGAAACTGCGTGGGAGTCCCTCCCGGAGTCGCCCCCAGGAGTGTAATTTTCTATAAGATAGAAATATCACTGAGAACTTACCGACATGCATACTCTGACATTTCCCACAGTGGGTAATTTCCAGTACCCAATGAAATACTTCGCAGGTATGGAAAACCTGCGTCGCGTTACCGGCTTCAACGAAAGAGCCTTTCGAGCATACGTAGATCAGAACCCCTTCAACATGGAGAACCAACACCTTCTGGTGGGTATCCTCCAGCAGCTAGCCATCGATCCAGAGTGGGATCTGGATTACGTGATTAGCTACACACGGTTCAGGTCGTATAGCTTGGCAACCGTGTTTAAAATTAACTCGATCAATGGCGTGGGTGAAGTCATCACTGATGGTTTCTACCAAGAGGGCGCCACTGAACTGTGGGGATTGATTGAGCACGATAAGTCTTATCCAATCTCCATTCGTCAGGAAGATCTGCGACCCATCGTACCAGTTTACTCCAATATACTGAAGCGTGGGTATAAACTTACTGTAGAACGAGATCCTAACAGCCAGGCTAATAAAGGCAAGGTCGCCATCATTGGTTTGAACCTGGTGGAACTCGCCATCGGTTGGTGGATGTACATGCGTGAGGATCGGGATCGTGATACGGGGATCTCAGCTTACCTGTGCAAGTATCCTCTTTATTACGCTCAGCTTATACACAACCAAAGCGTGACTGTTAATATGTTGTACGAGTTCTTTGTTAAGGGTACTGCCCTCAAGGACATGTACAGCATGGAGCAAGTTAAGTTCACTACGCTTGGTGAAGACCGTCTATATAAGGAATGGTTTAACTTCCGGGTAGACTTCCTAACCAGTCGTAAGCTGGATGACATCGGCCACTTGATGGCTAGTGTGGATAACTTGTATCGTCGCAACTACTTTAACTACGAGAGTGGTGGGCGGAACAAGCTGTTTGTTCAGACCCGTTGGCTGTGGGAGCCGAATGCTATCAAGTGGTACAGCATTTACTTCGCTATCTTCAACGCTCTAGGACACCCTGTGGGCGACGTTAAAGCTACGCTGCAACGTATCCTCCAAGTAGTGCACAGAAGCTTCGACAAGTGCCCTTCAACTCTATGTAGGGATCATTTCAAAGGGATTTCCCTGGAACTGTCCCAGCTTGTATCTGAAAACAAATAAAAATGGTTTGAAACTATAACTCCTCCTGTCCCCGTTAAGGGACAGGAGGAGTTATTGACTATCAGTGTTCGTCACTCACCAAACGAGTAACCTTGCTGTTAAGGATGTGTAACCCAAGCGACTCGAGAATCGCATAGATCGATTTGAAGTTCTGTTGGATCAGGAGACGAGTGTCTACGATCGGCAGAATCTCTTTTGGGATACCTCCCATGTCTTCGATCATATCCACCGGGATATAAACCGAAGTAAGTTTAGGGCGCGTAGTGATGTACTCTTCGAAGTTCTTGGCGAACGCCGGTTCCTTGTCACGGATCGAATCAAAGTAAGCCTTCATCTTGGTCTTGTTGTGCAATGCAAGGTTAACCTTGTACGCACGATACGGTAGCTCAGGTGCTGCTCCGTACAGAGTAGAGAAGACGTTCTCCCACAACTCGTGGTAATAGTAGATGGACGACTCAGGATTGGTGTAAGCGTTCTCAGCCTTGATACCGTTCTTGGTCAACCAGGTAAAACCACTGTTCTCGATATCGTGGAACAAAGCACGTTCGAGGTCGCCGATCTCTTTCAAGAGTACTGCTGGATCCAGCTGCTTCTTGTTGTAGATCGCGTCCAACACATCCCGCATGAGCTTGTTGGTGAACTCCCGTACTTTAAGTGCGATCTTCACACCCCGTAGGTGAACCCCTTTAAGCTCCAGCTTAGGCTTAGCGTGCAGGATACCTTCGAGCATCAGCTGCATTGCGTAATAGTGTTTCGACATCGACGTAGTTACATACGAGCTGAACAGATACTCGTTCTTCATGTTCAAACGATTGAGGTATCGACGCGATACGTTCATGTTCTTACTGAGACGAGCGTGCTGGTCTACGGCAATACAACGGATGAAGTACGTCAGTGCGGCGTTGAAGCAAATACCACCTTGTTCGTCATCCACATAATCGTTAATGATCATGTCAACCGAGTAGATCATCGAGTCGGTGTCGGAGGTCAATACGTTTTCACGCACGATCTCTTTAACGCTGAAGATACCACTCGGCGGGATGTCTGCTTTCAAGAAGGCTTCAATGAACCGCGCCCACTTGATCTCGAGATCCACGTGATGCTTGTTGAGGAACGCCATCTGATCTTTGTCGGGCTTCTTACCCAACTTGGTGACGATCATGGTCTCGTAGTCAGAGTTAGCCGGCTTAATGCCGTCCTCTGCTTTGAAACCTTCTGGCATCTCGGGGAGTGCACACCAATCGTTGAAGAACCGCTGCATCAGTCCCCGGTTGGTGGTATACAGACCACGAAGGTCCATGGTGCAAAGCAAGATGGTCAGCTCGAGTGGTTTCAAGCCTTCCAGGAACATCCTGATGGCAGCCAAGCTGCTCGGGTTGTTCCAGTAATAACGAGCGCACCGTGTAACCATGTCCATGACTTGGTCAACAGTGGCATGAGCCATGTCGTACTCTTTGATAACTTCCTTGATCAGCTTACGGTTGGAATAAGCCAAAGTACTCAAGAAGAGTTCCATGGTCTTATCGAAACTGAGCAACAACCGGTTACCTGTAATCAGTCGTTCGTTGATCAGGTTAGCGGTGGAGGTTACGGCACGGCAGGTACTGGTCAGGGTAGTGTGACCAGACTTGTTGTACAGCGGCGTACCAGAAGACGACATACCACCCGATTGGGCGTTGTTGAAGATCTTCAGAGCGTTCTGGATTTCATCGAACGCTTTAGCTGCTTCTAGGTCGTTAACTGCAATGGCGTCTTTCTTCTTGCCTTTATACAGCCGACGGAACTCAATGAAGGTATCTGTACCGATTGCGTTAACCGATTGTTCATCGTCAGTGTGCTTGTATGCCACAAACGACGGAGAGAGGATCCAGTTATTCTGTTCTACTGTCTGGAAGAACTCTCGAGCTGGCATTACCGTATTAACACGGTCGCCATACTTGTTCTTTTTGAATACACCAAACTTCGCTTCTTTAAACCCGTTCTCGTTGGGGATAAAGATCTTTTCGCACAACTCCAATACATAGTCGTAGTCGTACCCGTAAAACACACTCAGGTACAATGCTGCCTGTACGTGGTACCCTTTGATGATATCACGATTGGGCTTATACTGTTTCGACAAGAAAGGTGACAGATGCACTTCCTTGGCTGGAGTAAGGTTGGTGACTTGGGCTGTCATTAGGGATGACCTGTTGGAAATACTTAAAAAGGATAACGAGAAAGTACAAAAAATAAAAAGAGCTTTACCAAGCCCCTAACTAATAGGAGGCTTGGTAAAGAGATACAGGGTCAGTCGTTTTCGAACGTGTTGATCGTCCAGCTAACGCCCAAGCCAGCAGCGAAGGTTTCCCATGGAGCACGGAACTCTTCACGCCAGTTAGTCACGTTGATCATTGCCCGGCGCGATTGCACGTACTGGAAGGAGCTGGCGAGGATCCACGGGATACCGATTACTTCCAGTTGCCCGTTGTTGTTAATGATACCGATGTACCCGTAGGCGGTCGGATCGTTAACTTGGTTTACAGCGTCACGGAAATACGGGAACAGCGCCTGGTGTTTGACGTTCAGCTCGGGGTCAATGGCCTTGGCCATGATGTAGTTCATGTCCCCTTCCACTTTCACCTGGGTCTTGCCATCCCCGATAAGTCCGTTACGTACAAATTGAAAGCTGATTACATCCCCTTTCTTGGGGCTAATGTCTGGCATGGTATTCTCCAATCGACTTCGATCAAGATTAGCGGAAGCTTCAAAAGATGGTCGCCGTACCGGGTTACAATACCAGGTCCTCTAGTAATGGTGTATTCCGTTACTTCTTCAAGACTTTGTAGGTCTTGCATGAGGATTTCAACAAAGTCTGCATCGAAGCTGGACTCGACGTTTTCGTTGTCGAACTCCATCATTCTTGCAAACTCAGTGGTGATATGCGCTTGGACTCGCTCGAACTCCAAGAAGCTGAGGTCGTCCTGTTCACCTGCTTGACAGATCAGGTATTGGGTCAGCGCATCGTAATCAATGTGAAGGATACGCTTGAACATGCGCGTTATTCCATATAAAAGAAGACGAAGACTGCGGAGTTAGCATGGAAAGTCAAGTTTTCCAGGTACACCGCCCCGTGGTGCAATACAGAAGATTGCAACAACTGCATGGTCGCCATGTAATCCCGCGTCAGAATCTTGTTGCATTCTTCGATCGGGTGGGTGAAACCTTGGGGGTTAGCCTCAAACGGAATGAGACTAGCCTTTACTCCTACCGCTTCCAGCAACGCCTTGTACGCACCGCCCAACTCTTCCAGGTTGGTGTTAGGTGGGATCTGGATGTTGTGGGTAAAGACCTTCTTTTCTGGTTGTGGTTGGGTCACGGAATGTACTCCAGGACGATCGAATAGGGTTTGATACTAATTCCGATAATCGCACGATCTTCTTGCGAATCATGCACGGAAGTGGCAATAGGTATTAATAGTGGTAAAACTTCAACGACGAACATCTGCTTAGTAAGCTCATCAAGCTCCATCAGCAGTATGGTATCCTTGGTTAGCTCTTCGTGCACATCGTGCTCGTTAGCCAGCCAGATCTTTACTAGGAACGTCAGCAAGGTGATTGTCTCACTCTCGCTTACACCATACTTGTGAAAAACAGATTGAACCATCCCCAGAGGAACAGTTGCTACTTCAGTCTTCAAAGTAAAGCTCCTCAATAGGGGGTTCATCTCTGGGCACCAAGAAATCTCTTTCATCAATGCCCACTAGAACGTTCATATTTGGCATCAGCTTGTAGCCACACCGATACTCGAATGCGGTTTTCGGTATGAGGCAAATCAGCTGGTTGAACAAGTAAACTTTACCATCGTGAATGATGTCATCTGCATCATCATTCAGCAGGTTCTTACGAAACAGGTTCCAGTCGTAATGACGGGTATCAAAACGCACACCTTCTGGAGCGAACTTGAAAGTTTCTTCGATGGTTGCTTCCCAAAGACCTAGCGCCAATTCATTCCAGCGGCTAGGAGGAAGATTGCCGACTATGAGGTTAGCCGTTTCTTCTCTGATCTTTTCGTACAAAACACGGGCGTCGATCTGACAATAGCGGAGATCTAATCCCAGACCCATTATTAGATGATTTGTTGAACTCATTGATTTCATCCATACTTGGTGTATCAGTAATGACGTCCATGATGGATTCCTTTTCAGCTGGTGTGGGGTTCATCTCCCAACCCAGCTTAGTAGCTGTTGCTTCCAGATCCATAGTGAGTGTCGCCGTAACATATGCCAAGCCTACTTCTTTATGCTCGAGCTTAACGACTACACGAGGATCCCAACCGGCTGCTTTAAGGATCCGCTGGATCTTAGCAACGTAGCTGATGAAGACTTTATCCGGAGCTACCATACCAAAGTTATCTTCTGCATAGCAGTAGATATTGTCTTCGATAGTTTCCCGGACTTCTTTATCGGTGGTGTTAACGTAATCAACTGCAGCCTTGATAAACCCTCTGGCAATCTCCAGTCGTACAACCAGAGGCTGAGAACTCTCTAATATGAAATCATTAGCGAGCGCCATTATGTCGATGGTAACCACAGTATTCCCCAGTCAGTAATCAAACGCGATTAATAGATGAACTCGTTCTTTACCTGATGCGGTGATAGTCACGTAAGCATCCCGAGGGATACCTGTAAGCTTGGCAACTATCTGTTCACGGACCCCTTCGAAGTCGTGCCCATGCATGCGGTGATAAATACGTTGTTCGTTGAAGTTAGTAAACCCTTCGTCCATTAAAACAGAAATAACGTCAGTAACGTCTATTTTCCGTTCTAAGAGCTTTTTACCGTCACCAATAGGGCGACCTAGGGTAAACTGCCTTAAATCAATAGAGAAGCTTCTAGGCACCTTCTAGACCCCTTCGTTAAACATAGTATCACAATATGATTGGAAACCAGTGAAAAACAACTATAACCCTAAGGGTAGGAGCTAGCGCTCCTACCCTTAGGTACAGTCACAGCTGTTACAGCAGAACGCCGTTAGCGTCGGCACCAGCGCTCATGTCTTTCTGAGGGACATACACGCCCTGGTTGATCGACTTGCGCTTGGTCAGCTCATCCAGTTGCTCTTGCAGTTTGGCGGTGGTTTCACCGTGGTCGAACAGCATGTGCAGTTGGGTGATCTCGCCTGGCAGGACGGTGTTCTTGGCGAAGACGCCAGTGGAACGCACCACCGCACCTGGGAAGGTAGCGCTGATGTTGTCCTTGTTGTCGAACAGGCTGACGGTAGCAACCGGGGTGGCAGCTTTGTACTTGGTCGGATCATCGTAGAACGAGATGTGCGACAGGACCGGAGGAACACCGTAGAACTTGGAGCAGTTCAGGATGTTGGCCAGGTCGCTGATATCTTGCTCGTCGTTGTCCTGGCTGGCGAACAGGGAGAACAGGGAGATCTTGTTGATGACCTCTTTGTCGATTTGACCGCGAGTCTTCTCTGGAATGTTGCGGAACTCCATGTAACCGATGGTGGAGTTCAGGTAGTTCGGCTGAGCCTGGATCGCCATCGACTGTACGGTACGGATGGAGTTTTCCATTTCGACCTGAGTGGTGTGGTCGGTGATGATTGCCAGTACCACCGAATGGCCGTTCTGCTTCAGCCAGCGGACAACCAGGGTAGCCAGCATGGAGCCCGAACCACCGGCGCCGGAGCAGACCACGACGTTGAAGACGCCAGGGGTGTACTTGTTCATGACGCGTTCAACGAACGGCTGAGCTTCAGCGTAGTTGGTCGACTTGACCTTACCGGAACCCTGGGCCAGTTGTTGTGGATTGCCGGACGCAGGAACACGTTCCAGAGGGATACCCAGTTCTTCGGGCAGACGGTTGTTGCCGGACGCATCGAGAGCGACGTAGGAAGCGTTCTTCACGCGATCAGAAGGGCTGCTGGTCTTCAGCAGTTTGGCGATGTTGATACCAGCGCCGCCACAGACGATGAAGTTCAGTTCTTGCTTAGCAGTCATATCCATACTCTCTTCTACAATTGGTATTACGAAACTGTGGTGAGCAAATCATTTGTGATCTACTACGCCTAAGTAATATAGTTCCAAAAAGTTATTGGGCTACATAACTTGGGCTCTTAGTGAAAATGCAAAAAAGAAAAGACCCTACCTTATCCCCTATTAAAGGAATAAGGTAGGCACCAAGTGGTGTCGGTAAAAGCATGAGTACCAAAGACCGACACCAAGATAGGAACCCCCTTCCCTGATGAATTAAGCCGAACCCTAAAACGACTAAGTTCGGTCTTCAGTATAACATGTTTCCATAGTTGCAAAAAAATAAAGAATAGGCCCCACCCAATACTCCTAGACCAACTGTCAATGACGGCTGGGATCAGAGTATTAGATGAGGGGAGGTTTTCAGTGGCTGCCCTTACGGGGTCGCCCAACCAGTGCAACGAGGCAGACGAAAATACTGGTTGTTGCTTAAGGACCTCCTAACCTAAGCTGGAGCAGCGCAGCAGGTCGAAGATAAAGCAAGGATGGCATCCCCTCAAAGTCATACTGCCGGCCAGGCTGCCTGAACTAAACGAGAGGATACCTGATGAACAAGCAATGGGGTGTGCTTATTCACCTACACGGCCGCTAGACCATGTTTGGAGGGGAGCTGGTCGGACTCGAACCGACGACCTATGGGTGAGGGACTAGTATCACCCACCGCGCTAACCAACTGCGCTACAACTCCCACATTTGGCTCCGTAACCAGGACTCGAACCTGGGACCCACGCATTAACAGTGCGTTGCTCTACCGACTGAGCTATCACGGAAGAAATCTTGACGGTCCAATTCGGACTTTTACCGCACTTACACAAGAGCTTGCGGCTCAAGGGAGCCCGACCGTCCGGGCGCCGAGTGCTTTCTTTACCTACCAGGGTTCCTTGATCAATGGTCCTTTGTAAGTTAATGTGGCAGTCCAGTCAGGAGTCGAACCTGAAACCTACGGCTTTGGAGGCCGTTGCTCTGCCAGTTGAGCTACTGAACCAAATAGGTCCTTCCCGGGAGGGAAGGAAGGGTGCAACCGGGTTTCCTGCTTCAGTGTATATTTCTTTACAAACCTTTTAGCTGGGGGAGGTGGATTTCGGACCCTACCACCATTTCACACGGTACTAGAAAATTCCCGTGTGGAGTTTAAGCTTAACTTACCCCCCGTTTACACTGACGCGATTGCGGCGAGCCGACCTGACCGTCGGCTAATACCAGGATAAAGATCCCGGTTCGTTGCGGCTGTAGGAAGCCGTTGAGAAACCTACAGTCGGAACAAGACAGAGAGTGCACGATTCGAACGTGCGGACCCACATCCCGTAAGTTGCAGATAATGGGTACATCCGGTTTCTACGCCCCAACCACGCCGTGGCTAGGTTAAGCGTACCACCAGACTCCTTAAACCACTCGGACAACTCTCTAGAATATGGCGCGACCAGAGGGACTCGAACCCTCGACCATCCGCGTGACAGGCGGATATTCTAACCGGCTGAACTATGGCCGCGAAAAACTGCTTTGTTACATATGATACAAACACCGAGTAAAAAGTTAAGGAGGGGTGGATTCGGATTGTTACACCCTAGCCCGTCCCCTCCTGTCCTCTGGATCACGTAAACGAGGTGCACCTCCGATACGTGTAAAGAGCCGCCTCAATAAGCTTGTTAGGATCCGGGCCTGCATCCTTGGGAGGACGGAGGGGCGGAAACGAGCAAGGGTAAGCTTATCGTGACTAAGGGCGTTTGACATGGCCCCCATAGGTTTAGCTTAGAGAAACTTGTCATCGTAACTCATCGCATCATAGCAATCCGGCTCCACCTTAAGGTTCCGGATGATCTCTCAAGGAGATTCGGTTTAGGTGTCGAGAAAGCACACCTGTTGTATATAATGGAATTATGCAGTAACCAATTAATTTTTTCTGGTCATCGGCATTATGCTCCAGGTACCATTTTCTTGACTTAATGAAAAAGCTGTACAGTCGCTATAGGAAATCAGCTGACATCCAGCCTGCACAGTTCTGAGTTCGTAGTAATCGAACTCACCGACGCCCAGCTTAAAAATGGGCTTAAACCCGTCTGTAGTGATAAGCCCGTAAATAACACCGGCGGCATGCAGTGTTCCGAGTAAACCATTGTGTCGCGGTTTCTCGGTTATGTGTAGCCAGTACGGTCCTTTTGAGATAAACTCGGCTTCGGTTATTGCGGTCATTACAGAACGGATTACTTCATGGTGTTGCTCAGTGAGGCCACTTCTGTTTGGTATGTTGAAGAATGTCTGTGGTTCGCTACCCTGGATAGACCCGCCATGCAACACACTGCGCATCTCCTCGGACATCCCAGGATAACGGAATGCGGGATCGCGGTCTTCAGGTTTAACTCCAAAAGCTTCACGGAGTGGCTGCATGACCGTCTCTGTTGCTTGTGCGGCAGCTACAGCCCTGGGGATGCCTGTCTCCAGTTCGTGCAGCGTACGGTCGAGCAACAACACCCCTTGGTCGTTGAGAACGATTACGTCACCATCGATGTTGACGTGCCGGCTTTTGTAATCACCCAAAGCCTCTACAACCAAACGTGGCGAACCATTTTCGTTTTTAGGGTATACCCCGAACTGTACCGCCCCGTCAAAGGTAATGATCTTGACCCCTAAATCCGGTCTGATAACCTTTACGATAATGCCCATTATCGCCCAGCCCCTTTCACATGATCTGAGTGAGTGGTGCCCAGGTGCGTGCCGGTATCACTGTACAGTTCTACCCGACCTTCGAAGTCCACGTCGGATTTTTCATCCTTGTTGAAACGCATAAACGGTTTGTGACCAGCGCCTTTGTGGAAAATCACATCCACACAACCTTCTTTGACGATAACTCGTTCCAGGCTGTTGTCTGCCCGATGAATCTTGATAATCAAACCCATGACTACTCTCCTCGAAATACTAAAATGCGCTATAATACCCTACCTACCGCAGTGGTAGGTAGGGTACCACTAAACGTAGACCTTAGGCTGCCTCGCCCTTGGCTTCTTTCTTACCTGGCTTACCTTCGCCCTCGATCTTTTCTTTGGGCTCTTCCACCTTTGGCTTCAGATGCTCAGGACGCACGCTCGGCGCCGCAGGGATTTCCCCGAGTTCGAAAGTGACCACTTCCCCGCCGCTGAACGCATCCAGCTTGTTGGCCACCTTGATAGCGCCTGGGGCGTCTTTACCCACCACCATAGCCGCCATGGCGAAACGCATGCCGCTGCCAGCTGCTACCGGAGGAGGCATAGGCAACAGGAACTGTTCTTCCCCGCGCTTCTCCTTGTTGGCGTAAACGTTCCAGATGAAGCAGTCGTGCTTCTCGGTGATGATGAATGCTTCGAAGTCGAGTTCGTCCAGGTGCTCTACCCGGCTCTTGTAGTCGATGCCCTTGCGCAGATGCTCTTTGATGTAATCAACCGACTTGGCCTGACCACACAAAGCAAAAGCGATTACCTTAACCCCGTTAGCTTCCCAGTACTCAGTAGCATCGTCAGGAGTGTAGATCTTCTTGAAAGCCCCAGGCATCACCATGTTGTGCCCACGAGTAACCTGAGAATCCGATGACAGTTTCTTCCCGTCAAAAGCTATGGTTGTCATTTACGTTGTTTCCTTCCTCGAGTGAACCTGCTGTTTTGTTCAACCTAGCACAGATAAGCAATAAGATAACCTACTAGATTAAAATTACTTCTCCTAGCTCTACCCCAGTAATGTAGATCCTAAATATTCCTAGGTTGCGTAATAAACCCTACCCAAGCCCCTCCAGGAGCTAAGGTATATTAAATAATTATTTTCTTAATTTCAAATACATTCTATAAGGTGTATGTATGTATGTATGTAAGGCGCTACGCGCCTATGGGTACTATGCTAAAGCATATAGAAGCTAGGTCGTCGTCATCTACAAGTAGAAGACTCCTCGTCTAGACATCCCCCCGGAATAGATACTCTCTTCGTTTCATTCGCCTAGGGGCTCATTCCACTACGTTCGCATCTATTCCGTCCCCCCTTCAAAATCTCGAAGGTGAAACGGCAATTAACATAACATATATAAACCTGGTAAAAATATCTTACTTACTAGCTAGGGGTAACACCCTGGTTAGTAGGGGATGCTATAGGCCGTCTTAAAGGTAACTAGACATGAACGCAGTTCAATATGCAATTAACCGCTTGTTCGGTAGTGACATCGATGACTACCTGCTCAAGCTAGCCTTTGAGAAGAACCCCAACACTAACTGGTCTGGTAACTGGTACAACACAGTTAACGCTACCACGGTAGAACAAGGAGTCCTCGAAAAGGTTATCCACCGTACTGTACTCCCTGCGTGTAACGCTCGGGGTGGTAAGACTGAATACATCGACTTGAGCGGTAGCCGTATCCGTGACCTGGGTAACGGCTGTGTTGAAGTCAACGTACCAGATATCGTTACTGGTGGTCGCAAGATCATTTCGGTAGCGGAAGTGTATCTGGGAAGCATGACCTCGGCTACTGGTATGCTGGGGGTAGGCATCAACGACTCGGCTCTCTGTGGCCAGGGTTCGATCTCGGACATGACCCAAAGCTTGCTGGACAGTATCTCGCCTAGCCGGACCATGCCGATCACCTACACCAACCTGCACATGACCGGGCACAACTGCTTTGTTATCTTCGGGCTGAACACCGGCACGTTCTCCATGTCGGCTAAAATGACTTTGGAGTACGACGAAGGCCTAAGCAGTATCTCTACTCGTCACCATGAGCTCTTTGCTGACTTGGTAGAACTCGCTGTTAAAGCGTACATCTTCCGCACCTGCCGTCGCCCTACCAGCGAAGCTATCAAGCGTAGTGGTGTTTCCTTGGATGACATCAAGGACGACATCTCCAACTACCGTGACTCCTGGGAGCAGTACAAGGAGATGGTCAAAACTACCTGGACCCAGGCTATGGCTTGGAGCGACCGCCTGAACGTGACTAACACTATCAGGTCGTCTGTCCCTCGCCGTATGTAAGGAACTACCATGACAGCATTTGTCCCCTTCAGTTGGTTTGAGCCGCTAAGCGACCACGGACCAGGTTGCGTTGATGGCATGGAGGCGCTCTTCAGTGATATCAACTACAAGAGCACCAACGCCATCCTCCCAGTGTGTGAGAAGTTCGGTACTTACTTGGACATCACCCCGCAATGGGCTTTAGCACTGCGCCGCTATGTTTATAACTTCATCACCCGTCGGGTAGGTCTGGTGGATTACCAAGAGTTCTTTGGCAGTCCTTATCTGGGTCTTCAGAAAATTACTTTTACCACTGGCGACCGTAACCTATGGTTCAGTGAAATCTTCGACGTCGATGAAGAAGAGCTGAAAGAGAACCTGCACGAAGTACAGTCCATTCAGAAAGAGTGGAACGTAGTGGGGGATGTGTTCAACATTACCATCCCCTATCTACTGTATCGTGTTCACCATTCCAAGCTGGATGCCAAGACCAAGCATCAGGCCATGGTGGACATCATCTGCATGTACCACTACAAGTGCTTCACCAGCATTATCCACAACGACTACCCCTACCAAGCACGGAAGGAAGTGGTTCTGGAAACCTACAACCGTCTGAGCCTGAAATACGACATCAAGCGTTACGGTAGCTGGCGTGCATTGATCGAGGCTCGTGCTGAGTTCATCATCGACCCCAAGACCGGTATCCACTTCGATGCCTTTGCCAAAATGGACGATGATAAAAAGATCGTCTACATGGTAGGTGACATCCAGAACCGGTTCCGTCGTTTGATCAACGACATCAACAAAGTGTTCCACGAAGTAAAGAACAAGACCAACATTGTCTCCATTGAAGGAGCCAAGGTTAACCTCAAGGATGAGTTGACCATTAAGTCGGTGTCGAAGGAAGTTAGTCAGTACAACTTGTATATCGAACGTATCCTTACCGAGGAGACTTCTTTCTACAAACCTGAACTGATTAACTATGCCTCTTCCGTATTGGAACACCCGAATACCGAGAAGCTAGGGTTCTTGGTGCAGTCGTTCCCTGGGGCCTACAACAACCCCCGAGACAAGCACTGCAAGAAATTTGTGGACGCTGTAATTACCCACATGTTCGAATACCTTCACAGTAACGGCATCAAGAAGACTAACGTCTACGAAGTGCTGGTTCGTCTCCGCGGAGCTTACGGGGCTCCCAAGAGTAAGAACGATACTGTTAAGGACGTTCGTAACTTCGGTGAAGACATCGTCAAGTACCTCACTGGTATCAAGACTCCTCAGACAGTGCAGTCGCTCCGTGCTGGCTTGAGTCTGTATATCGTTCTCCGCATCCTATCCAAAGACTACTACGAGTAAACACACATGAGCATCTCCCAGGTCAAAGTCGAACGCACCAGCGAAACCCACGTGCTGGGTACTGCACAACTGGCCCACTCTAAAGGAACTGAAGAAGTTCATTTCGTGGCGCCGAAGCCAGCAGAAGAAAACTTCGACGGCGAACAAAAACTGGATCACGAAGCCCGTTACTTCTCCAGTCCCCTGATTGCCCGCACCAGCTGGGAAGACCTGTCGAAGAGCGTTGACATCGTGCCCGCCTTTACCGGCCGTAGTCTGACCCTGATGCAAGAGCACCTCGCCAAGAACTTCAAGGCGTAATAGTTCTATACCCTCCTGGCCTTTGCGGGCCAGGAGGGTATAGTCCTTTATGCTGCGCGTTTATGTTGCAGGATGCGTTTGGCCCTTTCGACTTTGGCGTTTTCCAGCAGGGTATCCACGGTCAACAGCTTCGCAGTATCTGGTGGGAGCAGCTTAGACATCTTGTGAATCTCTGCCTCCAGCCTGAGTGCTAGGATGTTGTCGTTGGTCTTCAACAACTCTTCCGTGAGGTTATGAATCCGCAACCGCACGTTCTCGAAGAATTGCATGATGCTTGGATCCACTGGCTTCTCTTCCTTGTTCTTACCGACGTCCAAGAGGTTCTTGGTATCAGTAAGTGCCAGTGCTGCGGTAATGCCGTAGTAAGGCTTGTTACCACCCAGCTTGATGAACCAGTAGGTGAGCAACCAAGCAATTACCAAGTCGTCGTGTTGTTTGCTATCGTGGTCGATCCGGTCGCCCTTAGTCCTTAGGTTGATCAGTTCGTCCGCCAGCTTGTCGTAGTTGATACCGTAACCAGTTACCGCCACTGCTTCCTGAATCAACCCATACAACACTTCACGCGATTTAGCCGTCGTGTTAAAGCCGAACAGGTGTTTGAGTTTCAGGTAAAAGTTCTTGTCGCGGTAGCTGAACTTGGTGTTCTGTACCATCTCCAACTCTTTCTGGTGCAGAGCCGGGTTCTGATACACCTGGTTGTAGATCCGGGTAAATGGATCCATGCCTTTACTAGGCAACAGAATCAACAGACTGTCGATCATGTGGTGGGCGTAGTTACGCTCAATGACCAACACACTGTTCTGCAACACTTGCAGCATATCCACGATAATGGCTGTAACGTCGTCGAGCATGGCCAGAGCATATCGACCTACCCCTACGACTCTACCCGTCTTCATGGAACGGATGATCATGGTGCAGGCGTCTTTGTTAACCGCCGACGAAGTATCCACCCCAATGATGAAGTGGTCGTTGTATTCCTTCTTGCTCATCTCCATGAGCTTTTCTTGTGTAACGAAGAAGTCAACGAACAAACCGCTATTGCGATACTCCTTACTCCAGACCCGATCGCGTTTGACGTTGTTAATGGCTTCCCGCGTCACGTCGTCAAACAGTCGGTTCTCACCATCTTCCACCCACATCAACAACAAGTCGATCTTCGCCTTAGACAGACTAAGGTTCAGTTCGTCAATGGTCTTCTTTACCCAGTCCTTGTTCTTGCCAAGTTGTAGGTAGTTGTAAACCATCGAAACAGCAGGAGCGGTAGTACGTTCTGGGGATGCCTTGATCAAGCGGTCCTTGAGATGGCTCTCGCTGTACGAGTCGAAGAACTTCTCACGCCATTCGGTAGCCGACATGAGTTTCTTGAACATGAAATCGCCACTTGGGTGGAGAGTCGTGTTCGGGGTGGTGATGTACCCAATACCGTATGGGATGCCAGCTTCGCGACAGAGTTCCATTTCCGTCAATGCAGAAGGCATCGCACCGTTGATGATCTCCTCGATCCACTGAATGTAACCTGGTTCGTCGAGGAAGGTAGTGCCTACGGTCAAACCCCGTCCAACGTCGCCAGCGGCATCTTTACCGATCTGTGGTACGTTGATGGTCAGGGTGTTTACCTTGTCGTCACCAAAGGCTTTGTAGTTGAGGTACGTACCTGCGTCTTTGTCCTTGTACGTGGGGTTAACCAAATACGTCGGGATACAACTACGCATCCGTTTAACAGCATCAATGAACTGTGCACGGTTATCACTCTTCAGAGTAATTACGTGGGTCTTGTAACCACGACCATTGATGTACGTCAACCAGAAGTTGATCACCTGCACCGATACAGTGTTGTGGGTAACAATGAAGTCATCCGTTACGTACAGATGTTCTTCGTTATCCACCTCGATGCAAGTACACTCATCGTCACCAGCATAAGTGATACTTTCAACGAACAACTGGTTAGGAGCAGTTACTTCCTTTCCCTTGGTAAAGCGATAGTAGTCGATACCTTCAGGCAGTGTGATTAACACACCGTCTTCGACCTTCTTCGCTGTACCACCCAGACTACGAGCCAGGTATTGGAGTTGCTGTACTATGACCTTGTTGTCCGTCTGGTAGAGCATACCCTGTGGGGTAGCCTCCCCGCGGTCGAGAAACGCCTGCAGCAGCTCCACACGGTCCTTTATAGGACCTTCCAGGTAGTCTTGCGGTACGCCCGGCGATTGACTGATGGTCATCTCATCTTTGTTGGCCATTTGCAGGTAATAGTTATCACCTTCGACGACAAACTTCAGATGTTTAGGCAACTTGGTCATCAAATAACTGACGAGTTTGTCAGTAACGTGACTCAGCTTGATCTTGCCGTCGACATAATGGTTAGCAAACAACAACCCCATCACATATGGACGCATGCTGCGTTTCTGTTGAGGGCCGTCTTCCGGTTCAATCAACGGCAGCTCGATCTTGATACCCTTCTTGATACGGGTAATCATTTGCGCTGTGGAATACTCATCCCAAATCGCATTATCGTTCAACGTGTTGGAATAGTCAGCCACGTTCCACAGGTGTTCGGCGCCAGCGTCAGTAGAACGCCCGTCAGAGCACTTAACTGTGTATAGACGCTTCGTACCCTGGGGGTGGATGCCAATGACCGTGGTGACCTTACCAGAGCGGTCTATGACGTCATCGCCAATACGCAGGTCTTTGATCTTGACCCAGCAGTGCCCTGGTAGTTGATTACCGTTGCGGCTTTTAGCCTTAACCCGCACCTTACTACTGTTACGCTGGAACTTGCCCTGTTGACGAGGCATGATCATGTAAGTGGTAATGTGGTTCAGGTAGTTCCAGATGAAACTGATGTTCCCCCGGTTAGCCTGGAAGAACCGATCACTACGTACCTTACATACTTCCCGCAGGAAGTACCAGAAGTTGGTTCGTGATTCCTCCATGATCCACGCGGTCTGCTCGTTAGTCAGATCTTCAGCGTATGGATCTACCCCTTTCAACATGGGGTTGTTCAATTGCAAGCAGAAGAAGTAGTTCTTAATTCCCTGCTTACGGAAAATCTCAGCGGTACGTAGGAAACTAGTGTTCTTAGTATCCAGGTCCGGCACCGCACGATAACGAGCAAAGTCTTTCAGGAACCGAGCGGTACGGATGCTGTAGAGACTGTCTTCGTTATAGTGCGCCAGCAGTGTTTCGTCGTCCGTACGTGCGTGAGACTCCACACGTTTGATCTGGTCGTCAATCAGAACCTTGGGGAGGTTATGCGCTCCTAGGTAGTTCTGTAGATTTTTCGCCGTCTCGAGTAACTTAGCATACTCCTCATTCACGAGAATTACCCCCAAGCGGTTAAAAAGGTAACTAACCTACCGGGGGATACCCGGTAGGTTAGTTTGTACGTAAGATTTACACAGTAACGATTACACCGGTGGAAGCCAGTTGCAGCTCCTTACCGCTACCATCACGATTCACCCACACAATGTACCAAGTTTTGCCTGGTTGCATGGAGATAGTGATCGGCAGATCCTTGTTCCAGTCAGCCAGAGGGTACAGCCATTTACGGCCATCCTCGTGCATCAGGTAGAAGTGCGTTGGGCTAGGAGCCTTCTCCTCGTTCCAAGTATCGTAACTTGGGTAGACGCCCCAGAACAACGCATTCAGCCAATCCACTTGCTTGGTGAAACCGTTGGTAACGTTGGCCTTACTGCTGGCACCGTTGTTGGTAGCCTTCAGGTTCAGAGCTTGATAGGTAGGCTTGTCGAAGACGAAGCTCACGTCAAACTTCTTACCGGCAGTATTGAGGTCACGGTACAGCACGATCTCGGTGTACTGGACGAACGTAGCACTCACGTAAGTAGGCGCCACGTCCCGCAGGTTGATGTTGAAGATCAAGCTCTGCGCCACACCGTAGGAACTCGGACGCCAGGCAGGGCTTTGATCGTTCATGGTAACCTTGTCGGATACGTCGATGAACGTCTTACGATCCAGGTCATACAGGAAGTGCTGCAGTCGGTAACCGTTGATCGCAGTATCCCATTGCGGGTAGGTGTACAACCGTGGGGCGTAAGCACCATCCACGTTACCTGCTTCCAGGGAATACGTACGACGTTCGAACAGCGGGCTACCAGGACGGGCCTCGTAGAACTGCTCGTTAGGCGACAGCTTGTAGATCAACACCACTTCGTTGGTCTGACCAGGGAAGGTTGGACGGTGTTCCTGCAAACCTTCCAGAACGAACTTCTCACCGTTAACCGGCATTGGTCCAGAAGTAGTACCGTCGCTGTACAGCACCTCAGCACGGAGTTCCAGTGCCAACAGGTTAACGTTGATTGGAACGATGATCTTGCCTGGCTGGTTACTGTTACTGAACCATGGAGCCAACAGACGGATCTCGGTAACGTACTTGATACCAACGCGGTGGTCTTTCATGTACGCCGAATGCTGTACTCGCACCAACTGTCCAGGAGGAATGAAGTTACCCCCTTGGTCGAAGAATGCCAGGAAGCATTGAGTGCCGTTAACCAGCGACTCCTCGTTCTCAGTCACACTGAACTGGCCAGTGGTCTTGATCTCCAGGTTGGTCCGATCCACGATCTCCGCCAAAGGCGTCGGGATCTTGTTGGTCTGCATCACCCCACCCTGGTCATACACCGCGGAGATAATCTTTCCTTCATCGCCTGGGGTATTACCTTTGTAGAGCAATGCGTAAGCAGCACCCGGCCGCATGATGGTCGCGTCGACACGAGCCACGTTTGGACGCACACTGAAGTCAACAGCCAACAGTGCCTCGCCAAGCATTGGACCGCCCTTAATGCCGAACACCCAATCCTGCTCGAGGACGTTCTCATCATTAGGGTTGTTGTTCTGCCAAGGCACCAAGGTAGCTTTGAGGGTACCCTCGTAGTCCACTTTGGCACAGCGATACCAATAACCTCGATCAACGTCGAGAATCAACTGGTTCTCGAAAGGAACCACGTAGTTATCTTTTTCCGAAACGTCGTGGATATCAGGGTTGTACATATCCTCAATATAGAGGATAGTCCGGCGCTCTCCTTGGTTGCGTTGTGTGGGGGCAAGTGCCGCCACCGCGCCCGTGGCGGAGCTGTTCGGTTTACTATCGAACATTATCGTTTACCTCGTAATGCCCTTCAATAGAGCAAACGGAATTAAGGAAAAGGTCATTCGCCTTACGGATGAACACGAACTCTTTAGCGGTTACCACAGGAACATTGAAGTTCGCGTATGGCATGATCGCAAAGTAACGCAGGTCGTATTCCAAGATGACCGGGTCATACTTCAACCACCAGATGTAGTTCTTGACCAAGTCCTTCACTTGTTGATCGCTGAAAGTAGTTTCCCCTTCCCCGAAATCAGGAACAACCAGCAACCGGTTAAGGATTGCGTTGGTGACTACGTTCAAGAATGGACTGTACAGACGGTACTTGTCTTGCAGGTTAGGTACTACTGGAGTACCACGGCCCACAGGACGCACCGGAGTCCCTTGCTCGTAGAGGATCTCTTCTGCGTTGTTACGAGGCTTCGGCAGATACTCGGTCAGGTAATCGCTCACCCGCTGGTCGGTCTCCCGGCTGCGCTTGCGCATTGGGAAACTCTTGAAATCCTCTACCCATTTAACCGGGCAGTAGATATGCTTGACACAGTACGGACGACCGTTCAATTCACCCCACTGATCATCTGGTACTTCGCGCTCAGCGCGGGGTACTTCGTCGGTCAGGTAAAGGGCTCCATTAATAACTGTACGAGTAACTCGATCACCGCGCAAGTTATAACGATCGAAGCGGCCAATAACCCCGCCGTCCACGAACCCAAGCTCGGTGTCAGCGTTAGGTCTAACCAAATTATCGTAGAAACCATGCGCTCGTACAGTGATCTCTTGTGCCCCATCGACAATAAACTCCTTATTGTTAATGTAGCAATATTGGTTATCCCAAACCCAGTCCACGTTCTCGATGAGCGGATGACCATTCAACCACAGGTCCACTTCCGCGAAACTGTAGGGGAAGATCTGCCCACCACCGGCATAGATCTCAGTAAGAGCAAAGGCCAAACTGTGATCGATGTGCTCCAGGGTAAAGGTGTACGCCAGGGTCTTCTTGTTGGTTGCCAAGATCCCCCGTTGGTTAACACGGTCCAGCCCTTTCCAGGAAACCCGGCCATTGGAGATAACGTAAATCTTGTCATCCCCGGTAACGTCCTTCCACGGACCAACGATCTTCTTCAGATCGATGTTGTAGTCGGATACGTAAACCCGCAGGTCGTAAGTAGAGCTAACCACAGTATCCACGTTGGTTACCGTGATATCCACCGTTCGACCGAAGTGACCGATAGTGAACTCCACCAGCTTACAGTTGGTATGCACCGGACTGTAGTACCGTGCATTGGTCTGGTTGTAGTAACCAACCAACTTACCGTTCTCGTCGTGTTCCCATGCCGTGCATTTCTCACGGTAGGTTTCTGGGATCTCCACCCCACGACCACCCAAGAGGTATTCTGCTCGGATAGGGGTTTCGCTCAGCACACGAGTAGCAGCGTTGTAACCGATGGCTGGGTTAGCCTTAGCCCGAGTGATCTCCCGATACTGCAACCGGGTAAAGCTCAGTACCGAACCAGACTCCAGGCCATTAGCCGTCCACTCAGGCACCAGAGCACGAGGACCGGTCATGGCACGGAGGATATCCGCATCAGGCATGCGGTACAGATAACGGAGACGCTGGTGGTCATGAGGCCACTGGTATTCCCAATCGCTCTTACGCACCAGTACCGTGATCTGAATATCATCTACCTTGGCCAGGTCCGGATGATAGGTAGCTGCGTTCTGAATGAACTCGTCGGCAATCGCCACGTCACAGTGAGTCAACTGGCGTACAGCGGTAGCATCGTTTCGAGGCAACAACAGACCACGGTTGTTACGTGCAGTCAGGTAATAGTCGTTGTCGTCGAAGTAGCGAATGGTGAAATCACCCTTGACCTTAGGCGGATGGATAATCAGCTTACGCTTCTTGTCCAGATCCGAATGGAAGTCTTTCAGGTTCTTGTACGCGTAAGTCTCTACCCGCACTACCGAAGGATCGTGCCAGATCTCAACGATGTCACCTTGCGCCAACCCAGGAATAACGTTAGGAGCTCCTTTAAAGAAAGCCCCGTTATGGAACACCCCGGTGTAACCAGGCTTGGCCTTCAACCAGGTGTAACGGCTCATGAAGATAGCCATTTCATTCTGGTTAGCGTAAGTCATGGTTTCGTAGACAAACGGGTTATCGTCGTCTTCGCTGTGCTCCCACTTGTCCACTGGACTGCTAGGAGTGTAGCAACGGAACCACATTTCTTGGCTGTAGGGGATGGTGTATTGCTTGAACTTCTCGAAAGCAATCAGCACCAAACCGTCGTAGGTGTGCATGACCCAAGCATGGCTTCGGCTGTACATCGACCCTTTAGCGTTGTAGAGATCCAGTTGGACCCCACGCTTACGACACAACCGCCCCAGGTTAACCCAACGGTCCAGTGGGTTCTTACCGAGCACACTGTTCTTGAAGTTCCAGTAACCAGGAACCAGGCCAGCCGCACTGAACACGTGGAAAGTACGATCTTCCCGTGGCAATGCGCGCCAGCGATTCATGTAACTGTAGTTCTGGACCACGCCTGCGTCAGGAGTAACCCGTACCAACTTAACTTGATATTGTCCGTTTTCCTCTGGGTTACCCCAGATATGACTTTGCGCATACTCCACCAACGGAGTGCCGTCTTCTGGACTTCTTTGGCTCATCCGGTTCACCCATTGAGGTCGTAGGTATAATCGATCTTGAGTTCAAAGGTTTTCAAAATGTCCTTGTTGTACTTGGGATCCAGCGCCAAGCCGAGAGGAGTTTTGTTGTAGCCTTTAAATACGATCGCCCCATAAACAAATGCAGTAAACAAACAAGGTGCCTCAGTAGCAGCACCAACCACATGACGACCCAGGGCAGCGAAAGTAAAGCCACTGACCAAATGCAGGAAGTCTTTGAAACTAACAGTCTTCAACTTGTACAAGGTTGGGTTTTCGATAATCGCCTTGTGCAGTTCTACCATTGTCGGTAGACGGCCCAGGTCTTCGATAACACCCAACACGAAACCTTTATCAGTACCGAAGATCTCACGGACCACGTTAACGGTCACCAATTCGAGATCGGAGTTAACCGGTTCTTCCAACCCGATGAAGTAGTAGGCCAGCAACACCTTGAGGGTGAGTGCCTCTTCACTTGCCATTGGGTTACGACCGATCATGCTGCTGCTACCCAGGTTACCCCGGTTAATGATCAGACTACCCAACGAATCGGCAAAAGCTTTAGTAGCGACGTTACGTGCTTGCTTCAGCGGAGTCAGATTACCCGTCGCCACGTCTTGCTGCAAGAACGCTGTTAGCTTCATTACAGTCATTTCGTTGGAGTTAGTAACCTGATTGTTGCTCTCATTACGGTAAGGACGCTCGTCATATACCGTAATCATCTTCCGGTTGTACGCTTGGAACGTCAACGGGAAAGCGAAGACTTCGATGGGCAACTTATTTTCGTGAGTGATCACGAACACCCCGTCTTTCTTGGTCGGGGTAAGACTTTGACTGATGTGCAAGGCCTGAATGGTGGCCTCTACTTTGTTAGCCACGCGGTATGGCTTTCCAAAAGTAGTGTTGTACGCGTCGATTTGCATCGCTGAACCTCATCGAAATAATATGTTATGTGCCAGTGATAAAACACACTGAACGGCCCATAAAGGCTTGCATACGATTGTTTTAGGACCCCCTTCCGAACGTTCAAGAGGTTCAACATGACTAGTCTTACTAGCATCGTCCCGGGGAAGGTGGATAACCGGGGGATCAACGATGTCTCGATTCCCGATTATACCCCTGCCCAGACAACTCGTCCGCTTCACGCGCCCGTCATCCATGGTGTTTTCCCGAAGGGTCAACTGGCTGACGTAAACGGCATTGTCTGGGTTAATACCAGCCAAGTCGGTGCGGTGTTCGGCGACATTACCGATCCATCTTCCGCTTTCTACTCTCCGACCTCGATCCTGATTCAACGGCTCGTCGCCGGTGGCCAGGCCAGCATCGGCATTCGTCGCTTGTCGGCGAACAACGTAGTAGCGCGTACCGCTCTGTCGGCCTTCGTTAAGAAGGTTACCGTACAGGATTACCAGCGTGACATCACTGGTAAGTTCGTGCGTGACGCTCAAGGCGATCTCGTACCTAACGAAGGGGTTACCTTCCAAGGTCTGGAAATCGAGATCAAAGTCGACCCTGAAGCCAAAACCAAAGGCGTTGGCGAACTGATTCGTCGTAAGATCGCTGGCACTCCACCAGACGGTCAAGACCCAGGTACTCCGGACATCGAAGTGTTCCCACTCTTCGACGGTATCGGCGGTGTGGGCGACGAGTACAACAAAGGCGGCATGAACTTCGGTGTGGACAACCGCGCCTTCCAGTTCGGCGAAATCGCTGATTTCGTTAAAGCCACCGGCGTGTACCCCTTCAATCTGCGTCAGTTCACTGACACCGACAAGGGCAAGCGTAACTACGCCAAGACTCCTCGTGGTCGTGAGACCGTTGAAGCGACCCTGTTCGACGCCCTGTATCAGAGCACTCGTTACAACCTGAAGCGTGCCTTCGGTGAGTTCACTGGTACTAACGTCAACCGCAAGGTTGTTCCGATCCCAGCTCCGTACTCCGGTGTCCACGTGTACCAGGAATCGATCACGGCCCTGTGCCAGTCGCTGTACGCGATCGAATCCCAGCACAACGACAACCTGGTCGAAGTTTCGGTTATGCCGTATCGCCAGATGAACCCGTTCACCTGCGTCGACCACAACGGTGCTCCTTATTACGCCATCACTACCCCTGACACTGTCAACTGGGATCTGTCGGCGGCAATCAAGATCACTGGCGGTATCTCGCCGTTCTTCGACAACGAAGGCAAACTGCCGGACTACGTGACCAAGTCGGAAGTGGACGATCCGTTCAACGTTCTGACCAACGTCAAGTTCCCGGTGACTCGTGACGAAGCCTGGCAGGTGCAGAACAACCTGATCGCCAGCGATCTGGAAGTTTACGTTGACAGCATCGAAACTGCCAACTACACCCGTAACCGCCAATCGTTCTTCTGGGACATCGGTTACTCGCAGGACGTCAAGGATCAGGCAGTTCGTCTGCTGGGTAGCCGTAAGGATATCCTGGTAATCCCGTGCGCCACTATCTGGCGTCCAGGCAAGACCAACAATGTAGAACAGCTGTACTCGCGTTCGGCCCAACTGAACAACCAAGTACGCATGTTCCCTGAGTCCGAGTTCTGGGGTACCCCGTCGACTCGTTCGTCGATCAACCTGATCGAGGCTTACGCCATCGATGAACCGCTGGGTGAAGTTTACTCGGCCAACATCGACCTGGCTTACGCCTACGCGCTGTTCGCTGGTAACGCACAGGGTATCATCGTGCCTTCGGCTTCGCCGTCGCATGCTGACAACCGTATCCTGCGTACCATGCACTCGCCGAACATCGAGTTCGAGGGTGACGTGCAATCGGCTGAGAACTTCAACCGTGGTTGCATCACCCTGCGTCCGTACGACTCGGGCGAACGCCTGTACCGTCCGGCGCTGGTAACCGTCTACCCTAACGTAGACTCGGTCCTCAAAGACCAGGTTACTGCCTTCCTGTGCGTCTGCATCGAGAAGATCTGCCAAGATGAGTGGAACCGTGTATGCGGTGACACCAACCTGTCGGCAGCGAACTACGTGTCGGTGTTCAAGGATAGCGCAGAGCGTCAGTGTCGTGACCGCCTCGGTTCGCTGGCACGCAACATCCGCGTTGAACCTTCCTACTCGGAAGGCTCGGTAGGCAGCAAAGCAATCCTGAACACTCGTGTTCATGCCTACTTCAACAAGGGCAAATACCAAATGACGCTGGATCTCTTCGCCCACAACGAAGAAGAACTGGCTAACGCCTAAGGAGGGTGAGTAATCATGGCTGCTGATTCCAATCTGCCGCACCGGACCAGTGAGACGCTCCTCCCTGTGAGCGACCCATTCGTCCAGGCTATGGACATCGGGGACCGTCCCGTCATCAACCCTGCAGAGGGTGGACAGTACGGCTGGGCTGGTAACGTATTCGAGTACGTTTCCACCCAACCCCACGTTTCCCAACAAGCGTTCTGCATCGTGTTGTCGACTCCAGCCGGGTTCTCCCGGCTGCCAGCCGGCGACCAGCTGCACTCGCTGTGCAAATCGTTCTTCGAGAACCGCACGCGTATCTTCGACGGTCTGTCCGACCAAACGCAGATCAGCTTCGCTGACATGCGCTGGACCGGTCACCGGATGGCGATCGCTGTTGGTGCTCAGCGTACCCTGGGTGCTGTGACCCACACCGGTTACGACGTCGAAGGTGAACCATTCACC